CAATGCCGTGGTTGTGTGCGGCTTGTGCCATGATAAGAGTGATTAGCGATTTTCCTTTTTTCGCTTCACCCACAAAAGTGACAAGTTGCTGAGGCCGAAGACCAGCAGTGATCCGATCAAGACCAAGGAACCCCGTTGGAATGCCACGAAGACCGTTCGGAGTGTTACGCATTTCTTCATATTTTGCTAGACGTCCTTCCCATGATTGTGTGAGGTCAATGTCTCGGAGGCGTGCAACTTCCACTGAGGCTTTTTGCAAACCTTCCGAGAGTTTCTTAAATGCAGTTTCTGTCTCATTGTTGTTAAGAGCAGGCAATGCAGATGTGATGGCGTCAACAAGGTGCTGTTGTTTGTAAGCAACATAGATTTCATCAATGAGTGCAGCAAATGGTTCATTCTCTGCATTGAGAAGACGAGTGTCACCGTATTCTTGTTTGAAAACTCGTGGAGATGGAATGGTTGCGTACTCACGCCAATAGTTGAGAACCCACAACCAAACGTCTGACCATTCACCACTGAAGTGCTCGGGACGTAAACCTGAATCAATGACTTCGCTGAGGTCAGCAGTTTGAATAACCTTGCTGATGAGGAGATGTTCAGTTGATGCCATTTAGAGTACCCAAGCGCTTGTAGAGGATGTGACTGTCGCACGAATACCTAACACTGCTGCTTGGTCTTGGTGTGGAACAAAGATTGTACGGACGGATCTCTTGAAACGCAAGTCATATTCAAGATCTCCAAAAGTTTTGTAGTAGAGAACAGGAAGAGACATTCCTTTACGCTGTAGCCAGTTATCCACAGCCTCAACTGCGTCTTCATGTAGGAATGTGTAGACCTCTGCACCAATACCTAAACGATGTGTTGTGTCGTAAAGAGCCTTCAATGGAAGATCATGTGGTGTCCAAAGATTCAACACTCGGTTCCAATTGTTGCGGTTTTTGTGTAGAGCGCTACCAATTGCTTTTAAACCTTCAGGTGGACTAGCCAAGAGGTCTTCAAAAATAACACCATAGCCAACGTCATCAAATGACTGAATGTCATTCTTAAACATTAAAAGTCACAGTTAAAAAGAGTGTGTGGAGTACTGCGAGCAGTTAAGCGTTCGTGGGAAGCACAAATGTCCCTTGAGTTAAAACGACTCAAGATAGTTGTACATTCTGGGTAAGCACAGATGCGTTGTCCTTCAACTACAACTACAACTGCACGTTTGCGTCGTTGACGGCTTCTGAGATTGCGCCGATCCATTTGCTCACGTGTCTTTGGTGGGCGTACTTTACTTGGCATTATTGTTGTGCCCTGTAGTCGTCGCCTGTGATGTGTATCAAATAACAAGATTCACGAATGATGGATTGCACACGGCTGGTGTACAACACAGACAATTTATCAGGGTTGATGTCTGTTGTAAAGATGGTCGGTAACTGCATGTCATAACGTGATTCAATCATGCTGGAAACTGTCTTTGCCATGTAGTCAGTCAAGCGGTCTGCGTTCAAGTTATCAATTACGACAACGTCATAAACACGTCGGACATACTTAAGCAAGTTGGCGTCACCGTACATGTCAGGAAGTTCATTGTCATTGTTACGAGCGTCATGAACCATCTCAACGTAGATGTCGTAAGAAAGAAAGAGTCCACTCAACTCGTGTTTTGTAACTGCTTCTTTTAAAGCAGACACGGCTAGGTGTGTTTTACCTAAACCTGTTTTGCCATGGATATATAAACCCATGCCGTCTTCCATACGCTTGTCAATGTTGCCTGCCCACTTGCTAACAGCATTGCTGAAGGGTTCGGATGCCTCTGTGGTCTCAAAAGAATTGAACGAGCAATTCTTATAACGAGGTGGAAGGCGCAAGTTACGTAAGCGCTCCTCTGTAGAACGATTGCGCCAGTATTTAGAACTCTTCCAGTCAGTCATGTGTATCCGTTTTGTGAGGGGGTAACGATGATACCGCACAAGGGTGAGTTAAGTATGCATCTGCGTATAAGAAATAAATATCACAAAGCACACAATGAATAGTGGCTTTAACCTTCCGAGAGTCGTGGGTCAATTGATGGGGTTGCTGTATCAATGTCTTCATGTTTTGTTGCATCCTTTGCATATTTGTCTAAGTTCGCTAGAAAGGCTCTCCACGGTGCTACTTCCACTGGTAACGGTCTCCGTGTTATGTCTCTTGCGAAGGCCATGATCATGGCATGTATCTGTTCATGTGTAAAGCCTCGTTGTGTAAGTTTGGCAAAGCCCTTCATAAGTGCGGGAGCGTTGACCGTGGCGGTGATTCTGTCCATGGCTTCGGTGGGCATGTTGTCACGAAAGAAGTAGACCAGAGCCGAGCGGGAGTTCCCCTTCGGGATGTGTATCTCTGGCTGACGGTCGGGGTCTGAGCCTAACCCTGTGCCCCAGTCATCAATCTGCTTCTTCATTTACCAACCTCCAATCAATATTCACTTTAGAAATTTCCCCTTTCTTGATTCTTTTACTCTTGATATTTACTCTTGATTGGGTGTCACTGGTGACACTACTAGTGGTGTCTCCCGTGACACTACCTAGTGTCTCCAGAGTCACTACTAGTGGTGACTCGTGTGTCACCATTGGGTTGTTAAAATTGACGTAGTAGCGGTTCGTCAGGTTCTTATTATTCTTCGTTCGTTGCTGTTTTACGATCAGCCCAATCTCCTCTAGGCGCTTGATAGAGCGGATCACTGTTCGTCTGTCACACCCCATCTGCTCTGCGATGTGCTGGTAAGAGGTTGTCAGTTCCTGGGTATCTGGGTGCAGGTACTGGAGGAAGTGATTCAGTACGGCATGCGAAATATAGTCCGTTGCAATGTAAGGGAGCACCCACCTCGGAACGGGAAGAAATGGTCCACTTAACCTATTATTTCGTGCCATTAATTACGCTCCTCAGGTTGTTCAACATTGGGTTGCCCATGCTACACTGTCCACACCACTATACGGCACCATCACTTAACTTGGTGCTGTATAGTGATGATAAGCGTTAGGGGGAGGGCAACCTCCTCAGGGTTTACAGAGCGCAGGTCTTTCCCTCCTTTCAACCTGCGTCCGTGTCAAACTAGCCCTCCTCCTAATTGCTACAATGGTAAAAACCCTGTACAAAGAAGGATAAGGTACTTTATGTGCAAGACATGTGGTTGTGGTATGACCGACAAAAAACAAGCAGGTTACGGCAAAGGTCCTAAAAAGGCTGCAAAGAAAACTGCTAAAAAGAAATAGTTATGGCGTCTAAAAAAGAGGTTTGGGATACACCTAATCCCAAAAAGAAATCAGGAAAGTTATCACCTGAGCAAAAGTCAAAAGCAAAGGCTCGGGCTAAGGCCGCTGGTCGTCCTTACCCAAACCTCATAGACAATATGACTGCTTCTAAAAAAGGAAAGAAGTAATGTCAGCAAAGAAAAAACAAAAACCAGCAACCATTTCTGCTGGTGGCGAGCCTCATGTCATTTACGCAAAAGGTAAGAAGATAATTGTAGATCACCTTGGCAAAACTAAAGGAAAGAATGACAAGATTAATTTAACTAAAGTGGCTGGAGCCAAGACAGTTAAAGAAGGTGTTGCTGCTACTAAAGGCTGGCACTCAAAGCATCCTCATAAGAAAGAAAAGTAATGGCTAAAACTGCTGCTTGGCAACGCAAAGAAGGCAAGAACCCTGAAGGTGGCTTAAATGCTAAAGGTCGTGCGTCTGCTAAAGCAGAAGGGCATAACCTTAAACCACCTGTGTCATCCGAGCAAGCAGCAAAATCACCTAAAGCGGCTGCACGCCGCAAATCTTTTTGTGCCAGAATGGGTGGTATGGAGGGTCCAATGAAACAATCAAATGGAGAACCTACTCGTAAGGCTTTGGCGTTACGAAAATGGGATTGCTAATGTCTAAACTTATTGATTCCCTTAAAGTTGCATTGGCTGATGCAGTCACTATGTATTTTGTTGCACATGGGTACCATTGGAACGTAGAAGGTCAAGACTTCAGTCAGTACCACGCTTTGTTTGCTGAAATCTATGAAGACGTTTACAGCAGTATTGACCCATTGGCAGAGAACATACGAAAGATGGATGAGTACGCTCCCTTTACATTGAGCAAATTTACTGAATTGCGAACAGTAGAAGCAAAAGAAGTTAAGCCAGAGCCACAAGCAATGGCAAAAGCATTATTGAAAGTAAATGATGGCGTTCTAGAAACCCTGGTTAAAACCTTTCATGCTGCCAATGACGCTGACGAACAAGGTATTGCTAACTTCCTCGCAGAGCGTATTGACATGCATGAAAAGTGGCGCTGGCAACTTAAGGCTTCAACTAAATAGTTGACCCGAAGCCAAACAACTGTTTGACTTCCTCTACGTTTGCAGAACGGCTCATGATTACTCCACTAGGGAATGTTGCTGTAAGCATGCAGGTGTTATAAGAACTAGTAATTGCTTGGGCAGTTGGGGCGCTAGTTACAACATGAAACGTACCTAACTCAATAGGTGGGAGGATCTCTTCCTCTTCTACTTCCATAGGCGCATCTGACATGATGGCTTTTACAATGTCTTCTTTTGTGGCATGTTGATCCACAGCGATCCCTTGTGACTTTGCGGTCTTGCGCAGGACACCAATTGACATAGACATCATCTCGTCATGACTGAAGGGTTCTATTTCTACTTCTTCGGTCTCTGTTGGTTCTGCTTGTTCTTGTGTGTCTTCGCCAGTGACCATGATCGGTACAAGACCATTTGTCAAATCTAGAATTGGGATACCTGCATCAGCAGCAGCAATACAAATCTCTTCCATGCGATCCATTTGGGCATCATCCCAAAGAAGTAGCAATGTTCCCGAAGCGCTCTTTAGCAACTTCAACATTGGCCCCACGGCGTCTTGATGAACATGCACGGTCATTGCTTTCTCAAGAAATGCTTCAGGCGCCTTACCTGCATGTATCACCTTGTAAAACACTTCCATGTCAATGAGCCAGTTCAAAACTCGTGACTCTGATTCAGATGTCTTTGAACCACACGCAACGATGAACTCGTTGTCAGTCCCTAATTCACGTAATGCATCTTCAATGACATTCTTATTTGTATTTCCGTTACCTAGTACTCCATATGTTTTTAACACTTGTGCTCCATTTATTTGATTGATTTGCGTTGTGCCGTATCTCCCATGAGAGTAATCAATCTAAGTACTCCGTGGCAGGCACCTGCAATAGTAGCAACTGCTAACCCCGAAATCCACTTGTCGTGAATATTTAAAATAAATAATGAGCCGTACCCAAAAGCAACTCCAATAAGAACTTTTACCCAAGGCATTGCTTCCCTAGGTGTAAGTAGATCTAGTACTTGCATCAACTTGTAAACGGCTAACCCTGCAATCAAATAGGTCATAAAGTCTTTCCAGGAATCCAATCAAAGTAAACTCGGTATTTAGGTTGTCCTCCCGAGGTACCTAGCATTGTAACTGGAAGTATCTTAGGTAGCAAGCCTTCTAATGCTTTCTGTGTGCGTTTCCTGTTGGTTGTGTATGTGGAATACGAAGTGTATTGGGTACCAGACCATATGTAGTCAGAACTAAAACCTTGATACAAGAAACCACCAAATATGCTACTACCATCAAAGAAAGACCCTGCTTTGTTTGGCTCAACCATCCAGTTAGAAACTGTAATGGATTGGTTTGCACTTAATTTAAACACTAAGACGGGATATTTAGTTCCCGTACCGTTTGCCATTTGGTATGCGTAACGGTTGTTAATACCAAGAGGAATAGCAGAAACAGCAGTTGTGGCAGACCAGTCACTCCAAGATGCACCTGCCCCCCAAAAACCACCATAGACTATCTCAGGTGTTGCACTAAGGTCGGCAGAAATATAGTAGGAACGATCTACGTCTACAGGAACTGCTTGCTTACAAGTGATTGCTACTTTGGTAGCAGTTCCTCCCGCTGTGATAGTAATCCCATCCACAGGAGTTGTGCTTACTGTGACACTATTTTGTGAAGTTACTGCCCATGTAGAGTTTTGGGCACCAATAAATCGTGGGTCAGCAATTAAGTTTGCACGTTCTGCGTGGACACAGAACGTATAGAAAGGTGCTGAGGCACCAGTGAATACGGTAACGTCACCACCACTTACTGCGGTTGCGTAATCCACAACAGCATCCAATGTTCCTTTATTCTTTCTTAAATAACCAATGTCATGAAGAAGCGCTCTTGTTCGTGACACGCCAATGTCAGAAACACCAAGTTCAAGTCCTAGCATTTTTGCTAGTTCATCTACTGCTTCTGCTTCTGCTAGTAATGGGTCGTATTGAACCATCATGGTATCAATTAATGTTCTTGTTTTGTCTAGTTCAAATCCAAAAGTATCAATGTATCGCTCTAGTTGGTTGTTATTTACAAGGTCTTGTTCACGGTAATACAAAGGAATACGAGACCATAGAGCACTTCGTGACCCATAATCTTTAGGAACAATTATTTCAATTTGAGATAGCAGTTCATAATAGAAAGTTCCATAAGGACCGTCATTATTATAGTAAGCAAACAACGAATAATATGCCCACTTACCAGGTTCTGGTTCATACATTTCCTCTACACCTTGGTCAGTTGTTATTTGGATTGTTTGTTGGTGTAGATATGTGTTTTCTGAGCCTTGAAAGATTAACTTGCCGTCAGTAACGGTTTGTGGATACCCCGTATGTGAGTACACAATTGCGACTCCTACAAGACCAGATGAACCATCTGGTATAGATGTAACTTCAATAAAAGGTTCCGTCAATGTCCAATTTAAAAGGGACGCATTGTACTCAATTGCAATTGCTTCAAACGTAGACTCTGCGGAAATTGTGTTAACTGAAATGATGCCTGTAGAACGGATAGCCGAATCTTGATCAAATGTAGAAGCACCAGCAGATCCTTGTAGCGCACTTGTACCCCTTACAAAGGAACCAACACCAACAGCATCTCCAGCACCAACGACTCGCTTTAGTCTAAAAGATTGACGTGCCATCTATTAACCTCCTGAGGCAATGATGCCACCACTTGGAGTAACAGTAAAAGTTGAAGATGTTGCAATAGTCAGTAATGATGTATCTGCTGCAATGACTCCTGTAAACCCACCACTACTATCAATAACATTGCTACCAGTAGTGGTAAATCTAGTGATTACTGCGTAATCAACCCCATCAGTATCAAGAATTGTACGGTAAACAGTTCCTAAGGAAACACGTCCTCCAAAATCCATATTGTCAAAAGCAAATAAGTTTCGTATAGCAGTCTTTACATTATCATTGACAAATTCTTGAATATAACCATCTTGAACTCGTACTGTAGCCACAATATTTACTTTTGTTAAACTTACTGATGCCCCAACATTTGATGTTGCAAATACAATTTCACGAGGTTCTAGGTAATCAATAATTTCTTGCCGTCTGGTGTTGCTCAATACCAATGTAAGGGCAGAACCATAGTCTGAAGGTTCTTCCATAGCCAAAATTTGAACAACATTACTTCCGTCTACATAAGCCGTTGACCGTACAATTCCCGTAACACGTTTTACAATGTCTTTGTAATCTTGTAAAGAAACAGCACGATCTTGCGTTCTAAATGTCACAGGGATGTTTGCTTTTAGAGACGCTATTGATTCAATGTCTACACCTCCACTAGCCTTACTTATGTTTGGAATAACACGCAAACCATCTAAGGATGGCTTGTTTGGTACCGTTGTACTTTCTAATGTTGTAATAGCGCCCACTACCACGTTCCCAGCGGCCCCTCGGCTACGTCGGTAACTAATAGATATAGAAGAGTTAGTAGTAGGTATTTTTCCGTTAATGCCGTTTCCAAAAGAAATAGTTGTGTAGTTGTCTGCGTCAATGCTAACCGTATACACTTTGGAACTACTTCCACCATCAATTATTCTTGCTACATACGAATAACTTACATCTGAAGAATTAGCGCCTTCTCCAACACTTACAGTTATACTGCTCGTTACAGCGCCACTTTGTCGTAAAGTAAGTTGTTGCCCAGATAGTCCAGTTGCTGTATATGTCTCAGTAAAGCGCTCTCCTTCTGTCAAAAGTACTGAGGGTACTACTGTTTTTGCGTAAGTAGAGTATGTGACACCATCGGACACAAGGTTTGTACTTGCTCCAGAAACGGTTCCAACAAAAGCAATAGGTGTATCTAAAGTAAATACTACTTTTGTAGACGTATCAATCAATGGGGATGCTTCAAAGCGTGTGTATTGTGGTATGTAAATAGGCGTTGTGTCAGAGGCTGTAGTCAAAGAAGCATCTAGTTGAATTGCAGCCGTGGCTGCCCGACGACCAGCGGGTACATAATCTAACAAGTTAGCAATTGCCAAAACGCTTTCACGCTGTGTAGCCGTACCTAGAAATGCTTCTCCCGCAGCACGGTCCACGTAATAATGCAGTACGTCTCCCATGTAAGACCAAAGGTCTACAAGGACCATACCAAAGTCTGAAGTTTCCCGAGATGTCCACTCAGGTAGTTGTGTAGCAGCACGTGCAAGCAAGTCGGCTTGAATGGACGTGTAATCTCGGCTTGTGTAATCAAAAGTGGTCATATCAAAGACTCCTCAGTGAGGCCAGTAGGGGTTGCTATTTTAAAAGAAAAAACTCGGTTATTAGACAAAGCCATGCTGTACTGCACCTTTATCTCAATGACTACGCTGGGGTCGGCATCCACATATGGAATGTCCGAAGGTTGTATTAGTAAATTATTAACTGAAGCAACTGTTAGATTTTTGTTTAATTCCATTAACGCATCAGTTTTGAATTCTCCATAAACAAGGTCATCAACTGGCTCATAAAGTAGTTGAGTAGCCCCAGCACCATATGTTGGTCTCATTACTCTTTCAAATTTGGAGGTTGTTAGAACATCAATAATTTGCTGTTCGGCTATGCGCTCGGGCGTGTTTGTTTTAGCAACACGTCCTGAACTATCAATACTAAAGGGGGTTGCTATGGATGGCATGATTTAGTTAAAAACTCCTAAAAGTAGAGCATCTCTATACGATTCTAGTTCATTAAGGCGTACTATAATTGCTGCAATACCACTAGTGTTTGTTGCAATATTGCTAGTGTTAACATTTATTTGATCTTGTAAACCCGTCGTAGATGTGGCAGGGTCAGGGGCTACCTGTAGCCAAAACACATTAGTGAGGTTTGCATCGTCAGCGGTGACTACTATTTGTGATCCAATTGCGGGAACTGCCCAAACTCCATTGTACGCTGTTCTACCAATGTATGAGATAGGAAGAACCCCATCTGTTCCAGCCAGTACAGGCACACGAACCCTAATCTCTCCAGTAGTCCCATCTGAGTAGGTTACAATTCCTCGGTATACAGGGTTACTAAACATACACTTCTCCAGAGGCTTTAGAAGCCTTCCAAGCATTAGTTGTGGAAAGTACTGGTACAGGGGGTTGTGCATATGCCGTAACAGGGGCCACTTCTGGGTTTTTACCATTAGTAGAATCCGTAGATATAGTCAACTCTGTAAGGAAGTTAGATCTGGTTACAGTGTGCTTTACAGAGCGCACTAACCAGTAACCATCAAAGTTAGAATCGTAGTTATCAATCTTGGCGATAGAGCCTGGTACTGGATCTGGAATGCCCGTTACTATAACCTTGGCGTTGTAAGGGTAACGTTTACGCACTGCACCACTTGCAAACTTGTTAAGCATTTCTACAGAAGAGACGTTTGTGTTTACAGTAGTTATATATTTATATGGAACAACTTCTCCTAGGTTACTAAAGGTCGTGTCATTAGTTGAGGACACTACTGCTTTTCCAGAAGAATCAATACCAACGTAATCAAAACGATTAGAGGCACCATCTGGAGTAATATCTCCAAACGTTCCCGTAAATTCCATAATACGCCCTGGAACATAAACCATGTCTCCTGATGCCCCACGGACTGTTACAAGTTCTACATAAGGAAGTTTTCTTCCTATTGCTTTGTAGGGGTCATACACATGTATGTGTGTGCCATTAGTAGTCAATGAGTACCCAATAGCCGAACAAGTTTCTTTTAGAAATGCCCAGTCAGATTGTTGGTTCTGTAACAATCGGTTCCAAACAAAATAATCAGAAGGAACTGAGTATGAATAGTTATATGTATCTGCAAGTTTTTCAACAAGGTTAGGAATAGTTATATTTTCCCATACTTTGTTTTTAGTACTTGACATGTCATAACTAGATCCAAAGCAAACGACCGTAGCAGCCTGTACTGGACTATTATTGATTAAACCAAGACGAGTAGTCATCTCAGGTTCTACATATGTTACATAACCATAAAATGAGGTAACTTGTGCTGGGCTTACTGATATTGAGATGAATACAGGTGTACCCACATAATTAGTGATGGCTTTAGGCAAAAGTCCTACAAACTCAATAGTTGCCATATCATGTTGGTTTTCGGCAATATCAATAGTGACTGTTTGTATGGACGTGTAATCTACTGATACACCACTGAGCACCACAGAAACATCTGGAGAGTTAGGGAAGTTACTCTTAAAAATCATGTTGGTATTCTAAGTTGTGTACCCATTGGTATTTCATTAGGAAACTTTACATGTGGGTTTATGTTAGCAATACGCCAATACAAACTTGGGTCTCTATAAATACGAGTAGCAATAATATCAAAGGTGTCTCCAGCCTTAGAAACATACGTACTGTAGTTTTCAGATGACGTGGTTTTTGGTACTGCAAGGAGCACTGAAGTCGTAGGATCCTTATAGGTCGTATAACGTGATGAGGAGTTAAGGGGCATCAATGTATCCTTGGATTGTTGCTGTTGAGACTACACTGTTTTTTAAATGTTCAGCCACATACCACGTTTGATTCCAAGTAAGTTCTTCTGTTGCTGTTGCAATTTGAGTAGCATCAACACTAGCGCCTTGCGTTCCATCTATGTGATAATAAATAACAGCATTTATTCTATACCTAGCATTTGATGCCGTATCCCATACTGCACCAGCAGTGTGCGTTGGGTTACTAATTTCAAACTCAAGGTCTGTAACGCCATCTTTTGCCTTAGACATATTCAATTCTTTAGATGCAGTAGTGCGGTAAACCTCATCATTTGTTTTATAACTAACTGTAGGTGGCACAGAAGCACCACCAGTTCTACCTAGGTATGTCACCACTACTCTTAAATAGGCAGTTATAGAACCATAATTACTCTTTGCAAAGTCTTTTGTAGTTTCTGAAAGCAGTAATCTCATGGTCACACGAGAGACTTGATCATTATCAGTGGTGTAGATACGTGCAGGGTTTAAGTTACTTTTGTCTAAAGTACCACTTTTTACAAAACCACGGGCTGGGTTTGTTACCTTTTTACCGTAGTCTACAAGTGCTTTGTTTTCGGCAGTTTGTGTTGTTGCTGTTTGGGTAGACGTAAAAGCAGATGATGCGTCAAAGTCTTTGTATAAAGTTGTAAGGTATGTATCTTTATTGGCAAACCCAATGTACATTGCTTGCATTTGTACACTTATTAAGCATTGTGTAGGCACCATTGCTGGGTTGAACTTATTAAAGACTACTGATGTGCTTGTAACAAAACCTTCAACCATAAACGTTGAAGAAAATACAACACGAATTGGTTGGGCAATTAAGAAAGCAGAGTTTCCTATATTAGTTCCTAAAGAAACTTTAGTTTTGTCTAAGTCAAACGTTATTTCTTTGTCAGCGGCATCAGATGTCCCTGTTACTCCGCTCTTTGACAAGTTGTATGCAGCAGTAACATCTTGTGCTTTTTTTGCTATCTTTTCAATAAGGTCTTTGTTCATTCCTTGACCAATAATCTGGTCAAACACCATAAGGTCAGCAAGAACCCCAATGTCTGTTACCCACGCTTGATCATAAGGACTATCTGTAAAACTTGTGGTTTTAGGGCGGGACGGATGTCCTCCTCCCGTATTTACTTTTCTTGTAAAGTTTGCCGCTTTATCACTTACTGCTATGCCATTACCAGTTCTATATGAAGCAGAGGCAACTTCTGCTTCTCTGTTAAACATTAAATCAAACGAAAAGTTAGCATCACCAGGAATGGGTTGCGTAAACTGGTATGGATCTTGGTTCTGCCACATTTGAATATCATTACGAGCAGAAACCATTCTTGTTAAGGTATCTGGATTGAATTGAAAGTGTAGTCTGCGGTTTCCCAATGCAGTATTTTCTGTTCCGTATGCTTCAGTAATCATACGAAGATACCCACGTTGTACTTTAGTTTCTTTGTCTTGTCCTAAAGCCGCATTTCTAGTTGAATCTTTAGGCCATAAAAACTTTGGATTATCTGTTGCTTGATTGTTACCATACGTTTTAAGTGATGTTTCATAGTTACCAAAGTTATAAAATTGCTTTGTTGCATAGCGATCAACCATTAGAAACTCCTCATAGCAGCACGTTTAAGATCTTGAGTCATTAGTTTTGCAACTTCCTGGGCTGCACGTTGGGCGTCAGCCACATTGTTACCTGCACTTTGAATGTAGATGTTTGGAGCAATAGTGATTCCACCACCAGATACTACGGTAGTACCCCCACCTCCACGCATTGGTGTTGTGGGGTCTCCCGTTGTAGGAAGATTCATACTTTGCGCAATGTTCTTGCTTTGAGCCATCTTGTCTGGATCAATTCCATTTTTCCAATCACCTTTAACACTCCAAGGTGAAAGGTTGCCACCGCCATATGTAATGCGAGCGGCTTTAATATTTGTCTTTGGGTCAAATAGTTCACTGTCTTCTGCAATTCCAAATTGCTTACGTCGTCCCTCACCCAGGTAACCTTTCATGTTTATTTGAAAGAGACCATAGGAGTCATCAACAGGACCTACGTTACGTACAGAAGGAATCCAGCGTGATTCACGAGAAGAAATAGCCAACATCTTCCAAATATCTTCTTTTTTAAATCCACGGTTTAATAGTATTTGGGCAATAGCACGAGGGTCCATTGGGGTACCTGTTGTTACAGAACCAGAATTCTGAGTAGACGTATTAGGGGAACCAACATTACGCACACGGCGTCCTGTCATCATTCTTCCACCACCACCCCCACCACCACCCATCATTGAGGCTGCACGGAATGCGGTCATTTGATCACCCATACTCATTTGACTAAAGGAAGGTACAGCGCTCCCACCAGATTTCGTTAAAGCGTCAGATACACCACCTTCAGAAGTCATTCCTTCAAATTTGCTGTTTGGATCAAAGCGTTCAGCGCCAGCAATAGTTCCCCATGTGGCTCCTGCTTTTTCGTAGTCACGGCGACTATTTGGAAGTTCTGCTGGTTGAACGTGCCAAGGTTCATTATTTACATCAGCAAAAGTCTTTAGGCCATACTTAGCCGCATTTTGTTGTACCCATTGGAGGTCGCCTGTAAGGTCAGCCGCCAATCCAATTTCGTGCATTGACATTCCTGGAGGAGCAGCATCTGCAACACCAGAGTTTTTCTTCCAGTACGCACCATCCCAAAAGGTACCTGTCTTATCAGAGGTACGAGAGTAACGAGAAAGGAATAGGGTTCGTTGTTGTGCACTTGAGCGAAACCCTCCACCAACAGAAACGTTGGGGTTATCTTGCATCATTTGTTCAAGACGTTGTCTAAATGTACTATTAAGATTTCCTACTGCACCAGAAGTTTTTCTAGTAGTGCTAACAGTTGCACCTTTGTTATTACTCTTTGTCTCAGTACCGTCTCCTGTAAAAGCACTACCAAACATTCCAGCACCAGCCATTGCCATAGGTATGCCAATACCAAACTCTGACAAAGCGGCGCCACCAGCCATCAAACCAAGACCAGCAACACCTTTTAGTGCACGCATCGCAATTGAACCACGGGTAGATATACGTTTACCAATAAGACCAGATGCCAATTCTTCCATGGTTGTTTGTAACTTGATTAACGCTTGCGTATTCTTTTCCATTGTAGCAAGGTTGTCTTTTTGACGGTTGTAATACTTTTCATCACGAAGTTCTGACACCCTAGTTGTTTCTTCACGTTGCGTAGCAAAATTTGCTTCAATACCCATTGTCTGTCTTTGGGTTTTGTTTTCAGGGTTGTACATTCCCTGACGACCTTTAGTTTTTTGTTGGAACTGTACGTTTTCTTGTGCGTACTGAAGAACCATGTTTTGCATGTCTTCAGGTACCCCCATAGAACTTAAACGAGCACGAGTTACTGAGCCTTGTTGCATGGCTCCTTGAACCATTCGTGCATTAGTCAAACCAGATCCACGAACAATACTTTGCATTACTTCTGTAATAGATCGTTGTTTGCCGCCAAGACCATATAAACCTGTACCAAGGGTCATGGTCATTCGGTTGTTTACTTGTGGTGAAGCCAATGTTTGTAACATTTGAGCCATGTCACCAGTGCTATAGGCATAGCCTGTAGCGGCTCGTAATCCTGCTACACCTGATGCTTGGTTTTTAGCAAGGATACCTGTTTGTGCTTGTAAAGACAAAAGCGTATTGATACCACCAGCACCAAGGCGGGCACCTTGGAGAGGCTGTCGGAACTGGTTGTAATACTGTTGTTGGTTAATGCCTTGTGTTTGCTGGTATAGAACAGCCAATTGATCGTTCTGCAACATCTTTGGGTACGCAGAATTAGTGCGGGCATCTACGGCGCCAAGTATTTGCCCACCTATTTTCATGGCACCCTTTGCAAGATCTGCATAGCCTGCGCCACCATCAGCACTAAGAGCACCACGCATGTTGGCAAAGAAGCCCCCACCGCCCCCTACAGCGCCTGCTGAAGCAATAGGGACAGGTCCTTTAGTTACTTGCGCCTTGGACGCTGCAATGGCTTGTGCAATAGCACCGCCTGAAGTGGTTGCTGAGGTAGGGGAAGTACCAGCAGAACTTGTCGCTTGTTTTAAGGCTGCTGCAAAAGCCTTGATTTGTGCAGAGGCTTTATCTAAACGATCAGAAAACTTATCAACAAGTTTAGGAACTTGGGCAAGCGTTAAAGCAACGTCAGCCTTACCAGAATTACCAGCAGGCACGAAAGAATCACCAAACGCCCCACTCCCAATACTTGGTTCACTCGGCATTTCCGCCATACATTAATCTCCAGATTTACGCCATTTGCCCATTGCAGACCAGTACTGCCTTTGGCGTACCGTCATATTTTGTAAGTCAGTGAGCGTGAAGCCCTTGTAAACCGTGGCGATCAGATCGTATTCCCAGTATATATGAGTTAAGTTAACCGAATAAAAGGGATGCCCAATCAAGCGCTAGAACCATTGGTTCACCACACGTGGCGCATTGGGCATTCACCTCCCCTACGACAGGTCCTGGCTGGTTGTCCAGCAGGAGTTTGACAAGGTTGGCTCGGTCTTTTAGTCCCAATCCCTTTGCCCAGTTTTCAGCATTTTTAATGTGCTTACTAGTGACACAACGGGCAATCATAAACGTATTTTGTTCCGCTGTACTTTTTGCTTTCTTGGCTACAAGTTGACTGTCACCACCTGTAGGAAGTCGGAACTCTATTTCAGTGCCATCAGATAGAACGCCTACTAAAGGTTTGTGAACATCAAGATCTGTTTTCTTGTTCTCAAATTCATCCATAGAAACAGTGACGTCATTAGATGCATCACAAGACCTACAGGTAACTTGGTACTCTCGGGTTTTGCCGTAGGTGGCTTCAACAACCCCTAGAAATAACAAGTCTCTATCACCAATAATGAGGTTGTCTATAACAGATGGGTTATTTGCAATCATTACAGAGCCAATAGAGACCACTGCCCGCTTTAATAGTGCTGACATGTACTCTGCGTACACAAGGTTACGGTTATCCAAAGAAGCCAAAGCCTCTTCATCAAACCCGTTTAGTTCCCGAACTACAGCCGTGGTATCCCATGATTCAAGTTCGTCATTAAAGATTCCTCGTATGAGTTCAACCACCGTATTAGGGGCTGCTTTCATTTCAGGAATAGCCTCTTGAAGTGCTGAGTTAATAGAGTCAGCCTGTTGTTTTGCATCCATCTTTTTGTGCTCCTAAATTGTGGTACTTATTTAAATGTTATAAAGTAGCGATTTTATCAATATCTGTTTGGTTCCATGCAACATAAAAGCCTTCGTGGTGAACTGTCATTGATTGAATCAGGATACCATTGTCTCCTGCGTTCAAATCAGTAAGAGCGTAAGCGCCAGGCCATGCATTGAAAAGTTTAAATGCAAACTTCACATTTCCTGGAACAATTGCTCCTGATTGGTCAACGCCACCATCATACTGGTAATTCAAAGCCCCAGTAGTTGCTTCAGTTGCTGTATGTGGATGATCGTAAACACGAACAATAATGTCGCAACGGTAATCTCCGTCACCTGTCGCTAGTCCTGTTTCTCCAGAAACACCGCCACCCAACCATGCATGGATAAACTTCTGCCATTGCCATAGTTGGTCTTGTCCAGCAAATGCGCCACGTGCAAACGACACAGGAGCAAAATCGGACTGAGCCACCATTTTATGTGGATGTGTATTCATTCCACCTTCACGGTAAGAAATGACTTCGTTAGTCACGGAGATACCACTTACTTGGGCAAAACCAAGTTCACCAAGTGCACCAAGGTTAGCACCTAAGTTACCAGTGTTGTTTTTTGGCATAATGCTCACTCGGAACTTAAAGTTCCTTAGTGGGTCTGTGCGTTGTGAAATTGCCATATTCTATATGCTCCTTGATTAAAGGGTTACAGCGGAGTTGCCGCCAGCCCATTGGGTGAGGTTGATTACAACGAATTCGGCTGGGTATTGCAAGGCAACGCCAACCTCAATATTTACGTATCCATCTTCAATAGACGCTTGTGTGTTATTTGTGGAGTCACAGATGATATAAAAAGCAGATCCTGGATTTGCACCCTTAAGGTTTCCTTTTGCCCAGAAGTCCGTCAAAGTGCTTGAAAGTGCAACTTTGATACGGTCCCACAGACGCTCATCATTTGATTCAAACACTGCAAACTGTGATTGCTCAGTAAGAGCAACACGCAAGAAGGAAAGACTGCGTCGGATGGTGATGTACTTATCTGGGCGATTCTTAGCCAAGGTACGGGCACCATTGATGATTGTTCCACCACCTGCAACCATTCGGATGCAGTTAACATTGTTGGTGTTGTACAAAGCACCTTGATCAGCATCTGTAAGTTTTGCAACAAGTCCAAATACGTTCTGTAGATCCAAGAAGTAACCAGCAGGTGCTTTAGCAACACCACGGAGGTTCTCTGAACGTACATAAGCACCAGCGATTGCACCACCTGTGTAGGTGTCACGGATTGCTGTTGGACCACTCTTTGCTGGGTCATACATTTTCAATGCTGGGAAGTACACAGCGCCAAAACCACCATTGCTGGTGCTATAACCTGATACCGCAGTTTGCATGTCAACCTTAGTTGCTGCCGAAAGAGGGCAATCAATAATGATGAAAGCATCAGCACGGGCTGCTGCGTAAGCAAGGGCTTGGTTGACACGGGTGCTGGAAGTTTGTCCAACAAGGTTAATCAACAAAGGACCATTTACAATGTCCAAGTTGGTTACAGCCGTTGCCCACTCAGTATCGGCAGGTACGGCAGATGCGTTAACAGCATCAGAACCGCCTGCAAAAGTAAGGGACTTACTAAGAACACTTGCTGTAATACCAGATATAGCAATGGTAACATTACTTGCAATTGTGGCTGGGGTTCCTGAAACTTTGACGTATGCTGAGTACAAGTCAAGGACGCTCTTGAAGTAACGGCTGGAAGTGATATCAAAAGACAACTCTTGCCAACGCTCAACTTCAATTGTTGAACTGCCACGAACTTGGTTAATTGCCAAAGAAAACAAACTGGCTGAGTTAACTTTTGGAGTACCCGATGGGTCTGTCAAAGTGTTTGCATCAAAAGTGATAACGGCTGAAAGTTGGTCACCCCAGACACCCTTAGAGGCTGCCTTCAATACGAACAAGTTACTTGCCGCTGATGCGCCAGTAATGGTTCCTTGGAAGGTGGTTGTTGAAGCAGCAGCAGTGGTATCAAGTACTCGTGATACGTAAGCGTCACGCCCACCGTTTGCAAAGTAATGGTAGACGGCATAGCCGAGGTCATATGTATTGGAGACCTCACCAAATGCTGCCTTGTAGTCATTCCATGAGGAAACCAAGACAGGGGAGTCTGGACCACGCTCTGCTTCGCCAACAAAGGCGGCTGCCGTTGTGGCATTACGAGGTGTGATATTGCTGGTAAATGGAGTCTCTCTTACGTAGACTCCTGGACGATCATATGCCATTGTTTACTCCTAAATCAGGGGTGTCTTACAGGGTTTCAAATTAATTTGTCTGTTCAAGTGTAGTTGATACAGACTGAACTTTCTTGAGGCCAATTAGTGCGGTCGTCGGTATTTCCGACGTCATTTGGAGAGTGTATACCTTACGGAAGATACGTTTGCGGTAACCAGCCTCGGGGTCAAGGAGGTCAGCAGTAGACCAATCTAGGAGGTCCAATCTCCGAGACGTTCCATCCGCCTCAATAAGGATTGAACTGTACCTAAAAGGCACAATGCTTGCAAGCATTTGTGAAGCAAGTTGTCGGTCATGTATAGCACTTCTTGTAAACGTAGAAACTTGGTATAAAAGGTCTACTGGAGTGAATTCAGTAGTTCTAAAGGAATCGTGCCCCGCAATGTTGGGTGAACTGGCAGACGAGGTGCTGGGCCAGTAATCAAGGTTGTTTGGATGCCCTGCATTATGTGTTTCAAGGTACACCTCAGAATGTTGACGATTCTTGGCATGCATGATGTCAATGAGTTCAATTGTAATGAAAGGGTACTTTCTCTCAGTTTCCCCCTCTGGGTAGCGGAAAAAGACCTGTACAGGACGGGCTTCGTCACGGTCATCAGAAACCGTTAATGCAGAAAAACGCTTTTTAATAGCCTCATCTTCAGCAAAAAGGAAACCCTTTTTCATTTAAAGGACCTCACGCAGGCAGCAAAACTAGAACTCAAAGGCAATACAGATGATAAGCCGATCATGGCACATCCTTAAGTTCTAGGCGTTGGACCTCTTAGCGCTCGCTAAGATTATTCTAAGTTTATCAAATATTAGGCAGCGTTGTAGGCCAAGGAAGGTTCTGTGTGTTCATGGCTGCTGGACCTGGATCAAATGGCATTTCTTGATTTATGTACACTTCAATACCTTCTACGACAACCATTACGTCATCTCGCAAGCGCCCTCTCACACGGTAAGTAGCAATGCTGAAGTAGCGACCATCATAAAGGAACATATCGTTGAGGTGCGATTGGTACTCAAAAGGATTGGTAACCCCAGCATTTCTGAAGTCCTCAATGGATGCAACAAAGTTTGTAAGTTCTACAGGTTGACGACCTTCAGGAATAGCCCTCTTTTGGTCTTCTGTTTCTGTAATTAGAAGCACAGGAATGATTACACCGTCTTTATACTTCTTACCGCCAGTTCCTACAATGCCTTCGTCGTAAACGTCATCAAAGATGGAACCAGCGCTGGCAGGTGTTGTATGGGGTAGGTACTCAAACCAGACAACTGTCTCACCGTAGTTCCTTGTGTACTCACGGTAATGCTGTCGTATTTGGCTTAGTTCTCGCCTAAGATCCATTAGAAATACGTATTGTTGACGTAACCCTCTGGTGGGTCTGTATCAACATATACGTCCTCACGCAAGTTATCAAGTGGTGCTTCTTCCAATTGGATAGTTTCTTTATCGCTATTTGGAAAGATTCGTTCTGTTGGACCATAATCGCCAAGTTCTCTGGCTTTGAAGATAGGTACATAACGGTTTGTGGTACGAGAAACACGACGTAGATTAAATATTTCAATTCTGTCAATGCCAATATTGAGGGCACGAGCCTGTGTTTGATACTGATTACTCCAGTACTGCAAAAGGCTTTGCACCATACGGAAGCGCTGGCTGGCTGGGATATGGATAGATTCTGATGTCATGACATCAATATCACGACTGAACTCGGACATTAAAGCACCCAAAGATTCAACAATGGCTCCAATACCAATTGTCTCAATGATAAGAGCCGACATATTCTCAAGAGGTATTTCAAGACTGAATAAGTGTTGTGCAATGGCTTGCTTAGAATAGAACTCAAGATCAGCAGGGGATACCCATTCATAATGGTATCCCTCCACCATTATCTTGGCGTTAGCAGCAGGAGTTGTAGCAAGTCGTAAAATACCGTTACGGCTATCTAAAGAATATTGTGAAGTAGAGAGAGTGCTTACAGAGGCACCTACAGTGGAAGCAATCCACATGGTGTCTTGGTCAATATTGGGGTGCCCTAGTTCGTAGGTGCGCCCTACAGCATCAAAAGATACTTGGAAGAAGCGAGGAAAGTCACGAAGGTAGTTTCTCGCTACAGTCATAACATCATCAAGGATTGCAGCGGAATATATAGCCATGCCTATAGTTTACTTCAAATTACTGATCGCCTGAACCAGCCCCAGGCGTAGAGTCTCGTGACGGTTGATTTACCTCTGGTTGTTGCTCACGACGACGGTGCGACATGGTTCCAAGGACTCGTGTAATGTCCGCAACAGTTCCTGTGGGCTTAGGAATAGGTCGTTCTAGTGTCATTGTGTGGCTTTCGCTTGGGTCAGTGCTTGCTGATAAGGACCCCAATGTTGATGTACATACTGCGTGTAAATGCTAAAAGAGTTTAGATAAGCGTATAAACCATTGGCTGGAAGTACAGCACCCATAATAAAACCTTCTTTAATGTCATTGAGCATTTCTGTAGAGGTATCTAGTATGTGTTGTTTAAGGGCTTCAAGGAATTCTGGGTGATTTTCGGTAATATCAAATAGACCATAGTGGTCTGTCAAAGAATAGAAGTCTCCTTCACTTTCAACCAAAGGTCCAAGACTTGTTTTAATTATCTGATAAGCCATGTTGTTACCACTTTCCAATTGGGCATTTTTGAGATTTCATATGCGTTTTAACTTTCATAAAGCAACCACATTCTTTACAAGTCATTGTGGGTTTAAAAAGACGATCGCAACCTTTACAAATTGCAAGTCTTTCTTCTGCTGTTAACTGTTGTTCCATTTTGTGCTCCTATGCGTTGTAATCAAATCTATCTATTCTATTTCCCTGTGTACCAGCCGTAGTTGGTGCCATTATAATACCGTGTTTTGTATTCTTGGTAGGAGTTACGGCTGTAGCAGTATACGAATTTGTAGAACCATTGCGCAATCCTGAATAAGTGATTATGTTACCTACTGTACTTACTGAAAGGGAGGTGAGGTAAATAGGAGTAGTTTGGTCTGACCCAAGTGACTGTGTTGCAACAACAGAAACGGTTCCTGCCAACTTACGCAGTAACTTTATAGTGTGTGCGTAATTGGTAACTGTGGTAGTTGTTGCAGTTGCAGTGTAATCACATGCGTAAGGGTTACAAGAATACCCAGTAGGGCAAGTATGAGGGTTGCAAGCAACTGTTGCTGTAACTGTTCCTGCACTCCATGAAGTAGAGGCTGGCACCACTCCTGAAAAGCATTCATAATAGGTAAAATAGTATGGATAAGTATTTGGATCATACGTTTGGACATAACGGCAGGCTTGGCAAGGGTTAGCCGTACAGGTATACAAGTTTGGGTTGCCAGTCGTAGCCCCACCACAGTTATAGTAACGAGCAGGGTCACAACCACCTGCCACTGTAGTAGCACAACCATAGGCGTAACCACCACCACCACAACTTCCTGAACCACTAGCACAGTAACCATCTGTACAGCAAGCATCATAACAAGTGTCATAACAAGTTTGATAACACGTTTTTTTGCAAGTAGTTCCCTCAACTGTGCCGCCACTGGGGCAAGAGTATGTTATGCCACTTGATTGAGTAGTAGACACATCACTAACTACTGCCCACCAGTTGTTTGAATCAACTACCCAAAAAGCAGCGCCAAAACCAGCGCCAAAACCAGTACCTACACCGTTGTATGAAGTGACTGAAGTATTTTCTCTAAAAGTGTCTATGGCTGCTAATGGATAAGAAGATGCCGAAGTAGGGGTATATGCCGTGTTTGAAACCACTTGCCAATCGCCAATAACCTCTGCCCATTCAAGATTAGACGTAGCAATATTTGCAGCATCTGTACGATTAAAAGTATCGCTAAAAGAAGCGACCCACCTTGAGGACTCTACGATTCCTGGAATCATGGCCCTAGGCGATCAGGTTGCCGATAAGCACCCACGTATTGGTTCCACGGTTGATAAGGGTGGCTCCAGCCCATTGAGCCTTTAGCGTCTTTCTATTACCTTCAGCATTTACCGTTACACCAGAGTCACCTTGGATGGTAACTGTGTAAGCAGCAGAGTTAATTGCAAGAAGGTCAATGCGGTCACCGTCAGTGAATCCTGTACCTGGAACGGTAATAGTCATGTTTGCTGCTGTGGGGTTGAACTCAAGGAGTTTGCCAAGGTCAGCAGTTGTTACTGTGTAGTTGTTGCTTGCGATGGTAGCAGTAGCCCTTGTGGAGTTAAACCCTGCACGAGCCGCTCCCGTAGCCAGTTTGGCGACCGTTACTGAAGCATCTGTAAGTTGTGTTGTACCTACGGCACCTGCGTTAAGGGCGGACCCAGGAATACTTGTAAGTGAAGCACCAGAACCACTAAAGGCTGTGGCGGTTACTGTACCTGCGGCAAAGTTTCCACTTGCATCACGGTATACAACAGAGTTGGCTGTGTTGGTAGAGGCAGTGGCTACATACTGGGCAAGGGTTGTCCAAGCAGATGCACCAGTCTTAACATAGACCTGTGACTGCCCAACGTTTGCAGTTGCTGTACTTGTGACAAAAGTGTCACCCACAATGCCCGTGCTGCCAGATGGTGCTCCTGATGCAACACGACTTAGTGTTGAAGAATTGAATGAGCGCTTATCTACAACAAGAGAAGTTGTATAGGAAGTGTTGTATGTATTTTTGACATACACCGCATACAAAGGAATTTGAGTACTTGTAAGGGTTGGGAACACTGGGTTTGTAGAACTTGCGGTTCCTTGGACAACATCAAATTGGAAAGTACCACTGTTGTTATAAGCAACAATAATGTCAAAGCGAGTATCTGTGTTGACAGGTGCTGCCGCAACAATAACGGTAGATCCCGTAATGGTTCCATATGTAGTGCCAATACGCACTTCTACAGTAGAAAGAGTGATGTTTAGGTAAGCAGGAGTACCATTACCAGCAGCGCTTACTACGGTAGTAACGTTTCCACCACTGATGATACCAGAACGGTGATCAGCAATGCTTGAAAAGTCTAAGGAGTCTGGCTCTGACTGGTCCAAAGAGGCAATGGTCCCGCCTGCATAATCGGTTGCATTAGGAACGGTGAAGCCAGGCATTGTTTACCTCATGGGTCTAGAGAGTATGTGCTCTAAGTATACTTATTTACAGAGCACGCTGCCCGACACTTTAGAGTGTGTCGTAGATATTGCCACTCTTCTTCAAGTAATCATAAAGATCACGAGGAAGGTTGTAGCGCACACCATCTTTAAAGTCGTAACTGTTTGAACCCCAGAACATGAGCCAAGTGCCTTTTACACGACCACTTACTTGATCGGCTTGTACTTCAAGGGGCTGTACTTCTACGGCAGGAGTTTCTTCTGTATCTTCGTCTACTTCTGCAAATTCATTTACTTTGGCTTTTTTGGTTGCCATAACTGTCTCCTAGTTGTTTGAGTTTACTTATGAATATGGGGCGGGTTTCCCCGCCCCATACTCTACTGCATTTTACTTCTAAAGATTAGAAGTTAGCGTCAATAGCGCCACCCTTGGTGTTGATCAACACTCGGGATTCGTGCGTGATTACGCCGAAGCCCCAGATTGCGTACCAAGCAAGACCATGCTCACGACCGAAGTCAATGACGCCACCGTCACGGAGTTCAACTGGCAAGGCAATAGCCTGACCAAATGCGTTGTCTCCGATCATCATGGCTGAGTATGATGTTGCTGTTGGGTCGTTGATTGAACCACCTGGGGTTACGTCAACGATTCCAGTGCCACCCTGAAGAACTTGCGTGGTCTCAATGAACACTACGTCGTAGATACGACCGATTTCACCGAGCATGAAGTTGCCAGGAGCAGCGTACTTCGTGACTTCAATGAATTCAGGCCAGTCACGGAGCGAGCGGCTCTGGGCTGGGTGAACGAAGCACACGTAGGTGTCGCCGAGGCGTGGGATGTTTTGACCAGCAAGGACCTGTACTGCGTCTTTGATGGTTGCTGGTGAGAGGTAGCCAGGAGCCGAAGCCGAGCCTGCTGCCGAGTACTCGTATGGAGCAACTGAGCCACGAGTGCTGCCGTTGGTCTTGCGACCGAAGACAACGCTTGGTGCTACTGCTGAACCGCCACCAAATGGAACGCCTGCGGCGTACAGCGTGTTGCGTGCCTGAACGTCCATGGACTGTGCCATGTGACGACCGAGCAAGCGGCTGGACGATGCCATAACGTCATCAAATGATGCGTTCAAGAGCAACTCGGTTACTGCAACCGACTTGCCTTGTTCTTTCACGGTGATTTGAATCTGCGAAGCAGTCAAAGCCGATGGTTCCATGCGGACGCCTTCTACCAACTCCGAGCCGCCAGCATCAACCGTGAGGTTGTTGTAACGCATAAAGTTGACGGTGAGACCTGGCATGACTCCCAGTTCCGTCTTCTTGACAGCGAACTGTTCAAAACGAAGGACTGGCATTGCTTGGAACAAAATCTCTTTTGACCAAATTTGCTGAATTGCTGGTGAAAGTGTTGCGTCTGAGGAGTAACCAGTCGTGGTAATTGAACCAAGATCTGCTCCTGTTACCGCACCACCTGTTGGGGCTGGGAAAGCCATATTATAATCCTCCTAGGATTAAGTTTGGGTATGTGGTTTAAAACCTGCCCCTATTAGGGCGGGCATTGAGTAGCCGATCACGCATTTTTGCATACTGATCCATTGTCATGTTACGGATATCATCCGCATTCAACTGTTGGTATTCCGTCTGAGTTTCCATTGGCCCGACAGGAGGCGCCGTTACTGGTGCCCCCCTCAAGCGACCTTGCTGTTGCGCAGTCGCTTGTTGGATTGATTCAATAATAGCATTACTTCGGTCACGAAGTACACTAATAGATGTTTCAATCTCATCTTCCGAACTACCCGCCACAAGATCAACGAGTTGAGGGATGATGTTCTCTTGTTCCTCCCCCAGACGACGCTGGCGGTAGGAGTTGAGTTCTTGGAGTCGGCGCTCTTTTTCAATGATTGCCTCTTGGGACTGGCGCTGGGCTTCAATCTCTGCAAAGCGTCGCTGGTAGTCGCCATCAATTTCTTTGAGTTTTAGGTTAAACTCATCTTCTCGCTTGGCGATAAGTTCCTTGGCACTCAGTTCATCCACTTCACGTTGGCGAAGAAGTTCTGATTCCTTGGACTTACGTTCGTCAGCCTCTTTACGGGCTGCCTCACGCTCTGAGGAGATTACACTCATTTGGTCTTCCATTGACTTCACACGGGAATCCGCTTCCTCAATGCGCTTGTACATTTTATCTTTTTCTTGCTTGCGGATGCCTTCAACTTCTTCTTCAGTGAAGGTTTTGCTGGGCTTACTCATAGCACTTTCTACGAAGCGTTCCACCATCGGTGCGTCCGCAGGTACTGTAATAATGTCCCCTTCGGGACTGACGTTCTTAGCCATAATGTTTTCCTTACCTAGTTTGTTTGGCGGTTAATAACAGTTTTTTTAAACCTTAATTGTCTTCGTCTGGGTTACGGCGTTGGGCGAACCTTGCCCCGTATGCCCGTGAAACTATTTTGTTTACTAACTCCTCTTCTATTGGTGGCACTCCTGGTAAAGGAGCGTTACCGCTATCAGATGAAGCCACATTACCATCTCCAGAAGGTGTGGGTGCGGGAGCCGCCCCTCCGTCTGGATTCGTAACCATTCCAGTAGCCAACATAATGGCTTGCTGGATTTGGGCACGCATCATGTCAAGAGCGCCCTGATCCAAGGCGTCATCTTGAAGTTCTTCAAAGATCTCAAGCATCTTCTCATTGGGGAACTCTTCGCCCAAGGTACGCAAGGCACCACGCTTAGATTCCAGACCCAATGCCATTTTGGCTTGAACCTCATTAAGTTTAATAAGCACATCTACAGGCAATGGCTCAGGCCAGTGCACTGTGGTCTTATAGATACTTGGATCCCGAGGGTCTAACTGAGGGAGTTGATCTGGTTCGGGTTCCGCAGCAAGTGAAGGATTATATGAGAGCCACTCAGGTTGAAAGATAGCCACGGTACGAATGATGAGTTCATTTACTCGCTCTAAACCTTTGGTGAAGTGAATCTTTTTCATCATGAAACGATTCATCATTGGCTGGTATTGGATAGCCAAAGCAACACCTGAAGTATTGGATACTGGTTGGAATTGACCAAGAGCAGTTTCAGGCACACCAGTGATTTCATGCATGGTGCGCTTAATAACACTGATGTATTCCAAAGCACCCGACATCTCACCACGAGATTCAAGGTTGAAAACGTTAGCGTCTTTAGGAAGACCTGCCCAAACTTTCTTAGGACCACGCTCTAGTTGTGAAGCCTTAGCACCAGTAATAATTGTTACAGGAGCAGCATGGTAGTTGATGATGTCAGATACTTCAACCATCTTCTCGTTAAGTTCACGGTTCAGTGGGATGATGTCCCAGACATCTGATTGACCCCAAGGCGATGACGAGATGGTCGTATTTGGGATATGAACGATGGGGATAGTTCCCAACACATTGTCATACTGGTCAATGAGTTCATCATTGATGAATTGTTGAACAGTATCATCAGTAAGGATTTCAGTAAAGGTATATACCTGACGAGTACCTTCTGGAGAAGTTCCCCAAAAGCGATACTTGAGTTTAAAACGAATCAAACGATCACGGTCATGTGGATGGTATTCAGGGAAGCAATGCGCTGGGTTCAACGGAATGACTCGCACACGACCTTCATGCGCAATGTTTACAGAATCCACGTAAGGCTCTTCAAAGGCAACTTTGACAAAGCAGTCACCAGTTACTGAAGCAAGTTGACCCATCTCCCACAACACAAAGTGTTTGTTGTTGTCTTGATCCCATACACGGTGAAGCAGGTGTGGAATGATGGCGCCGTTCTGTTCAGGTGTTTTAAATTGAACACCTTTACCAAAACAAAAGTTAGTAATGTAATCCGACATAGTGCGGACATAGTTCAAGTAGAACTGTGACTCACCCATCTCACGGCGATAACTCCAGTGGTGTCCTAAATACCAAGCCCACGCTGCGCTGTAGCGGTTTAAACGTGGTCCATGGACTTCAAACTCTTCGTCTGCCAATTCCACCAAACCCAAAGGGCTGATAGCAACAGTGAGGTCGCTTGAAGATGCACGGTAAGACGGGGACCAGAAATCAACAGCCATCAGTTACACCTTATCAATAAAAGAGTAGGTATGTAAATACTACTTCTTTTTTGGAGCAGTCTTTTTTGCTGGTGCCTTGATTGGTGCTGGTGCTTGTTCAATTGCTTTTGTTGCAAGGCTCAACAATAGTGCGGTGTTTTTATCACCGATCTTGCTTGATACCACTGACAAACCAGCGGCTACTAGTGGAATTGCCACAGCAACTACTTCTGGTGAGACATTGTATTTTGCAGCGACATAAGCCAAGAGTCCGATTGCGGCACCCTTAATTGTTGCGTCTGCGTGTGTTTTCTTGAGATCAGCCATGATGACTCCTTGAATAGGTTTAGATTGATTATACCGTTTTACGAGTACGGGTGTTTTCTTGCTCTTGAACATATGTATGGTACGGAGCGCCCGTATGGGGATCAAAGCGAGCAGCAATAGTTAAAGCCTTAATAGCGTGGGTTTTAGCCTGCTGAACGGTTTGCTTCTTGTTATGTGTGAGTACTTGCATTGCCCCCAAAGCGTAGGCAGAACCTGAGCCTATTGAGTAAAGACCATTGGCTTCTGATGCCCACGAGTAGTCCCCATCCACGATGTAGATAACGCCGTTTACAGCAATTAAAAGGGTAGACCCCTGTTCTGCCATATGTTCTTTGTCTTCACGATCAGGGATGGAATAGCCTTGAGAATCAAAGCATTCCCGTAGAGCAGGAATAAACTTGGCAGTAAAGAACTGGTCTAGTTTCTTTCCTTTGACATTTGGAGGGGGTGCAGGTGGCTGAAAGACATGGTGCAAGATATTGATTGCACGAACGTCTCCAGCCGCTCCTAACAAGTACTTGCCGTTTATTGCAACCTTGCTAGACCCTTCTCGTAACGTACCAATCTGAGATAGCCCAGTGGAGTCCATAGAAGAAATACGAGAATCAACGCACACGACAGCAAAGCCATCACCTTGTACGCCAATGATGGTTGTCATTAGTCTGCCTGATATTCCTTGCCGTTGTACATTGCCCAACCGTCATAGATAGGGATGACGTCATAAGAGAAGCGATGTGCTCCTGAATCTTCGTACTGAACGACTCCAAGACCCTGTTGCCAGTTCTCGTAGCGAGTTAGCGGACGTCCGTCTAGATCCACCCCGCCACGAGTAGAAGGGATAGCGCCGTCAATCCGAGCAAGGCAACCAGGAGAAGCCGCCATGATGGTTCTTGGTCCATCAAAGTCTTCACGAGTTTTAAATGCTGTTTCAATTCGGTGTATGTGACCATAGATGACGCTCGTCTTTTCTTGGTTGAGGTAAACGTGTGCTGTGGATCCTGACGACTTCACACGATCACCGTGGATAATACGGAGTTTTTCATTGACCCAGAAATCTGCTGCTGGATAACCTGGACGGTACTCCACGCCAAATTCATCCATGCGACACAGGTAAGGGACACTTAACACAGGCCATGACTCAGGAATGTTTCCCTTACGCAGACCATAAGCGACACCTGCGTTAACAAGGATGTACTTAGGCATGCGCTCTTCATGGTTTCCTGCAAGCCAAATGATCTTTGCATTAGGAGCCATTGCTCGCATTTGTGCACAGAAGAAAGTTGCACGATCAATAGATGCTTGCGTAGTTTGTGCATACGCAGGGTACGTCAGATACTTACCCATTTCAGGAAAGTCCAAGTTGTCTCCCACACATGCAATGACTTCAGGTTGGGTATCTTGAATCATCTTTAAACAAACATGGATTGCTTTCTCATCATGAGTTGGCTCCAACTGACCATCACGACCACGGTAATATCCAATTTGAATATCGGGAACAATTACACATGTTTTAAATGTTGTTGGCTTTTTAGTTTTGGCTGTTACTGGTGGCATCTTGACAGCAGGACCTTGTTTTACAACAGGCCATTCAGGACCAGTCTCCCATTTAGGGCTGAACTGAATTGCTGCAAGATCGTGGATTTGTGCTTCACCGTCAGCGTCTTTTGTAAGTGACTGATACAACTTTACTTTTCTAACATCACCAATTTCGTTGATGTCAATGTTTTTACGCTCCAACATTTCCACCAACTTGCCAAGAAGTTTGCTCTTGTCTTGTGGTGGATTACTTAATGCGTCTGCCAGTTCACTCATTGTGCGCCTCCTTGGTAACAACAGCAATCCTTATTGACATGCCGTTGGATGGTACTTATGCTTACGTTGTATCCATGTTGGCGCATGACTTTAGTAAGCCATGACGCACTGTACGTTTTACTTTTGCCCAAACCGTTATCTTCTCGGATAAGTTCAATGGCTCTGTCTATAGCCTCTTGTTCATCAGAAGACATCTTCATTTTGGTGCGAGTAAACTTGCAAGTATCGGATGTTGCATCGTCTTTTGGATTTAAAAGCGCATCCAATAAACTACTTTTATGGTCTTCTTGTTTCACAAATACCTAACCTTTTGTAATTCAGAATTACGGTCAGGAACATCCTAGCACCCTATTCACGGGTGTGTCTAGTATCACTTCTTTGTTAGGTGCCAATCCAAGTGGTTGGTAAGGCGCTCGCCTACACTGTCTAATTTTTCACTATTGGTCTCAATAGCACGTTTCACACCTTTTAAATGAAGCATGACCATGCCATGATCTAAACGGTTCTCTTTACGCATAGCAATGAACTGCTTAATGGTAAGACCAAGTGCTCCTGTTACAGAAGTAATAAGTGTGGCAATAATGAGTGCCCAAGCGTCGGTCATTCTGTGTGCTTCCTACGTTGTGGTGCTTGCACAGGGGTTTCCATAGGACGAATAAAACCAGTCTTATCAAACACGCCACGGCGTCCTTGAACAGTGATTTCTTTAGCACGAAGAACTACAGCGCCACCAATCTTTTGGTCAAGGTGACGCATGTCATGAGCATCTCCTGCGGACTCACCACGTTCTGTACGAACGGTTGGTAGGTCAATGCTACGACCTTGCTTGTCTCGCAAAGTTACAGCGTTAGGAACTGACTCACCTTTCTTAATATTGAAAGGTACCGCAACGTTTCGTCCTGAAGAAGTAATTTGCTGAATGCGGGGAACTGTCGTGTTCTCGGTCACGCTATGGATTTGGTGGTAATTGCTGTAAGGATTTGGATCCTCATGCTCTACGACGTCGTGAGTATCAAACTTTGTGTACTCATTGAATTGAGTCTTTGGACGGGATCCAATCAGAAGATCTGAGGTCTCACCCAGGCGGTGCCAGCCAACATCAGAGGTTCCATTTAAACGAACAACAGCAGTCCTACGCATCCCTTGCGCAGTTCTTTCATGGTTACGAATTTGTGAATGTACGAGACCTAAATATTGATCTGGGTGCTCCCATGCCATTTTAGTCCGTGTCTGTTTGGCAATTTCTCCACCAGTTAGTCCGAGTTGACCTGAGCCACTAAGGCAAGCGCCTTTGCAACCTTTTGTTTCAGAACCACAGGTGTTACAACCTTTGATGCCACCTTGTGTGGATGGTTGTAGGTATTGCACAAGTTGTTTTGAACCAAGGACACTGGTTTCACCAGAAGTATCATTATGTTCTAGTTTGGTGGAACTACCTAGCAAATAAGGTTTGCTACCACCACGTTTGATGTCGCCTGCTTTGGTAGTGCCAGTAGTGCTTTGGGATAACTTGCTAAAGGTACTTTGGGCTTCTTTAAGACCTTTGCCTGTTGAGTACTTAATTACGTCATCAATGCTGGCTTCAGCAAGTCTTTTTTCTAGGCTGGACCTATTTCCCATAAATTACACTCCGTCCTTATTTTGAGGGTTATTCTTAAGATATGCACGAGTTCCTGCTTCACGACGACGCATAGGGTCAATAGCACGGTATTGGCGTTTTACACCATTAGATTTTTTGTTGACAGAAGTGCCTTGTGGCTTAAACAAGTCAAGAGCATCTGTGTAACCCACACCCAGCCCAGACATATTGCGCTTCATGTCAATGCCACCCTTAGGACCTGGAGTGTGTCCTAGCATTGGGTTGCGGTCACCCGTCCCGTAATCAGGGCGTCGGTACTGCTGCTGAGTCTCATGGAAATGTTGCTTGCGGGATTTAACCGCACCAGCAAAGAATCCAGCCCCAGCATACACCTGACCGATGGCTATCCCACTTTGGGTATTAGTAGGGGGAGTCGTTGGACTCCCCCCACCATTAACATCGCTGTCGGATGTGCTGGCGCCTGCGTCGGCGCCGCCTTCCATACTTAGTCGTTAACGACTGTTGGGTTCATGCGGTTCATGTGACCGCCGCTGTTGTACTCGTACTCAAATGCTGGCATGCCGTCGCCTGACATTGATCCTTGAACGAACTCGCTCAAAACCGATGGGGCTTCAATCCATGAAGCGGAGCCAACGTGAGCACGCTCACGCATAGTCTCTTCTGGGTACTTGTAAAACATCTCAGGGTTGTTATGGTTCTGACGACCTGGGGCAGATGTCGGATCCATGTATGCGCCCTTGGCGAAGTCGTTTGGAACGTCAGTGTCAGTTGCGACACCTTCTTCAAAACGCAACGGTCCTCGGTTGCCTGGGATGCTTGGCGCCATTGAACGTTCAAAAACGTTCGGTGAGCGCTCTGGGAATTGTGGTGCTGGTGCTACGTTCACGTAAGCCTCCGTGAGGGTTGAATTAATTAATATCTAAGATTAGCACCATTTAGCGACCGAAGAATGGAGATTCCGCCACCTGTATCTGGGGCATGGTATCCGTCATGGTCATAAAGCAGGCAATAGCAAGAGAATCGGGGTAGTCATCAAAAGCACCTTTTTCATTAGGAGCCTCTGCCAACATATATGGACCACGATAAGCCTTTTCTAGGTCACCCATTTGCTGGTTAAAGCGCTTCCAAGTACGGGTGCGTTTAGCCTTAGAGTGACCTGGAATAATTAATTGCTCTCTCTGAATGAGTTCAGTTAGGTGTACCCAGCGCTCGTGCTGTGCCTTGGAGTCTGAAGATATGGAAACTACTTCAATATCTGGTAGAAGAACTTTGAATCGTTCAGCCACAGCGCCGCCCACACCCTGAGAGTCAATACCAATTCTGAGAGGGTCATAGTTACGCAAGAAGTCAATGATTTGGAAATACTGGGTTTCCCATTCTTCATTGTTAATTTCTAACCAGTTGAGGACACGATGCTCGTGGAAGCCAAAAGGATCTGGGTGGTCCCAGTCAACCCAACAGACTGTCACTACGGTGGAGTCATTAGAGCGAGCAACGTCAATACCGACTACTACGGGTGTCCTCCACCATTGCTTTACAAGCCCCATAGAGGGGTCATAGAGCCTCTCTAAGCGCTCATCCGTGACAAACATACCTCTATCAAGGACCCATTTGTTTTCGTAGGACATTTGGAATTCGTCGGAGTCTTCTCCGATGCGTAGTTTTTCTTTAGCAATAAACTTGCCATAGTTGGCGTTGTACTTAGCAGCAACCTTCCAGTCGTATTCAAAGTGTGAAGGGCGGGTCTTACGACCACCGTTAACCATTCGTCTTTTGTTGTACTGGATCATTTTGTAGAAGTAAGATTTGTTTCGGGTAGCCGTTCCTGTAAGGCAAATGCTTCCGTTATTAAAGGCAAGCATTGGCTTAATAGACTTGGCAATCATGAACTCGTCAGCACCTTGAGCCTCGTCAATCAAAATGAAGTGATACGTCTTTGATTCAATCTTGGCTTTAGGGTTACACGTTTGCATACGGCAAAGGGAACCTGAGTGCTTCAGAGTGATGATGCGTCCCTTACCTCGTGCTCCACCTGATGTGGCTTTGTCATCAATCTCAGGGTCTAAGAGGAAGTCAAGAGCATGCTCACTTGTTAACTTGCCAACGATACGACTAAAGACAGTGTCGGCTTGGTCTTCCACAGGAGCAAACACTCCACACCAAAAACCTCGTTCAAACTTCTCTAACCATGTTGGGTACACCTTTGCCAACTTAGGCAAGATAACCATCATAGAAGCCATGACATTAGAGAGCACTTCAGACTTACCACTCTGACGTGTTGCTACAACAGTTATTTCTTCGCCGTCACCAAGAATGACAGATTCAATTAAGCGATAAGCAATAGGAACTTGGTATGGAAAGAGTTCAATATCGCAAAACTCTTCAGTAAAAACAATAATGCGTTTAACCAGTTCGTCAAGAAACTCTGCCGAAGTCTCGTCTAACTCTTCGGCTACGTCTTCGGCTAAAAGGTTTTCGTCTAGTTCGTCGTCTGTAAGCACAGACCTAGCATAGACGATTAATAGGAGTCGTTATCAAACTTCATCTGACCTTGGTCAGGGCCTGGTTGGCTAATTCTGGCTGGACGAACTTCTGCAATGAGAGCAGCAACATCTTCAAGGAGCATCGTGAGGTTTTTGATGTCCACAAGGGTGGCTTCTGCATCATCAGGAGATGTTGTAAATACCTTAGAGGCATACGATTCAGTGAGCATGAAAAGGTCATTAATAGCGTTAGTAAGGCGGCGCTTATCACTTTTTTCTAGATTGGTAATTATTGGTTTGGTGTCCGTGTTGTTTGTCATAGATGTGAGGGTATCAGGCTTAGTTGTGAGCGTCAACCCTTCCCTGTAATTCTTCCCAAATATTGTTGAGGGCTATAAGGGCGTCGTCTACTTCTCCGATGGGACCATCGTGATACCGCCATTTATCAAAACTGGCTCCAAGACTCATAATACTGTTATCAAACCACTGGAGCAAGGAGACACGATCTAAGTTACGAATCCTCTGTGGAATCTTTATCTCTTTTGGCTCTGTCTTCTTAACGAAAAAACCCATCACCACATCCCTATCTCTCGTGCGGGCGTATCCATGTCACGCCCTCCTATGGCTTGTAATATACCGTCTGTTTCAGTAACTACCTTAAGGCGCTTACACAATCCTATTTGAATGGTGTATTTAGATGTTCTAATTTGAATACCCTTACCGTGTCGCCATGGATAGTCAGTTTCTTTCATGAAACCCATACACATCAGAGGTGTACGCAGATCTACAAAATCTCTAATGATCCAATACAAGCGCCCAGCGCCATGGACCTTATTCATGCTTACATTTGAGATTGTACGAAAAACGTGCTCTCTTCATCGCCCGATGCCCTACTGTTTGGAAAGTTATTGAGTACCGAGTTAATATAGCGCCCTTTTGACTGAGCCGACGCAAATGATTGGTAAATATGTGCGGGAACATTTAAGTATTTCCATGGGGTGCCATGTTTAATAAAACGAACAAAGAGAGTGCCGTTGTAACCAACAGCGCCAGAGGTTCCTTCTAAAGCAACATAACGAAAGGCTTCTACACGACTACTTTCATCAGGTGGATGGTAGTAGGTGGTGTTAGGGTCCCACGGAATAGGAGTTAATGTGCTGGGTGTGAATGTTCTCTCGTTTGCACGAGTACGAGCACGCTCTTCTTGGATGAGACCTTGACCTGAATAATAGTTTAAACCTTCAGCAAAACGTTCTCTTGCCGACTTGTTTAATCCTGGTTTAGGTCGTGGTGCCATATGGCTATGTTACGCCTTTGGAGGAAGTGTTGCCTCGTAGTCAAGAACGGATTGTGGCATAGCCTGACCCTCAGTGAAACGAATGTGCCAACTCTCGGCGCCTGGCATATCTACAACTTCATGACTAAAACCAAACTTCTGTTCGTTAGCCAATAGCCAATCCATGATCTTCTTGTTGCCTGTGTTAGCAATATCAATGGCAATGCCAAGCATGTGCTTTGAACATTTAGCGGCGTCATCTGTTGGGCTGGCAAGCACTGCCATGCCTTTCTTCAAGTACCACGTCTTGCCGTCATAGGTGCGTGTCTGGGCACCTGGAATAACTTCTAACTGAAATCTTTGTAGGAATCCTGCCTTTTGGGCGCCAATACTTCTAAAAGTGTCACCGACGCTAGTCGGAGCCAAGACAACACCATCAACTGCTGCGGCTGCCTTCATTGCTTCAAAAGCACGGGCGGCGCAATGGTGCAGTTGACCACCACACGACAATTTGCGAAGCATTGCTGGGGTGATTTCCGAAGGCTTCTTGCCTTTAAGGTGTTCACAGAATTTGATTGGGACTACAGGCCAGGTCATTTTTGTCATGGCATTATTTTACACCACTAGAGGACATACCTAATCCACACCGTTCCACTACCACCATTTCCTCCAGCGAAGTATCCGCCACCTCCACCACCTCCAATAAATTGTGTTCCTGCAACACCATTAGCACCGCCAGCGTAACCTGCTCCGTTTCCGCCACCGCCTGCTCCACCAGTGGAAACACCACCTCCACCGCCACCGCCTCCTCCACCGCCACCCGCACTCATTACTTGTATAGATGGGATGTTTGCCCAAGGAAGTAAAGCGCCAGTACCACCATTACCACCAGTTTCTACTGGGTTGGCTCCACCCGCACTACCCGCACTTCCTCTGCCGCCGCCACCTCCACCATTGTAAAAGTTTCCAGCACCACCAGCGTTACCTTCATCTGGGTAGGATGACCCACCAGCGGCAAAAGCGCCACCACCACCTCCGTTGCCGCCAACGCCACCGACAGTGGCAAATCCACTACCTGGTCCACCACCTGTGCTATTTATATAAAACTCGGGCATATAGGAAGCACCACCAATTGTATTTGCTGGACCACCTCCACCAACAGCCACACTGTATGTACCTACGCCAACACCAGTAATTGTAAATTCTTTGTAGCCTCCTCCACCGCCACCGCCACCTCCGTTGCCATCTCCTTTTCCAGCACCTCCTCCAGAAAGCAAACCTATTTGAATAGTTGCAGAACCAGAAGTAACGATGAAAGATCCAGATGCTTGAAAGGTGTGCACACGGTAACCACTAACGTCAAGGATGCTTCCACCTGTAGCAACTAATTTATTGTTTAGAGGGTTAAACCAAGAAGCAACAGTTGTTGATGGGCGTGTTTTTATAGAGGTGGGTGTACTAACAACGGTTTGACTTACGTTATTTCTCTTATCCCAAAAGGTTGGCATAGTTATGCCGTGATGTTATGAACGTACCCAGTCAAAAGAATGACATCGGCAGTAGCGGCAAAAGCCTTAACTAACAAAGAGTTCTGCAAGATAATGCCAGGAATAACTAGAACCAGTCCAGATTCAGCGGAGACAGTGAGTTCAATGTTGCCATCAATAGCAGTAGTGGTTCCCCACTCCAAAGTTAGTTTGGCAGCAGTGGCGCTGGTGTTATTTGCGTATACCCAAATCTCATCCCAGTTTGCAGTACCTGTAACTGCTTGATGGACAGTAACGGCTGTACCCGTTGAGGTGCCACTAACTCTGACTGCTTTACCGTTAGTTGAACCCGATAGTTTGTTTTTAGTGTATGAAGCCATTAGTTCTCCTTAGAAATCTGTATTGCCCTAGTTTACCTAATTTATTGGGGTGGGTACCTGTATAACCTACCAACTACAATAAATTGAAATTAAAGGAAACAACAATCTTCCTTTTTCCTTTAATAGCAGGGCACCCGTGTATGAAATTGCTCTTAAACAACAAAAGACGTTTTGGCTCACAAACATAGGAAGCATCCTCAAATGAGTACTTATTGGGGAAGGGGGATGGGGTAATCATGTTGTTTGTATCACTATAAAACTTTATGACATCAAGGTCACTATCACACTCTATGTAGTAAGCACCACTTATAAAACTCCCAGGGTGATTATGGGGAAACAAATGGTCGCCAGTTTCACTTAAGTTTGCCCAAATATTCAGCAACGGAAGATGAAAAATTGATATGTCATAACCCAAGGTTGTAGCAAAGTTTAAGACTTCTTCACGGATCGCTTCAATCAAAGGCTGAAAAATTGGTTCATTATTAAAGTTGTTAACCATGTGTGTTGAGGACACGTTTAGTTCTGGTGTCCTTTTGACCTCTGCCCCTTGACCAAAATAGTCCAACAACCATTTGTGGAGTTCAGAATGCCCATCGGCATAAAAGTTATTATGTATGTAAATAGGCTTTGGGAACCATTGTTCTATTCTTGGTTTTCCATTAAACAATGAAGTTAACATTTACTACAACTCTCCTTTTATGTTTTGTAGGATTTGAACCATGATGAGGAACCGCTCCACCTAACACCACACACCTATTTCTGATTGGTTCAATAGAACTCATCATATCTCCGTCATAAACATATAGATCCCCATCAGTTTTGTTCGGATAAAAAATACCAGTAAGAGAATTGGGGTACTCATCCAAATCAACATGTTTCACATTCCTATGTTCACAACCAACATTTGTTAACAGAACAGCCCTGATCCGAAGCAACTGCTTTAAAGGTTTACCTATGCGCTCACACATCGCTGAAACAACTGGTTCAATCTGATCTAAAAATGGGCTGTATAGCCGATTGCCCTCATCAAAGAAAAGATGAGCAAAACCATAATTATAAATGTCGTTCGTGATTTTGTTTCCGTAATCAATGTCTTCCTGCCAATAAAAGGGAAAATTCACTGATTCAATTAAATCTAATAGTTTCACCAAATCGTTTTCAGGTAAAAGATTATCGTAAATCAACGAACAAACCTATCCGTTGTATATAGAAAACTCTCGTTTCTCTTCATCCCAATACCAATTGTCCCTTGTCTCTGGTCGGGGAACTGGCGGTATCCAAACACCCTCATACCTTGTCCAAGAAGGAAATGGTTGAACACCATAAAAATAGCCGTCAACATAATCTCCATTTATGAAAGCAGGTTTGTCATCAAAGTATTCTATTTCGTTTTCAGATAAAACATAGTCATCACCACACAATGTAACATTGACAACAACATTTCCATCCATTATTGCAACATTTTTCATGCCGCCCACCTGATCACAATAATTCCAGACCTGCCAGCACCACCGTGATATAGGGAACCAAAACAGTTTCCGCCACCGCCGCCACCAGAACCGTAACTAGTTGCGTTTTGTGCATCATTTCCGTATGAGCCTTTACCCCCACCAGTACCACCATAAATGTTTCCTGAACCACCGTTGTTACAGTTTCCTGCACCACCGCCACCAGAACCAACAACCGAGTAGCCAATGACAGTTGAAAGGTTTGAGTCGGCTGTATTCACAGCAAGACCTTCTCCTCCGTAACCCATTGAGCCATCACCAGCGGCTGACCAACCTCCACCACCACCGACGCCAGCAGCACCGCTTCCGCTACCATTTTTTCCTTCCGCTGGTGTATATCCACCAGCGTTTCCTGATCCATAGGAACCTATTCCACCGCCACCAGAACCACCAGAACTAGCACCACCAGTACCGCCTCCACCGCCACCCGTTGCTGAGAAAGTCCCCGCAGCATGTGTAATGCTTGATGTGCCTCCACTGCCGCCATAACCCGATGAACCGTCTGCCCCAGAACTGCCACCGTTACCAATTGTTATTGTGCTTACTCCAGAATTAAAAGTAAGTGTTGTCAAAATTGTTCCAGCAGAAACTCGCACACCGCCACCACCACCACCGCCTGCGCCACCATATCCTCCAGCGGCACCTCCCGCTACCACCAAGACATCAGCAGTCCCACCATCGGTGACGTTCATTGTTCCACCAGCCGTGAAGGTCAAATACTTGAAACCACCTAGTGTTGACAATGCATAACTACCAGTTGCTCCCACTGCGGCAAAACCAGAAAGACCACCACGCCAATACCCATCAGCCTGATTTGTGGAACCACGATTGGCTCGTGGATTTAGTGACCCAGCAGAAATAGAGCGTCCACCGCTCATAAAGTTATTAATTAGGCCCATGTATTTAAGACCTAGGCGATTACGTTGACGTATCCGTGAACAACGATTACGTTTGTTGTTGCGGCAAAAGCCTTTACTGTAAGTGCTGACGCATTGCCTTTCAGCAGTAGACCTGGAACGATTAGATACAAACCGTTTTCAGCCTTAACCGTGTACTCAATATTACCGTTAGGTGCAGTAGCCTCGCCCCATTCAATTGTCAACTTAACATCTGAAGCCGAAGTGTTAACTGCATACAGCCAAACCTCATGCAAGGTTGCCGCAGTTGCAGAACCAGTATGAACCAATGTTCCTGCTGTAGCAGTTGCCGCTACAAGAACACCTTTACCATCTGTTGAACCGCTAAGAATTGTTTTGCTAAATGTTGCCATGATGTCTCCTAATTAAATATTCTGTTGTTCAAAACAACTTGGTCATTTTCCCAGCCAGTGATTTTTGTTGTTGCAATAGCAGCCGAAGCATCAATGTCTGCGTTGACGATAGTACCATCAGCAAGCATAGTGCTAGTAATGGTTCCTGCTGGGGCGCTAAAAGTTCCCGTAAATGAAGCATTGCTTGTAGGGGCTTTGGTATCTAATTGAGTTTGGATAGCAGAAGTGACTCCGTCTACATACGACAACTCAGTATTGGTGATTGTTCCAATAGATGTTGTTGCGGGCAAAACAACTGTTCCAGTGAAAGTTGGGCTAGCAGTCGGAGCAAGACCAGTCACTACACCCGTATTGCCGTTAACTGAGGTAACGCCACCTTGGTAGGCGAGGCTGTTCCATGCGGTTGAGCCATTTCCAAGTTTGAGTTTTCCTGTATCGGTTTCTCCGCCCAGTTCGCCAGACGCAAGGGTAGGGTTAGCCGCAGTCCAAGCCGCCGCCGTGTCCCTACGAATCAGTATTCGTCTAGTTGTCATTGGTCATCTCCAATTAGGGTCACGTTGGGATTAAACGTATAACTACAATACCATCCGCACCACGGCTTGGTGCTGCTGTTCCAGATGCGCCACTTCCGCTATTTGCTGCTGGATCTGGACCACCATCACTATTATTGTACTTTCCATAACCACCAACACAGTAAGTAACTGAAGAACCAGTGCGAATAGAGTTTGCACGACCAGCACCACCTGTTTGTCCTGCGTCACTGCCTGCGCCACCTGCTCCACCTCCGCCACCGCCTGCGTGGTACTGTCCTGGGCTATGGACACCATAACCGCCAACATTGGTGTTTGGGCCAGAAGCGCCACCACCAGGGTCAGTTCCACCACCGCCACGGCTTCCTCCGCCACCACCCGAACCACCAGTTCTGCCGCCTGTGGATGCAAAACCGTTAGGATAACCACCTCCACCACCACCTTGCGCTGAGTACAAAGAACCAAAACTGCTGGGACTTCCGTCTGATAGTGAGCCGTTGCCGCCACCGCCAACTGTTACGGCGTATGTTCCTGCCGCCAACGAGTAGGAGGTTACCTCGTTCATCGCTCCCGCACCGCCTCCACCGCTTCCATAGTTATTTCCACCGTCTTGACCCCCACGACCTCCACCTGCGCCGATTACGAGCATGTCCACAGTCTTTGTTTCAGATATTGTAAAAGTTCCAGACGCCGTAAAAGAATGCACACGGTACGTTGAGTAGGCGGTTATTGTTCCACCTGTGGATTCAAATGCACTTGCAGCAACATTTGCTAATACTTGCATTACGCCGCCAAGTTTCCGACAACAACCCATTCATCTGTTCCAACTTTGATAAGAGTGGCTATTGCGTATTGGGCTTTTAATTTAAGTTTTGAGCCTTCAGAACGGAAAGTAACGCCAGCGCCAGACACTGTTACCTGCCCAGCACCTAACTGCAATAAGTTAACTTGATCACCAATAGTAAAAGCAGCAGTTGCATTTGTAGGCACGGTTAAAGAAATTGCAGACGCATTATTTAATGTGACTAATTTTTGTGCATCCGTAAGCGCCAAGGTGTATGTAGTTCCAGTTTGGGCATTTAAAGTTAAGTTTGTAAGTTCGGCAGAACCAACAGCCCTGTCAGCGATCTTTGCTTGCGTTACAGCATCTGATGCAATCATCGTAGCCGTGACTGTAGAGTTAGGTAAAACTACAGTGCCCGTGAAAGTTGGGGAAGCAAGGTTTGATTTAAGATCAAGAGCGGTTTGCTGTGCAGTGGATACTGGTTTATTTGCGTCACTTGTGTTATCCACATTGCCAAGTCCGACCATCCCTTTAGTGACACCAGAGACAGTGCCTGTGAAGGTTGGGCTAGCAGTTGGGGCAAGACCCGTTACTGCACCCGTAGAACCGTTTACAGAAGTAACATTATTTTGGTAACCCAAACTGTTCCACGCTATTGCGCCTGTACCAAGTTTAAGTTTGCCTGTATCGGTCTCATGTCCAAACTCACCAGCGGCAAGCGTTGGGTTGTTCGCTGTCCAGTTCGCAGCCGTGTCACGGCGAATAAGAATGCGGCGATATGCCATTATGCGCCTCCACCATCATCTACAAAATAAGCGTTGAGAGGTGTATCAGAAAAACCGCTATCAGAAACAGTTTGTGGGAAGCGCTTCCAAACACCATTAAGATAGCGCCAAACCATACCGCCTGCTACGTATTCATCTCCAGAAGATGGAGAGTTAGGGAAATCAATTGGTGCAGGCATTATGTGATAACCAAATTTCCTGAGGATGTAAACGTGTGAACTGTATATACACCAGAAGTTGTAATAGTTCCGCCTGTTGCCGACCCAGCGCCAATCAGGTAGCGGATAATAACTATTCCCGAACCACCCGTAGTGTTGGCAGAAGAGCCTTGACCATCCCCGCCGTTACCAGTATTGCTGGCTCCAATAACACCCCCAGTCCAACTATCTCCTCCGCCTTTACCGCCAGTAGCGTAAGTGACAGAGGTTCCTGTAATGCTTGATGCTAAACCTGTACCGCCAGCGGCAAAACCACTGCCACTAGAAATTCCAACAGCACCTACGCTTCCAGCACCTCCACCACCACCGCCAGTTGCTTCTGTGCTATTAACCGATGACGCTCCACCAGCGTATCCTTGTGCCGTAGTACCAGCGCCACCAGTTGAAACCATTTGGTAACCACCACCTCCGCCACCAGAGCCACCAGATTTTCCGTTTTTGTTTGTATCACTGCTACCTGAAGCAATCCAGTTTCCGCCACCTCCACCGCCCACCGAAGTGATTGTAGAAAACACAGAATCATTACCGCTAAATGAAAGTCTTGGCGATGGTCCGCTTGTTGTTGCGCCACCAGCACCAACGGTAACAGTGTAGGTATTTGGAACAAGAATCATTGCCGCTTCAGAAGGCCCTCCACCGCCAGAAGTAGCACCACTTACGTTAGTTCTGAAACCGCCTGCGCCACCGCCACCACCAACGTCCCAACCACCACCACCACCACCAGCAATAACTAGATACTCAATAGATAAACCAATACTGTGCGTCACATTTGACCACGCAGTACCGTTCCACAAACGTAACTTGTTTGTATCACTCTCATAAATCATTTGCCCTGTGTAAGGTGATGCAGGGCGAGTTGTAGATGTGCAGACACCAGGTTTAATCAACGATTGTGCGCCGATAACAGAAGAGAGGGGCATTAAATTGCTCCTATATCAATGATTGTTAAAACTTGTGGAAAAGAGTTTGCACCAATAATGCCATCAGGGTTCGTATTCAGTCCAGTGATACCACCGTTCATTCGCATACGTAAATCAAAAGTGAGTGCAGTGCCACTACCCGTAGTTACACCAACATCTGATGCAAGGAAAGTTGTAGTTCCTTGCATAGAAATTGGAAGGTTGGCGGTAGTTGTATGTGGAGACTGATAGAGTCCCCGAACAAAACCAGAACTAGATTGGGCAATCCATAGCGCTCTCCATGTAATTGTGCTTCCAGATTGAGCCGCACAAGAACCATAGACTTGGTATACACGTCCTGGGACAACAGTTACTGAGCCACTTAAAATTGTTGTTGCTGTAGAATCACTAATGGATGTTCCAGCGGTGGCTGTAACATTTAACTTATATCCAGTTACGGGCGCAGCAGTGCCAGTTTTATACACCCAAGCCGATGAGTCATATACAGCAATCTTGTCGGTGTCCGTTTCATAAATGACCATGCCGTCAAACGGGTTCGCTGGGCGATTAGATGAGGTGCAAACCCCATTCTTTAGCCCTTTAGAAGTTGCTGAGATTGTCATGCAACTACCAAACTACCAGAGGCTGTGAAAGTATGGATTCTATAAGAACCTGATGTGGTAATGGTCCCCCCTGTTGCAGAACCATCTGCCGTTAAATAGCGAACAATAACGACACCTGAACCACCGCTCCCCAATGAACCACCACCGCCACCACCAGTGTTGGCTGTACCCGCAACACCACTACCCCATACAGCGGCTCCGCCACCACCCGAACCACCACTTCCTTGGGTTCCACTGATAGTTGCACCGCCGCCGCCACCAGCACGAGTTACTGCTGTACCTGTGATTGAACTTGCTAAACCAACACCGCCAGTGCCTCCAGTAAGGGAAGAAGCATTTCCACCAACAGCGCCTGCGCCACCTCCACCGCCAGCAGGACCATACCCATCTTGTGGGAATTCTTGACCACCAGCAAAACCTTGATTTGCAGTGCCCGATCCAGAGTCTTTAGTGCCGCTGTTCCCTGTTCCACCCGCTCCACCACCAGAACCTCCAGTAAAGCCATTATTTTCGGATGGGCCTCCATAACCACCACCAAGTGCTGTAATCGTAGAAAAAACCGAATTAGAACCACTTGTGGCATTACCTACTCCACCAGCACCAATAGTCACCGTATATGTACCAGTAACAAGCCCCATTGCCGCTTCGGCACTAGCACCACCACCAGAGGTAGCACCTACAACATTCGTACGGTAGCCTCCAGCACCACCGCCACCTCCGTAACTACTACCACCCGCTCCACCACCAGCAATAACTAGATACTCAACAAAAAGAGATCGGCTATGTGTTGTACCGTCAGACCAACCAGTAGATAAATACACTTTCATTTTATTTGTATCAGTCTCAAAGATAGTTTGACCAACATAGGGTGCGGCAGGGCGTGTAGTACTAGTGCACACCCCAGGCTTCAACGAGCCAATGCCGAGACCTTCAGAGAATCCCATAGATTAGTTTGTCTTATCCCAGCCGACTACCGTGACCGTAACTTTAGATGCTGTATCTGATAAACCTTGTAATGTCTCCGTTGTGTTAAGAACGAGGGCGGTATCCCATACCATGAGATCGTTTGCGCCAATAGGTAGCGCTGACATGATTTGGTTTGCACCTGTAGCCGCCGAACCAATAGCCAAAGTCACATTACGATCCACAGTATCTGTATTAGAAATGATGATCTGTTTCACTACATAGGTATGACCCGCTGTTACGGTGCATAAGGTAGTGGTGGATGTACCTAACTGTGTTGGGCCGCCTAAACGTGCTTCTGCTCTGTCGCCTGATGCCATATTACGCTCCAATACTCATTGTCATTATGGCACCTTCTGTGCTGGTAGATAAACCACCTGATGGTGGAATAAATGCCCATTTAACGCCTGCTGTGGTGGTGGAATCCGCCGTTAACACATAAGCATTAGTTGCACCTGTTGCCAATTTTGCCGCCGTTATAGCGTTAGTAGCAATTTTATCAGTAGTTACTGCACCCGTAGCAATTGAGGATTCGCCTAAGACGATAACCCATGCTGTGCCGTTATACATCCATGTTGTTGCTCCAACAGTGTATTGATCGTTGTTAGATGGTGAGTTAGGGAAATCTATAGCCATTATGCGATAACCAAACTTCCTGATGCTGTGAATGTACGGACTGTGTAGGAACCTGATGTAGTAACAGTGCCACCTGTAATAGTGGCACCTGAACCATCGGCTGTTAAATAACGGACAATAACTACACCAGAACCGCCAACACCACCTGCTACGTTTCCTGCACCACCTACACCACCATTGCCAGTGTTTGCAGTACCATTGACAGCAGGATTTGAACTATCTCCAGAAGCACCGCCTATTCCGCCAGTAGCGTAAGTGACAGATGAACCAGTTATTGAACTAGCCAAACCAGCACCGCCAGCACCTAAACCACCAACGCTATTTGCACCAGCACCAGTTTTTCCTCCGCCGCCACCGCCACCGCCATCAGAACTTCCTCCACTATTGCCCTGACCAGCCGTACCAGCACCACCAGTAGCGCCATTATTGGAACCGCCACCGCCACCCGAACCGCCTGAACCGCCATTGCTAGAACCACCCAAGTTGCCACCGCCCCTACCTCCACCAGTAGCGGTATTTCCAAAAGCAGAAGAACTTTGCCCTTGTACGGACTCAACTCCAGATGTTTGTCCACCACCTCCGCCGCCGACAACAAAAGCATAGGTTCCAACAGAAGCACTTTGGTTTGTGTATACCAACATTCCGCCTGCGCCGCCTCCACCACCACGGTTTCCGCCAGCACCACCTCCACCCGCAACGACAATATAATCAACAGAAAGGCTTGACGTAGTAAAGGAAATAGCAGAGGATTCTGATGTACCAGCACCCAAAGCGTTTACTGCTTTAAGTTTTACGTAGTAAGTTGTGCCTAGGGCAAGACCCGTAATTGTTATCGGACTAGTTCCATCGGCGGGAGAAAGTGCCGTGTATGAACCGTATGTTGAGCCAGCATTCGTGGAAAGAGCATATTGGTAGTTGGTGATTGCTGAACCACCATCACCACCAGCAGAAAACGTAAGTGTGACCGTGCTAGATGTAGGTGAACCTGAGACTGCTACAGACGTAGGTGCACCTGTTGGCACTGTAGTAATAGCAACAACCCAAGCACTACCGTCCCATCGTTGTAGTTGGCTTGTGTCAGTGAGGAAAATGAATTGACCAGCAAAAGGTGACGGGATAACAGCCGAGCGGTTAGCCGTAGTAGTAACCGTAATTCCTGAAAGACCAGAAGCAAGTTTGGCTTGGGTTACTGCCCCATCGTTAATCTTTACCTCAGTAACAGCATTAGAAGCAATTTTTGCCGCTGTTACTTCACTTGTAGGAATAGTATAAGAGTTAGCAGTAATGAGGTTCCAAGTGGTGCCGTTAAAGATCCACTTCTTTCCACCTGACGTGAAAGAATCATTTGTGGCTGGTGAGTTTGGAAAATCTATAGCCATACTAAGATATTACTAGGCTTCCTGATGCAGTAAATGTACGAACTGTGTACGAGCCAGAGGTTGTTGCGGTTCCGCCTGTAATTGTTAAACCAGTAGCGTCTGCGGTTAGGTAACGAACAATTACTACGCCTGAACCACCAGCCCCAGTTGGTCCAGTTCCGCCACCGCCACCACCCGAACCACCACCAGTGTTTGCTGAAGCAGAACTTGAGTTCCCTATACCACTGGTGCCTGCTGTTCCACCACCCGAACCCGCAGCACCACCAGTTAAAGATGAACCTCCACCGCCACCACCGTAAACAACAGAAGAACCAGTTATTGAATTTGTTGTTCCACTACCACCTGCGCCACCAACATATGCCACAGAACCTGTACCAGCGGCAGACGAACCGCCACCGCCGCCACCGCCGTAATAACCATCTCCAGCAAGTGAAGCGCCACCGTTATTGCCTTGTCCACTAATTCCCGTTCCACCAGCCTTTGCGCCACGACCACCGCCACCGCCACCCGAACCGCCGTTTAAGCCGACACTAGAGTTTGCTGCTGTTCCACCTGCACCGCCACCACCGCCACCCGTTGCTGTAATAGACGAAAATACTGAGTTTTGACCATTGGAACCATTGGAGATATTGCCACCAGCACCACCAGCACCAACCGTAACTGTATAAGTTGCAGGCGTAAGTGCTAATGCTGCTTCTAATGTTCCACTATTGCTAGTCGCCGCTACTGTGCTTCGTAGTCCACCACCGCCTCCGCCGCCACCATATCCATCGGTGCTACTGCCAGGTGGATAACCATGACCGCCGCCTCCGCCACCTGCGACAACAAGATAGTCAACAGAAAGACTTCGGAAATGTGATGTACCGTTGCTCCAACCACCTGTTATATAGACTTTCATGAGATTGGTATCAGTCTCAAAAATCGTTTGACCTGTAAAAGGTGATGCAGGTTTTGTTGACGAAGTACAGACCGTAACTACAGGGACAGTAGAAGCAAGTTTGGCTGAAGTTATTGTACTGTCGGCAATTTTGGCGGCTGTTACCGCACTTGCCGCTAGTTCAGTAGTTCCAATAGAACCAGCCGCCGCAACAGTTCCTGTGATTTCCCAAATTGTTCCTGACCATGTCCAAGTACGTGCACCTACAGTGTAGGTATCACCAACGCTTGGAGAGGCGGGAAAAGTAAGGGACATCTATTATTCCGAAGGAATAACGATTTCCACCCACTCTTGCTCTTCTTCGTCCCAACTGTACATACCCTCTGCTGGACGAGCAACTGGTGCTTCCCATTCAGTGGTGTCTTCGTTAAGAGTCCAAGAAGGGAAAGGTTTAGGGGCGATGTACGCATTTAGAGCGGAATCATACTTGTAACCAATACCTGCATAGCGAGCACGAATGGTGCCGTTGTACGAGGTCTGCTTCCACGTTCCACCCAACAGATTACGACAGAATTCAGCGCCTACAGCCTCTGATTCGCTTCCTGCGCCATCTTTGCAATCATCATTAGATACCACGATGACTCGCAATACAATGTTGTCTTCGCCAATTTCAGCAAAATGTGCCATGTTTATTTCTCCTTAGAAGGTTATGCTGCCTGATGCAGTAAAAGTATATATCCTGTAGCCACCTGTTGTTGTTATCGTTGGTGAACCAGTAGTTGATGTTGCTAATGAGAATGTGTCTAGGTAACGAATAATCACCACACCAGAACCGCCAGAACCATTTGACCCGTTGGCTTGACCACCACTACCGCCACCGCCTCGGTTGGCAGCACCAGAGGAGCCATACGTCACGATGGCTCCGCCTCCACCACCGCTACTACCAAACTGAGAACCGCCACCGCCGCCATAGGAAACCGTACTTCCAGAAATTGACGAATCAGTAGAAGAACCGCCAGACCCACCACTTCCGTTGCCGCCCGAACCAGCACCACTACCACCATAGAACCCGCCGTTACCACCTGAGTAATCGGCGTTACTTCCACCAGTCATGCCTTGTCCAGAACCACCACCCCCTGTAGCAGTAATGCCAAAAGCACTTGAAGATTCACCAGAGGAAGCATTTGTAATAGAAGAAGCACCCCCACCACCAACAGTAATCGTGTATTGGGTTCCAAAGAGAGCATTAGCAGAACCAGTGCGAATGGTTCCTCCAGCACCACCAGAACCATAGTTGACGCTGCTTGTTCCACCAGAACCACCACCACCTCCACCAAGAACTAGATATGTAAGAGGAAGAGGCGGTGTGGGCCAGTTACTTGCTCCTCTTTCCCTTTGAGCATCAGCAAAAGTGTAAAAACCAGACGCAGCAGAATTACTGATAACCTTCTTTGCTCCTAGAAATCCACCGTTACCTCTAGCCATTAACTAATCACCTCGTAAGAACAAATAGCCTCTAATTTAAGAGTTGTGCTACCAAGTGCCCTAATAGAGTCACCTTCTTCAAGATAGATTGCTTTAGACAAAACATCTAGTGTTGCGCCCGCAGGTACCGATACTTGATAGGCAAGACGATAAGCCGTAGATGAACGAAACAAATCAATAGTTACCGTGAAAGCAGTAGCACCATCTACGTTAGCAACATACAATGAGTTGACTTTGTAGACTTGTCCACTGGCTGCTGAGTTTGTAACAATTGCAACTGCCGAAGCGGTAAGTGCAAGAACTGCTGTCTTGCCTGTGATTGTTGCTACTCCTACAATGTTTGGTGCTGCCATAATCTATCCTCCGAATACAATTGCCATTGCAATTGCCTTTCCTGTTGTTGCATATGTTGTTGGGGTAGCCCATTTTAGACCAGTTGCTGTAGAAGAATCTACAGTAAGAACCTGATTGGCTGAACCTGCTGTAAGCCCACCAATGGTGTTATCTGCGGTTCCTACAAGAAGGTCACCTTTAGCATTAATAGTGTTTACGAGAGCGCTAAAAGGTGAAGCGCCAACTTCTACCCATGTAGTTCCGTAATAGACATATGTACCACCCGTGAGGGAGTTAAACCAGATTTGTCCAGAAACAGGTGATGCTGGGGCGGAATCCTGCACACTGGCAGTTACGCCCGATGCACCGATTTCAATCCACGAAGAATCGTAATAAACAAATGTTTGGGCAGTATTGGTATTAAACCACATACTTCCTTCAAGTGGAGAGGCTGGTGCGGAAGAACTAGACACCATTCGTGCGCCTGTACCAATTCCACCGACTTCAATCCAAGATGAGTCATAGTAAACAAATGTTTTACCATTAGTTGACTGGAACCATAGTTGACCAGCCAAAGGTGATGCAGGGGCTGTATCAGAGATAGTTGCGCCTCCAATAATGGTTTCAGCAACCCAAGCACTACCGTTCCACTTTAAGAATTGCCCAGACGATGGTGATGCTACAGAAACGTCACCAATGTCATCCAAGGTATTAATGGTTGGAATAGTTCCGTTAATCCAGCGAGTTCCATCAAACTTTAAGAATTGACCATTAACTGGAGTTGTAAGAACAACATCAGAAAGATCAGTTAAGTCTTCTACAAGATCTGGCTCACCACTTGCTTGGAGCCAACCACCATCATAATAAATGTATGTTTCTAGTGTTGTTGAGTTAAACCAAAGATCACCAGAGTTTGGGGATGCTGGAGCAGTTGCTGCAACTTTGAGGCTTGCTCCACCACCAAAAGATGCTGAGGCAGATCCAAATTTAGTACCATTAAATACTAAGATGTCATTGAGGGCTGCACCTGTGGTATCAATCTCAATGTTGTCTACAAAAAGAGTAGGAACTTTGAGAGTGTCGTCTGTTTTTAAGACGTCAGCAGAATCACGATAGAGGTTTACGTCACCAGCAGAAGCACCTGAACCCCAAGTAAGACGACCACCTGCTTCAATCTTTAAGCGAGCCTGGGTATCAGCATCAACAAAAACGGTTACGGCATCAGAACCAGCAGAAACAAGTTGCTTGACAGTAATAGGTACTGTAAATTTCTGTGCCACGACCTCAATCGCTTCCTATGTTGTGACCCCGCAAGGTCTATTTAATTCTTAACCTACTACAACAATGGTGTAGTCGTTAGCGGCAATAGTCCCATAAAGCACCACTGAGAGTGTGTTGCTATTAGAACGGGTTACATCACCAATAACGGTTGCACCAGTTGATACTTCATAAATTCCTACGTTTACATCAGTTGTACTAAAGTTGTGAGTAACAGTGGTAGTTGAAACTCCTGCAATGCTGGCGGCACAACCCTGTTTTGCTGTACGAGCAAGGGAAGGAGTGCTAGTTGTGCGACCTGATGCTTCACCTGAAGCCGATGCCAAGTTAGTGCGAGCAACCGCTTCAGTAGATGCACCAGTACCACCGTCTGTAACAGCAACATCTGTACCGTTCCAAACACCTGTGGTAATTGTGCCAAGTGTTGTAATGCTTGACTGACCAACATATGTAGAAGCAATGTCAATGCTGTCGGCATTTGCTGTAATGCGGTTAGTAGTGCCAATAACGTCAAGAGAGTTTCCAGTCTTAGTAAGACCAGTACCTGCAATAACTTGACCAGCACCAGAGAATTGAGCAAAAGCAAGGGATGTAGTTCCAAGAACGATAGTATCGTTAGTTGTAAGTACCCAACCACTATCTGCGTATGCTGTACCCTCAGCAACAAATGTAAAAAATCCTGCTGTAACTTCAACAGAAGCATCACAGTCGGTTGCACGGGTTGGTGACCCTGAAGCATTAACAGTGTAGATACCATTCTCAGAACCTGATACTTGATCCTTGATCAAGATACGGTCACCAGTTACTAGAGTTACACCATCAACAACAGAACCATTAACAAAACTTGAACTCAAAGTTCCAGCAACTGTGGTGGCTACTCTTACAGAGGCTTTAACATCAAGACCAGTACGGGCTGCGTCTACATATAGTTTAGTTGCAGCATGTCCATCAGCAGTTGGGGCAGCAACACTGATGTTGCCGTTACCATCACGTTTTGCCAACTTGGAAGCAGTTGCAGCATCAGTTGCATCTGTAAGCATCTGCCAGAAAGTGGTAGACAACAAACCTGCGTTGCTGGTGTCAGCAAGGTTTAAGGTAAGGCTTACTGTGCCATTAGATTCACTGACAGTAAGAGCAGTGGCATATGTACCACTGGATTGCACGGCGTGGAGCATTTTGCGCCATGCGCTACCTGAGTACACCTTGATGGTGTCTTCGGTACTGTTATAGATGAGGCGGCCTTCAAAGTTGCTACTTGACGGGTCAGTGCCCAGAACCTCAAATTTGGCGTTAACCAGTTGATTCTGGTTGAGGTCAATATTAGTTAGAAACTTTTGAGCCATTGAACTTCCTTACGTGAGGTATGCGAAACCAGAGAACGCTGATGTAAAGTTTACTACAACTTGTGCGGTAGAAACATAATTTACTTCCCCAAATACAACAGTTTTACCACTATCAACGACTGTAATAGACGGGTAACCACCCAAAGCATGTGTGATTGTCCAAGTTGTAGCAGCAGCACCCTGTGTATGAATGTGCCTAGCCGCTACGGGGTAAACAAGATTAAGGACTTGGTTTGGGGCAATACCCGTAATGTTTGCACTTGCCGTACCTGTGGTGACTGTGCCAATGCTGAGAACATTAGGAGGACCCGCAACACCTGGATCATGGACTTCAAGTACTTGATCAGCAGGTTCAGTTACGACAGAGACTGTCTTTTTCTGTGTAACCGTAACGTACTTGTTCGGTTGCTTAGTTACCTCAACGGTTTTTGTGCTCATGCAGGCGGTGCAGAGATAGCAGCCTCTACAACGACCGTCCCACTCGCCAAGCAGTCCCAGTCTCCAGCGGAGTCCTGAACAAACAAGTCAAAGTTGTAAGCACCCGCAGACACTGTGTTTTTATCTGAGATGTGCATTTCTAGTGTTCCACCAGCAATCGGGGCAAGATAACCACGTCGCTCTACTGGAAGAGCAATAACGGTGGCTTCTGAAGGGGTGGACGCATACCAACGAAGGTCTAGGACAGTAACACCTGCGGTGTTCTTTGCCTGCATGTAGGCGTTCTGTACGGTGAGTATGTCTCCATCAGCATCTTTCCATGTGAAAGTGCGGCGGAAGTCCACACGTTGCTTAAAGCGGATTTCCATTGCTTGTGAATCCTCCCACGGAGTAATATTGTCAAGAGCCGATACAACGATTGTACCCTTTGCTACTGGTCTCTGAACTTCATTGATAGTTGCAAGAACATCATAGGAAAGTTCTCCCAACGGTAGATCCTGGGTTTCTTCGGCACTTAGCGACAACATAATGCCATTTTCGCTTGTTAAATCAACAGTTAATTCTTTTTTAGACAAGCCAGTAGTCTGGATAAAAGAACGAGCCTCAGTGGGTTTAATTTGTCTGTGAGTGCGCCTATCCTTGAGGATAATGAGTCGTTCCCATGGAAGCCCACGAGTGATGTTGTAGTTAACGGTATGGGCCATACACTTAGTTTACTCTATGATTCGTCACCCTTTAAGAGTGCTCCAGCAAGATGTACTGCCAAAGAAGCAATAGAAATCCAAATACCCCATTTAAGGGTTTGTCCACTAAGGGTAATTAAAACCATGCCCGTTCCGCTGAGTGTCCAAGCAAGGCTATGCAGTTCATTAATAAGTTTCTTCACAAGGCTCCTAAGTCGTCACGTTTCAACTTATTGTCTACGTCTAGAAACGACTGGTGCGGGCAATATAAATGATACCGTAGTTATGGCGATGATAACTCTGCGTCCACTGACAGGTATCACTGATCCAATTGCGGTATAGGTGTCAAAGACACCCTCGTAGATATTTAATTTCTTTTCAAAGGATTTCTTAACGGCTTTAGGGGCATCCTGTACCGCATTGACAATGGCAAGACCATCCTCTGGGGTTACCGCTGAAGCCACAATCGCATCAAACACCTCAGCCGCTTGCTCCCCTGAAACGCTTTCCAGAACTTTAGCGCTCATTGCCAGTTCGGTGGCTTGCCCTTCACTTACACCACCTTCTTGGGAAATGACCAAATCCACTACTTGAGCAACCTGATCGTTTGTAATGGTGGCATTTTCAAGAACATTCACCACTTCAGCAAACTTGTTGTCAGAAAGTTCAGGAGTCAAAATAGCAGCAAAGGTCTGTGTCAAGACTTCGTCAGATACCTTTTCGTCAAAGATGGCGTTAATAACCGTGCCAAACTCTTTGTCATCAAGAGGGCTGTCAAGAATCTGGGTGGCAAGGGCAACTGTTTCTGCGTCAGACAAGTCACCGTCAAAAGCAGCCGTAAAGACCGCCTCTAGTTCTGCCGAGGAAAGATTGGAATCCAGCAAGTTCTCAACAATTGCCCCCATCTCTTCCACGCTTGCTTCTGCGCTAAAGACGGTATCCATCACAATTGTAAGTTCTTGGGCTGAAAGATTAGAACTCAGCAAAGAAACTAAGACTTCAGACACTTGCTCGGTATCAGATGTATCGGCAAGTACGGCATTCATTACGGCAGTAAATTGTTCTGTAGAAAGGTCGGCGCTTAGAACCTCATCAAGTGCAGCCGTTATCTCTTCTGTTGAAGCATCAGGGGTAAAGGTGTTCTCAAGGATGTTCGTTAATACCGCATCCGATATAACCTCACCGACAGACGGTAGCGTTTGGTCTGGACAAACAGTAGCGTTTGACCCATTACACAAGTCTTCCGAAGTCGGAATAGGTGTGAAAGGTAGTGTTTGGTCTGTGTCAACGGTAGTGTCTGGGTATGTTTCATATGTTGTTGGGTCTGTTATCTCAGTTGGGATCTCTTCTGGGATTATTACTGGTATTTCTTCAGGAAGCGTCGCTGGGATGGTTACTTCTGGCATGGTTGTGGATGTCGTCCCCGTTGGTACTTCTATTATTGGAGAAATATAGACGGGAACAGTAGATGTCGGAATTTCTGGTGTTGTTGACGTGGTCGTTGTTGATTGGGGCAATGTTGTTTGGGGTACGAAAGAAGTAGTTGTAGATATTGGAATATCTATTGTGGTCGTAACCGATACTGTAGTATCGGGAGAAATAGTAGTCGTGGTTGTTGTGGTAGTTGGAACAGTTGTTGTAGTCGTAGTACTTGTTGTTGTTGTTGTTGTTGTAGTGGTGGTTGTGGAAGTGGTAGAAGTGGTAGAAGTGGTAGTTGTAGAAGTGGAAGTGGTAGAAGTAGTCGTCGTTGCTTCAACAAAGCCATTCCAAAGCGACAAATTACTGATTGTTAAATGACCAGGTTGACAGCAAGTATCTATTGAATATTGTCGGAATGTAAAGATGTCACCCACTTGAACGGGTATTGATTTAGTTCCTGTTGCAGTATTTGCATAAGTCAACTGAACATAGACACCATTTACTGCGTACTGAGGGGGATCGTAGTAAGCACCATCAAGGGTTTGGTAGGCCCAAGTAAAGTCCACTGTGCTTACACCTTGAGGAATGGTTGCTTCTATTTTTACCCAATGAGCAGCACCGCTACATCCGTTATAGTCAGGACCGTGTAAAGTGATCGCATCACCGATTAACTCAACAGATCCACCGCATGCTTGTGATTGGCTGTATGTCCACTCACCAAGTGTGTCTGCCTTAACAGAAGTAGTAAAAGGAGTGATCCAAGCAAAGATCGCTACAGGGAGATAGATCCAGAAACCTTTACGCAGTTTCATATGCCTCCGTAGATACGAAAGACGGATCGCTCGCAAGCAACCCGTCTTCGTTGAGTCTCGGTATTACATTATACACGATTTTGAACATCGTACTCAATACTTAGTATATAAACCATTTAATATACCCCTTCGCAGCAAGCATCACGGCTTCCACATTGAGGGCAGCGATAGTGGGCATGCTCAGGACGCATGCGAGCGCCGCAGTGAACACACTGTTCACTACAGTCGGCTACTTGAGGACTTGGAGTTTGACTTCCCATGCACCAGAACCTACAGACTTAATATTAAGTAAAATAGATGTTTTGTAGCCATGGGCTTTGGCAAGGCGCATTGCTTGATCAATAGCGTCCTGCATAGACGGGGTATGTATTGGGTAAGTGACAATCACGGCTATAGTTTACATCATGGAACTAGCCGAATTAACTATCCCAGCACCAACACCAGGACCAGCCGATTGGAATGACGATGGGTTTGTTATTAAGAAAGGCTTTCTTCCAGAAGATCTATTAGTTGCTTATGAGCAGTGCTGGATTGAGCATAATGAAGACCGACCTGGTGGCTGGCCTGATTGCACCCCATATCGCCGTCACCCAGAAGTAATGAGCATCCTGACGCATCACAACATTAATGACACGCTAGAGCGTTTGATTGGTGAACCAGCGGCTGTCCATTTAAACCTAACGGGTTGGGTAACAACTCGTCGTAATTGGCATCAAGACACCTACCTTAATCCTGAGCACGTGGGTGACTACTACGCCGCTATTTGGATTGCTTTAGAAGATATACATCCTGATTCTGGTCCTTTTCAATTCATCCCTGGATCACACCGTTGGCCCGTGGTTACACGAGAAAAGATCCTTGCAGCGCTTTCACCAGAAGAACAAGACCATCGCTGGCCTAAATATAGTGAGCGCATATTAACTCCATTGTTTGAAGCAGAGATTGAAAAGCGCAATGCAGAAGTTGTTACATATCTTCCAAAACGAGGTGATGTTCTTTTTTGGCATGGTCGTTTGTTGCACCGTGGTTCCGAACCAAAGATTGAAGGAATGGTGCGTAAGTCTTTAATCGCACATTACTCAGGAGTTAATCACCGACATGATATGCCAACAGCGTTACAACATGGTGGTGGCTGGTATTTCCCAATTGATGGAGGCACTGTCTAATGAAACTTTTAAATGTTGGTTGTGGAACACACTACGCACAAGGTTGGGTAAACGCAGACACGTGGGAAACAGATGACACTAAACCAGATGTCAAGGTAACTCCTGGTCAACCGTACCCTTTTGAAGACAATACATTTGATGCCATATACATGGGTCATGTCTTGGAGCACATTCCATGGCTAGAAGTATCTACATTCCTTAAAGACATGCAACGTATTGCTAAACCAAATGCACCAATGCTTGTTGTTGGACCAGACGTTCATAAAACTATTAAGCGATGGAAAGAAGGACAAGAGCCATGGTGGATGGTGGAGTCAGTTATGGAACACCTAGATGTTCCTAGCACCCATGTTCCTGGTTTGGAATGGTGGGATGGTGCACATCATCATTGGAACTGCCATGAAACAAGAGTTGAGAAGTTACTGAACTCTTTGGACTTCAAGAACCTTACTAATGTGTTTGATGCAATACCTAATGATCCAGAAGGTAAATCATGGTTTGACGAAAAGAACCAGATTGAATGGCCTGTTGTAGGCAAGTATTACTGGCAGTTAGCGTTTCTTTGCAGAAACAGGTAACTTTGCTGGAGTTTCTTCTTTAGCCGCTACTCCAAAAGCAACATCAATGTCTTTAGCAGAAAGATTGCCATCTTCTAGGTATAGACGAGCAAGCCGTTCTACAACGGTGGCTACCGCAGCAACACCTGCCATAAGCATGGCTTTCCAAAGTTGCACGCCTGCGAGGGTGCCTGCTCCAATAACGCCAAGACCTGACGCTGCAAAGGCTGCAAGGATACGAAGTAGGATTTGATTTAGTTTTTGCACCTACAGATTATAGATGATTATTTAATATGCTCACGACGTTTAAAGTCATGATGAACGTCAAACATGTACCCTCGGTACGTCTTCTCTACAGGCGCATGACCATGCTCTTCAACGGCGTTCATAAGAGCCTTATGAAAGTAACGTACAGCAATGATGATGGCGGTGATAAGTAGGTAGACCATAGAACTTTTAAGTATAACCGATTTAGTCATGAATCACCCTCCGTTGGAATAAAAACCACGACCGACGAGATTGACGGCTGGGGCGTAGTACACGGGCTTGAGAGGCTCGTGACACTCTAGACAGTGCTCTACGCTCTGTGCTTCTCGGATACTGCGCTCTTCTTCATGTATGTGTCCATTGGGGCACTTGTATTGATACGTAGGCATTGTGCCATTCTAATCAGAAAGATCATCGTTGGGTGCGGCGTACTTTACTGGAATCTCCATTTTTGGGTCAATACTGTTTGCTACAGAGATGCGATGATGACCGTCCTCAATAACAGGCCCTTTGTAGTTTGCTCCTGGGAAGTAATCGTAAACACGACCAGACCTAGCACGCAGAGGATGTTGTCCTATGGTGATAGGCGTTTGTACGCCCTCACTTTTAATTTCATTATACAAACCATCTCGTTTTGCTTCTTTTACTTTACGAGAAGTAACATCAGGAAGATTCCGTAATGTAAGGGGCCTTCTTGAAGCGGGTTGGTCTAGTGGGATGGCATCCATCAGGTCTTTTGCAGGGATGAACATAGCCAGTTGATCTTCGTTAAGGACGTGCTTCTTTTTAGCCATTACTTCTTAGGCCATTCAGTTGGTACAGATTGTGGATCAATGAGCCACTCTGCTTCAGGTCGTCTGTTTTTACCGACTGTCATTGGTCGTCCACCAAGTTCCTCTAAAGGAACTCCACGAACTAAACCTGGGGCGGCTTTAAAGATTGCTCCACGACCACGCCCCTGTGAAGCGGTAAAAGAGCGAGCAGCATGCCTATCTGAGGTAAAAGAGAGGGCGGTGTCTCTAGAAGCACCAACATCCTCTGATGGGGCACGAGTTGCTCCCCGATATAGGGGGGCATCATTTGCACGACTAGTAGTACGCACAGCCTGCGTAAGGTCTCGTAAGACAGCAGCAACACGATGGGAGTCACCAACAAGTATATTACCTGGACTTCTTTGCCAAGAACGTACTGTCTCACCCACGTTAGTTGGTTGTATCAAGTCAGCATGACTTTCCGCAAAAGGGCGCATTCCTTTACCAATACGTGTGCCTTTCCAATTATCGTCGTACTCTTCTGCGGACATCAAGGTGCTATTTATTTTGGCAACCTTGCCTGAGAGGGCTTCATCAACAGTCATGCCATGAACGGCTTTGAAGTGGTCCCCAAATAAATATTGGTTAAGTGGCGCAGCCATACAGGGCTTAAATTAGTATTCGGAACCTGGGTTGTCCAGCATGTTCGCAAGTTCATTGCGATTCTTGCAATCTTCACAATGGTTTGGATCAGGGTGAACTGCCCGAAAGAAGGCTGCGATATGAGGTAGGCGACCCGATGGAGCATTATCTACAGTTGTAGAGATGTACCCTTGGTTATGAATGCGCTCTTTAGCGGTCTGAGTCAGCGGCTTCGCTGGTTCTTTTCTAGGTGTCTGCATGCCCATGCATTTATTGTACAGTATCCCCTAATACCAGTTTGGCACATAGGTGTGCTGCTTGTCAAGAGTTTGACTAAAGAATCTTTAAATTCCTGGAAGTTTTAGTTGCTCTGACTCAACTCTTGGAGTTTGTTTTCTCGTAGTGCCAGGTCGCAACATCTGTTTGAGGAATTGTTTACCTGCCATGACCTCAGAATGTGGTATTTCTTTAATGCCTTGCCATGTGTCTGCCCCTGTGGCTCTACGAGCGTCTGCTACTGTCCCTGTGTATACACTGTGAGAATCACGAGAACCACCTGACGAAAGCATGTCAGGATTATCATAGTTTGCTTTTACTAACCCCCGTTTGTGGGCATTTTGTGAAAGTTTGCTACTAAAATGAGAGAGTGTATCGCTCGCCACAATCTCAGCGTCAGGATGATCCATTTTGGCAAGTGCCATCAAAGTCATCATATGCGGGCGGACACGCTTGTCTGCATACATGGTGTTAACAGTTAACTCCGCAGGGGTGTGAGTAAACAACTCCGTTTTATTGCCGTCAAATGAACCTTCTGACTTTGGCTCAAAGCGGTTAGGGGTTTCGCTGGCTGGTACGTGATGCATGTTTACATAACCCATAGCATGTACTGTTGTACCGCCATACCCTTCTGAATCTGGGGTGTCGGCTAGAACGCTGTAGCCAGGGAAACTGCCTCCATGAGCGTATCCTTTACCCAAGTCTTTAAAGTAGCGTGCCATGTCTCAAGAATACCTTACTGGTACTTCCATATTTGGATCAATGTCGTGTGCTGACACGAGTCGGTGGTGTCCGTCGTTGATTTGTACGTCATTTGTACGGATACGTAAATTTACAGGGCTTTTAACGCCTTCTTTTCTAATACTGTCATGAAGGCTATCTTTTCCTTTTTTTACAAAGTATTGACCTGCCGCTGACTTTTCCTTAGATTCTTGCAACTTCTTTCTAATGACTCCAGGAGACTTAGACAATGGAAGGTAGTCCTTGTTGATCCCCTCGGTATGCCCTGCGGTGTAGTTCATTAGTTCCCGTGCAGGGATGAACATGGACAATTGCCCGCTTAAGTTCTCGTGTGCAGCCATCGGTCAATTATAGACTGTTCTTCAGGTTGTCACCGAAAAAATATGCTATTACACTTCGTACATATGCTCACCACTTGCCCGCACTGCCAACATCACTTCAATGCCAAAGAACATATGGATCAAGAAGCCTTTTTGGTTATTGAGCGTGACACCCCACACTGGAAACTGTTAGAAACGTATCGCTTTGACATAGATAAACCAAAGTTGGACGAAGAAGTTTATACAATCGCCCAAGAATTGTTCCCCGAACTGGATCTGTCTAGTCCATGGCGGTACATCACCACTTTAGTCAAGAGTGGGTACGTGCAAGAAGTAGGAAAACGGACTTCTAGTAGGGGTAAACCAGCAAGAACGTGTCTAATTACCCAATTTGGGCGTAAAACTATGAAAGAACTAGGTTAAAAGACTTAGTTATTCCTTGTGGTCTTCTGCCACTTAGATCCCTGGAAGTGTCAATTGTTCGGATTTGGGTGCTTTCATCTGCTCTGTTCTCGGCTTACGACCGAGTGCTTCACGTAGAAACTGTTTACCGTTCAAGATGGCATGCTCTGGGATACGGGTTGATTCATCCATGACACGGTCGGACACCATTGTTCTGCGCTGGTATTCATCTGAATCAGCGCTTATATCCGCTTTATCCCCATGCATTTTTGGGTTATTAGGGTGTGGGAGGACTAAACCCTTCTTAGCGGCATTTTTTGATAGTCTACTGGAGTACCCTGATAGATCATCGGATGCTGTCAGTTTCATACTTGGGTTATCCATTTGGGCAATGGCTAGTAAATGTGGAACATGCCTACGCATCTCTGGGTGTGAGTAAGCGCTGTCAACTACTACCCGATCAGGATCAGAATGGAACAGTTCCGTTGGGGCTTTACCAGAACCACGAGTACGGTAGTAGTGCTCTTCAGAATGTCCACCATATACTCTTTCAGTAAATTCACTATTGTCAAAGTTAGGGGTGGTTCCTTTGCCTTGCTCATAACTTAATTTAACACGAGCAACGGGGTAGCCACCCTCATAATCGTCTTTAATGCTTCCGTTTTCTGACTCTTTACCATTCTGGTACTTGTCACTCATAGCGACATAGTTAACCCTGTCACCGTCTTCTTTGAGTCTGTTGAAGTTGCTACCTCGGTAGTATCGTGCCATGAATCTAGTATAGATGGTTAGTTACGACGCAGAGCAGACTTAATGATTCCCGCTTTTTTATCCGCAATACCCTCGGGACCAGCGTCACGTTCTGAACGGTAGCGATTGACGGCGTTCTGTGCCATTTCCGATAGTTCTTCCCGTGGGATGGAGTGATGAGTGGAGTTCTGGGGGGTACGGATAGACAATTCGTAGTCAACAATCTTGGCATTGAGACGTGGAGTAGGACGATAGAGAACACTCCTGAACTGGTCAATACTTACCTTGTCTTGCATGAATCAAGTATAGGGCTATTTGGGCGAGTTGGGTGGTCGGTCGGATTTTGGAATGGGGCTATTTGGGTGGAGCCGTTCGGGTGCCAGGTGGAGCCTACCCCCCGAACACCCGTTCGCCCTCACTTAACCATGGGGGGTTATCCACAGCCCTCGCCATCACCCATAAGGCTTTGCTGGGTTATCCACAGGTGCCTGTGTATATGCCTGTGGATATCTGTGGAACATCCTGTGGAACATAGTTAGGGGCGCCTTATCCCCATGTGTCGTTCGTCACATGTGTCGTTCGTCACACCATGTGTAACAATCGTGTGACATTCGTCACAATAGTTGACAAGGTGCCCACCCATGTGCCCTCGCTTCCTAAGCCGTTCTAAGAGGCGCAGAGGCGTTTTGGCACAATGAGGCGTTCTCAGCGTTTAAACGCATCCTGAGGCATCTAAGTGGCTTAGGAATAGGGCTATAACCCTTGCTGGGTAAGGGGATGCGGGGTATAGGTAGGTGTACAACGTACCCCACAATCGCCTGTATTGCTATCCACTGCACCATCGCTCCATATCGCTGTACATCGCACCACAGCGCATCCTGACGCTTCTCAGGGCATCTCCTGATCTACCCTCCAATGCCTCTATCTCCTCCTCCATCCGATGGATGGCTGTCGCTTGGGGCGCCATATTCCAGCCCCCAGCCCGCTCCAGCCCATGGGGCATGGCTCAAAAGATTCTCAAGAATTATTCAATTGCCTATTGACAGATGTACCCTCCATGTGGAAGACTATTTGTGAAGGCGGTACCGCTTCCTTCGCAGGTTCCTTGACAATCGGCTCACACGGAAAGCGACCTTCGGGTCGCTCTTTGTCGTTCTGCCGATTGCTTGGCTTGGCGCTCATGCGCTCCTGACAACTGAAGAATCAAAACATGGTTCAATAAATTCCTCAGCGTCACGGGCTTGCTTCGGCTTGCTCGTGGCGCTCAATGAGGGCTGGAGGTTCTCCCCCGCTCCAGTCCTGATTGAGCGCACCACGCTCCACTGGCTCACTGCCAGTGCAGTCCTGAGGAGGACACACCATGACATACAAGAACACACCCGCAAACATTCGCAAGCGAGAGCAATACATCGCTCACTACAGCGCCGATGTACGGGCACTTAGCGATGCAGAACTCCTGCACATTCTGAAGAAATCGGACGGTCTCAACACCCGCTCAGAGATCATCAAGGATGCAATCGCAGAGATCTGCGCAAGCGAACTTGCCAACAGGGGCGTCAAGTTGCCGTACCTGTCAGCGTTGCTCACGATCGGCTGAGTGCGTGATCAATCCCCCAGCGCTTCAGGCGTGACCGTTCAATCGGTACTGGGGACTAGCGACACGCAAGTGTCGTGAATATGCCTGAGGAGGCACACCATGAAAGCAACAAGACAACAACTACTCAATCTCGGGGCAAGCATCCTGAGCACTGCGTACGAGGGCGGTTCCTACGGGATCGCATCGTGGGCGGTTGCCAACAGCACCTACACATGGGGCACGGAACTGGGCGAAAGCGAATTGGACGGCAACGAACACTTCGCATCGGTCACTCTGTACGACATGGAAGCGTGTGAATTGGTGGAAGACGAAGCCGAATTGGCGAAGTTGACCGATGACGATGGCTTCAACGGTTGGGGCGGGTTCTACCGCTTCGGCACGCCACTCGTGATCAGTGAGTCCATCATTGCTGACTTCATTGAGAAGATCGGCACGGGTGAGTTCAATCAGGACAGCGTGCCTGACTACGGTCAACTACCAGTCAAGCGAGTGAGCGCTCTAGCAGGGTGCTACCTGTTCGGTGAGAATGCCATTGACGAGTTTGAGTGCGATTGTGACGCCATCGTGGCTGATGCCATCGTGCAGTTCATCCTGCTCGGTGAGGTCACATACGGCTGATCATTCCCCCAGCGCCTAGGGCGTGGCTCTTCAATGAGCACTGGGGACTAGCGACACATCCCGTGTCGTGACGATAAGACCTGAGGAGGTCAACCATGAAAGCAAATGAAATCAGAGCAATTCTGAGTGTCAGTCCCGAAGCGGTCTTCATGAGCGCCAAGTTCAATGGGTACTTCATCATTGACGAAGTGCTTGAAGAGCAAGTGGAGGTGGGCACCTCGTGGAGGACTTCATCTACGAAGACCCGCAAAGTCACCAAGTTGAAAGGTCGCACGATCACAAGAGATCGTGGGCGTCAACAAGGATTGCAGTACAACGGTGACATCATTCCTGAGCGCCTTCCATCAATGAAGGTGAACAGTGGTCTCAACTACCGACTGCGTCCGCAGGACATCGCTGGTGTTTACACCACGATGTCGCTCAATGAGTTCCTTGAAGAGGAGCAGATTCGCATGATGGAATCGTTCACCGAAGAGCGTGACCGAGATGCGCACTACGACTCGCTCGTAGAGCAAGTCTCGGCACTGCTCGGTGTGGACATGGCAACTGCCCGACAGGGTGAGCCTCTACTTGAGGCGATCGTTGCCAAGTTCAAGGTGAGTGCATCATGAGGGACATAGTCGTAATTGGTCAAGTGATGGACGATAGAGAATTGGTGTGCCTTGTGTGCGCCGACTACTACCAAGCAGAAGCCTTACGAGAAGGTAAGGCACTGGAGTTCGCTGAAGCGTGGGACATCGGATACCCCGATGGCTACACCTGTGCGACCTGCGGTGATGCGTGGTACCCCGAGGGGTACGACCATTCAGTTGATCACAGTGCGTGATCGGGAGCATCACGGGGGCAACCTCGTGATGTCCTCACGGTGCATCGGTCAAGTGATCGGTGCATCGTGAGGGCATTTCGCCCAATCAAGTAACAGACCTGAGGAGGTCACCATGGCATATCAACTAACAGTAGATGATCTTGAATTGATCACCGAGATACTGGATCAACACGAAGCGGGCACTGTCATGCAGTACTCGGGTCGTGCGATGTACGGAGACCAGTGCTTCGGCATTGTGACCGAGGACGAGGCTTCAACATTCTTGATTCTCGGTCTTGAATTGGCTGATGCGAACGCACAAACTCTCGGGACGATCTTGCTCCGATGTGTGCGCTCGGACAGCATGGGTCGTGACTCGGTCATCGTGTACTTCCCTACGATCTCAATGCCCGAGGGATACTCGGAAGAGGACGAGGAGGACAGCGAGTAAACAGCGACTGGTAGTCGGGAGCATCACGGGAGCGATCTCGTGGTGCCCACAGTGTTCATCGGCGTGAGTCGGTGATCAGTGTGGGCATTTGCCCAATCTAGATACCTGAGGAGGTATAACCATGAATAAATCAGAAGCAATCTATGACAAGGTGCAGGCAATCCTTGATCGTGCCAATCATCCCAACACGCCACAAGCGGAAGCCGAAACGGCTCTCGCCATGGCACAGAAGTTGATGATGAAGCACGGTCTTGAAGAGTCCGCATTCGCCAAGGCTCAAGATCGCAATGAGAACATCGTGACCAACATCATTGAAGTTGGTGGCAAATGGCAACTTCGCCGTCTAGCACTCGCTGGAGCGATCGCCAAAGCCAACTCAGTCGCTTGCTATCGCTCCACATCGTGGAAAGATGGTAAGAAGGTGTTGTCGCTGGTGGTGTATGGCACCGCAGGTGACATCTTCGCTGTCAGGACGCTGTTCGCATCGGCAGACTTGCTCGCTTCTCGTGTGATCCCCAAGGGTGATCGGTCATTCCGCAGTGCGTGGTGGCTGGGATTCTCGGCGGGTGTGCGTGAAGTGTTGACCAAGTCCAAGAACGAAGTGATCGCAGAGCAAGGTGTTGGCACTGGTTTGGTACTCGCTGACAAGTTCAAGCGTGCAGACACTGAGATGCGTGCGAAAGTATCGCTCAAGTCTGCTGGCTACTCCCGATATTCATCGGGCAGTGGGTACTCGGCTGGTCGTAGTGCTGGTCTTTCGTTCTCCAGTGGTGGCATCGGTAACGGTGTCGCTGGAGCGCTCGGACGATGAGCATTCACGCCTACATTGACGAGGTACGGGGGAGCGTTGAGAAGCGCTCTCCCAAGATGCCCGAGCATCAAGCCACGGTGTACGCAATAGAGCATGTGGTGTCTCGTTACTTGCCATCGCAAGTGATCGCCACCAAGGATGCATACGCTTGGCTGGATCGTGTGTGTGAGACCGAGGGCTGGAATACGCCCGTGGTTGATCGCATACGCTCCACCAAGTGGGCAGGTGTCGCTGATGAGAAGCGAAGTATCATCGGCATCAGTGGCTCCAGTACGACAGTGCTCACACTGGCTCACGAACTTGCTCACATTGTATGTGGCGAGCGTGGGCACAATGAGTGCTGGCGTCATGCGTTCGTGAACATCGTGCGAGATCACATCTCAATACAGCATGCATCACTACTGCACACCTTGTACGAGCGTTTCCAACTTCAATCAGGTCAGTGGAGGCTGACCGATGCATCACGAGTGTGAACTCGTGGTGTCCTCACAGTGCATGGGCGTTGGCTCGTGCATTGTGAGGGCATACAATGTGCCCAACTAACAAAGCCTGAGGAGGCACCATGGATGCAAGTATTCACAAAGTAACTGGGTTACGGATTGAGAAGTCCGATAACCCATGTCTCAAGACGATTGATCTCGTGATTGAGTACGAAGATTTGGCGTTCAGCCGTCCCCAGTGGGAGCAGGACAAAGAGTCATTCGGTTACGCAAAGTTGGAGTCAACGATCACGCTGTTCGTCAGTGACACCGTTGACATGGAGACAGTGCTGTGGCAAGCAATTGCAAACATCACTTCCCAACTCGCCAATGCGTGAGTAATCAGCAATGGGCAGTCACGGCGTGAGTCGTGGCGTGCTCGTGGTACATCGGTTCCCCCAACTGATGCATCACGAGGACGCAAGTCCACCTACACATACAAAACAGAATCTGAGGAGGTTCTCACCATGGGTGCAATAACACCAAAGCAACAGGCGTTCATTAAGACGCTGTTATTGGAGCGTGCTTCAACACTTGGTCTCAACGAAGAGCAAGTGGATCAGTACATCACCGATAACACACTCAATGAACTCACTGCCAAGTCAGCATCATTCGCCATTGACGCCATTCGCAAGATTGAAGTCAAGCGTGTGGGCACAGATCACTTGCCCAAAGCAGAGCGCATCATCGTAAACAAGTACGCCAACCCGTGTGCCCTCTGTGGGCATCCAGTGCGGACAGGTACTGGTCACGCATTGCTCAATGCAGGCAAGTGGGCTACCTACCACAAGCAAGGTGACTGCTCTGCGGAGAGCGCTATCGTCCCCGACAAGTTGACCAATGAATCCTTCGGCACCATTGCTGATGGCTTCTATGCGATGACATCATCGGGCACCAATGACCTCGTGTTCTACGCCATCAAGACCAACAAGGGCTTCCATAATCCTTCCATGAAGGGTCAGCGAAGCATTTACATGGTCGTTGGTGGTCACAAGGATGCAAAGTTGTCGGGTGAGCGTGCTCTGCATGCGATCAAGCGCATTGCAGGTCTCACGGACGAGGGTCGTAAGCAAGCACAGGCGCTGTTCGGTCAAGAGATTGGACAGTGTGGTGCGTGCGGTCGGCATCTCACTGATGAGGTGACACGCAAGCGTGGCATCGGCAATGACTGCGCAAGCAGGTTGGGCTTCTAGCCCGAGGGCGTCACACCTCACGGTGTGGCGTGCTCACAGTACACGGGTATGCTCGTGTGCTGTGAGGACGCAAGTCCATAACAATTACCTGAGGAGGTATAACCATGAATACACAATTAGAAGAACTGAGTGCGTTACTCTCGGGGCTTGATCGTGTGGCGCCAGCAATTTTGCCTGACGCTTCATTACATGCTCTGAGCAGTGCACATGACAGCGAGACCCTTGTAGACCTCGCCGAGCCTCTCTATCCATTCCAGCGTGCTGGTGTCGCTTATGCGATCAAGCAGAAGCGTTGTATTTTGGGTGACGAGATGGGTCTCGGTAAGACTCCACAAGCAATCGCAGTCGCAGTGAATGCGCACAACGAAGGGCACAAAGTCCTCATCGTTGTACCTGCATCTCTTCGCACAAACTGGGAGCGCTCGCTGAAGATGTTCGCACCATGGCTCACTGTAGCCATCGTGAAGGGCAACAAGGTTGGCGCTCTACCTCAAACTGATGTCGTGATCGTTGGTGACTCAATCATCAATGCATGGGCAATGAAGTTCACGGGTAAGTTTGGTTGCCTCATCGTTGATGAAGCACATCGCTTGAAGAGCGCTAAGAGTGGACGCACCAAGGGCGTGGCATACATCGCAAAGTCAATTCCGACTGAAGGGTATGTGCTGTTGCTCTCGGGCACGATCATCGTGAACAGACCCAACGAACTGGTGTCACCTCTGTCATTGATTGGCAGACTTGACCGAGTGTTCGGTGGCAAGTCAGCGTTCCTCTTTCGTTACTGCGAACCCATCCACAATGGTTGGGGTTATGTGTACAACGGAGCGACTAACACAACTGAATTGAATGACAAATTGCGTGGCACCTGCTATGTGAGGCGTAACAAAACAGATGTGTTGACGGAACTCCCAGCCAAGCGCCGTGCGCAGGTTGCTGTAGAGATCAGCGAGACTGACCTCAAGGCATACCGACATGCTGAGAATGACTTCCGTGACTTTGTCATCGCCAATGGCGGTGTTGAAGCATGGCAGAAGGCATCCAAAGCAGAGGTCATCACACGGCTCAATGCACTACGTCACCAACTCGGTATCGCAAAGATCCCCTATGTGGTTGAGCATGTAGAAGAACTTGTCGCTCAAGGCGAGAAGGTCATCGTGTTCGGTCATCACAGGGATGTCATCAGTGGTCTCTCCGATGCATTACAACAGCACGGAGTGGTCAAGGTAGTCGGTGGCATGAGTGATGCTGAGAAGCAGAAGTCAGTAGATGACTTCATGACAGGTGACGCCAAGGTGTTCATCGGCAACTACGACAGCGCTGGTGTGGGTCTCACTCTTACGAGTGCGTCCCATGTCGTGATGGCTGAGGTGCCGTGGACACCATCGTCCGCCACACAGGCGGAAGATAGAGCACACCGCATTGGACAGGTCAACTCTGTCGTGGCGTGGTGGCTCTTGGCTGTAGACAGCAACAGCGATGCGACACCTACGATTGATGATCGTATGTGGGCATTGTTGAATGCAAAGCACGAAGCGGTATCCGCAGTACTAACGGGATACGGTGAGGACATGGGTGCCGAGGGTGGAAGCATCACCCAGTCACTCATTGATGGGATTGTCGGTAACGGCGGTTGATCATTGGCGCTCGGCGCCATCATGGTCGGCGCCAGTAGCGACTATCGGGGTGCCTCTGTCCTCATGGAGGTACACCATCAGTGCATCACGGGCGCAAGTCCGTGGTGTTCTGACAGTACATTGTCACACCGATAATGTATTGTCAGAACATCATCCGATGTTCAATTAAGTAATGCCTGAGGAGGCGCCATGAAAGTAAGTGCAATAATCAATGTGTTGAATGCTGTGTACCAGCCCGATGATGAATTGCTCATCAGGTGGCTTGATCGCAATGACTTCACTGTTCCTGACGAAGAGACTGGGTATCAAGAAGCCCCATCGGCAGACCACTGGAGCGAAGCAATCAATCAGATGTCTTGGCTTCAACTGTTGGATGAATACGCCAACGAGACGCTCTATGACATCCTTGAATGCTTGAAGGAACACAGTGAGCCAGTAAGCGAAGTCGTGCCCGATGTTCTCAGCACCATTGAGAAGATCAACGCATACAACATCAAGTGGATGTCTGACATCGTGTCAGAGATCAAAAGCCCAAAGGAGGGCAAGTAATGAAAGCATTAGCAACAACCAAACTGGTTGAGGTCACACTCGTCCTAGCAATAGAAACATACAGCGATAACAATGACATGGTGTGTGCAATGGATTACATCACAACAGCAAGCGAAGCATCCATCATTGGATGGGATGAAAGAACATTAGAAGCAACCTACAAAGGAGAACAGCAATGAAGGTAAGCAAAGCAATTGAACTGTTGAGTGAGATCAATCCTGACGAAGAGATCGCTATCTCTTGGTGGGAATCAGACTTATTCTCTACAGGTACACCTGAAGAACCATTGTCGGCAGACTCAGACGAATGGCTCAAAGCCATTCAAGAGTTTGACGCCGAAGGCGGGTATGACTCAGTGAACGAAGAGGTTTGGAATAACCTGTACCAATCAATTAATGAAGAAGAAGGAGGCTTCTAATGGCAACTGAAGTTGTCGTGAAGTGGTCGTGGGAAGATGCAAAAGCAATGTACCCACACTGGACAAAAGAAGAAGCCATTGAAGCAATGGAAGAAGTTGAAGGGTATGTACACGAGAGAATCGTGGAACTCGGCAACGAAGTGCTAGAGCAAGTGTTGTACGAAATGATTGAAATTGACAAAGAAACGGAGGAATAGCAATGAGCAACATCGGAGCACCTATGGGTGCATGGGCAGTCATCAAGTGGTTTGACTCAGGCGTGGAGGACGAACGGTACTTCTCGTTCGGCTCATACGACAACGAGATCAGTGAGGACTTTGATTCTCTCGGACAGCGAGATGATCGGATCTTCTTCTACTGCGAGGATGGCGAGGAGCAACTGAAGGGACTCATGGGCAACAACGGTGAAGACTTTATCGTTGTCTCATACCAACTGGAGGACGCATCCTGATCGGGTGCATCATGGCTCACGCCATGGTGCGCTCACAGCCCACAGACATTGTTTGTGGGTTGTGAGGGCACTCAATGCCCGATACATTAATTAATCCCTAAGACCTGAGGAGGTCAGTTATGAGCAAGTGGATAGTAAGAGTCAATGAAACCATTGACTATGGATACGAGGTGGAAGCGAGATCCGAGGCAGAAGCCTTTGACAAGTTCTATCACCTTGATGAGGACGAACTAGAAGTTGCGCTCAAATGGAAAGAGAGCGTGGGCTTTGAGGCACCATGGACAGCCGAGGAGGCAAAGTAATGGGAAGCATGAATGCAATAGGAATGAATGATGCTGTCGTGGACGGTCTCATTGAACTACGACAGGCGCTCTCGTGGCACCTAACATCCAATCACTACCCACCCGTACCATTGAGCATGCTTGATGTGTGCGTACTGGCGATTGAGAATGTGAGTGCAGGAAATACCGATGTCAACATCACACTCCCTGAAGGTGTGTTGTGGCGTGGGCAACCACTGGCTCCAGCGTGGGCAATCGTGGACTCGCATCATCTTGAGTCATTCATTGACGATGGGGAGGACTACTGATGGACACACTGAGTCTCAACATCGGTGATCAGGTTGAACTCCTTGTGCAGATATACCCACAAGAGCAGTGGGTGTACATCGGAGATGTCATGGACATCACTGACACATCAGTGGTGATCTTCACCGAGGACAGCCCGCACCATGGCGAAGGTGAGTTCCGTGAAATTGAAGTGCCTTTCGCCAAGATCATTAAAGCAGAGGTGTTCGTATGAAGAGCGTCATGGAACACTTCAAAACCGAGGGATCGGTGCCGACAGTGGTGATCATGTGTAATCATGACTTCAGACCAGCACCTGACCTACCTTCAGATGAGTGGAGGTGTGTCAAGTGCACTGAGAATGGCTGGGACTCTCGGCAAACACAGTTCGCTCCATGCAATGGCAACTGCCGATGCGGAGGTGAGCAATGATCCGATTCGTTCAAATAGGGAGCGGGTACTACACCGTTCGTAAGGACTTGGTGGAGTCGGGTCTCTTGATCCCCTCCGTCAATACCAACGAGTACTACGGGGTTGAAGAAGTAGCCAAACTCAAGCACATCGGCAATGTCAACGAGCAGTTTGAAGATGACTTCTCGGGTGGTTACATTAAGTTTCGTGCACCCGAGGGACACTTTGTGTTTCTCTACAGCATTGACTTAGATTGGATTAAAGAGTCGTTAAACGAGTCCTGAGAGGCTTGTACGAGCCAGTAATAGGGTGCCATCAGCCTCGGCTGGTGTCATCCCGTGGATGCTCTGCTCACTGATCGGGGTAGAGCATCCACGGGGTGAAGACACTGTGTCACACCCCTGAGTTAAAGAATCTGAGGAGGTTCAAATGAATAAGACAGCAATAACAATGTCAGTAGAGCAATGGGAAGAGAAGTACAAGCCCGTCATGAATCATCTTGACAAAGATGCATCGTGGGGGACATCAGATGAAAGTGGATATGAAGGTGGAGTCATGTACGAGACCTACGGAGCCGAGTACGACTACGTCATGAAGGTTGCCAGCGTCCAGCCACACAAGGTGTGGACATGGGTAGATGGTAATGATGGCTCATACATCGTTGATGGTTGGCACATGGTCAACCGCATCGGTTACTTCATTACAGCAATTCCATGTGAGTTTGATGAAGACATCACAATCAAAGTAGACACCTATGGAGAAGGAGCAGAATAATGAGCGAAGACACAGAGAATAAGTGCTGTGAATGCGAGGAGATCGTGGACGCCGAAGGTGACTTCGGATGGAGCACCGTCAAAGAGGATTACCTCTGCTGGGGTTGCTACGAGTCAGATCAGAATCATTCTTCAACTGTGCAACTTGTGGATGACGGCGTAGTACGCAAGTACTACATCGGAGATCATATTCGCATGGATGAATACGGCGATGACATGTACCGATCTAAAATCACAATCAATCGTGAGTACATCCACAGTGATGCGTGGCGTGGGCACTATGAGACCACCATTGAAGGTTGGACAGACGTCATGAACGGCTGGACAACTGGGTCTTGGGGTGATCCCATCGCTGATCGTAAAGCAACATTCAACCAGTGGGCTGAATCAGTCCTTGTTGGTGATGTCATACCACCAGTGGCTGTAGCCATCGTGGCTGATCCCACGAGCAATGTGTTCAGCATGGGCATCTCGGTGCTCACACCTGAGCCAAAAGCATTCAAAGAATGGCTGGACACCGAGTTTGACGAACTCTACGAGGCTCTGTCATGAGTCGGCGTAGACCGTTAGGTGGGTGGACACCGTGGGATGAGATAGATCAAGAACTCGCATTCTTTTGTGAAACTGGATGCGGTCGCTTATGGAATGAAACCGTAACCATGTACCCCGATGACACCGAAGGTGAAGCCACATGTACTTGTGGAGCCTTGGTGGCATCGGGTACCGACTACGCCGACTACCTGTGGCAACAAGAAGAAGCCAAAGAAGCACTCAGACACCGAGAGATGGAGAACACGATATGAGAAACAACTATGAAGCCCTTAATCAAAGAGTCACACGAGGATTCATTACTCTGCTCGTAGTAGCAGGGGCATGCTTCGCCGTGTGGGCTTACCGTGACTACGACAAAAGGATGAACACCTACTCGTGTGACACGGAGCCAGTAATCGTCTATCAGGGTGACACCCTGTGGCAGATTGCCGTCCAGCATTGCTGGGGCAATATCTCCACAGCCGTGGATGACCTCGTAGATGAGTACGGGACGCTCTTACAAATTGGGCAGGTCATCAACCTCAAAAGTAAACCATAAATAAATTAAATAAAAGTTGTGAATAGCAATACACGAAGGTAGATTTATCCTCGTGGTACGAATATCCAAACAAATCAAACTAACAAGGAGCATGAAATGAGCAAAGAAACATACGAATACCTCAACTCGGGGAACATCCTCGTGGGGTTCACAGAGAAGCGTGGCGAGGCATGGTGGTCAAAGAAGGAACTCCAGCATGGCGAGCCGAACCATTACACGGGAGCGATTCCTGTGTCCGATGTACGGCGCCGTCTCTTCCATTGGAAGGCAATTGAAGCACCAGTGTTCGTGCAAGTCCCTGACTTGAAGAGTGACACTGAAGGTGCCATGAAGTTCATCCCACAAGATGATCGCAAGGCAATCGTGCGCAACGACACCTACGAGACTCTCGGTCTCTTCAAGGACACCTACGCCATCCACCAATACGATGAATGGTTGCTGGACACCGTGTCCAACGTCATTGATGACAGCAACTTGCAGATCGGTTCTGCGGGCTTGCTCCGCAATGGTGGAGTCGCTTGGGTCAGCATTGAGATGCCTGAGAGCATCAGCACTTCGGCTGGCTTTGACTTCCGTCCACACTTGTTGGCAACAACGAGCCACAACGGCACTCTTGCCACCACCTTCAAACGGTGCATCACTGCGGTAGTTTGTGATAACACGCTTGCTGGAGCGCTCTCCGAGGACGGTAGCCAGTTCAAGACACGCCACAGCAAGAACAGCAACGGTCGTGTGCAGAGCATCCGTGACGCCCTCGGCATCATTCACACCATGGCAGAGGACTTCAGCGCCGAGATTGAGCGTCTGTCCAGCATGGTTGTTACTGCATCAGAGTGGGACGCCATTGTAGAGCGCCTCATGCCAACTGTTGTGGGCACCGATGCACGACCACAGTCGGTCAGCCGTGCTCAGAACAAGCAAGAAGCCGTACGACACCTGTACAAATACGATCCACGGGTGGCACCATGGATCGGAACGGGTCTCGGTGTGTTGCAGGCATTCAACACCTACCAGCAACACTATGTAGGCAAGATGGAGAGCCGTGTTGAGCGCAATGCACTCAATGCACTCAATGGCAAGGGCGATGAGTTTGATCGCCAAGTCATCCGTACGCTCCACGATGTGGTGATGGCATAATGTCCGAGGTAGCAGTGGGGGAGCAATCCCCCACTAACACCTTGCCTGACTCTTGGTGGCGTTCAGACACTCTTGGGTTGAAGTTCCCTGAAGTAGGTGACTGGAGAGAGTTCGCTCTCTGTCGTAAAGAAGGCACCGACAAATGGTTTGCTGGGCTTTACGAACGCAGGACTAAGACTGTCATAGAAGCACAGAAGCAAGCCAAAGAGATATGCAAAGGCTGTCCTGTGCAGATCCAGTGCCTTCGTTTTGCCATCAAGAACGACATCCAGTATGGAATATGGGGTGGCAAGAGCATGACATCCATGACCACTGAGCAACGAACGAAACTAAAGGATACTTTCAATAAATGAGTTGAGGCGGTGTGTGCCGAGTTCAATGTCTCGTGCCCACACCGCTTCTCTTAAGGCTTCACCTTCATACGCTCGCCTAGCAGGGTCACGAAGATCCGCTAGATGCTTGAGCCACTGCTGAGGTTTACTCGCAGTCCTACCAATCCCCCACTTTTTACGCAACCCCTCGTACGCCGACAACGAGGAAGCAATCCATGGAATGCCCGAGGCAGAGTACTCAAGAAGTTTGATGTCGCTCTTAGCGTGGTTAAATGGCGTGTCCCGCAATGGTGCAACACCGACATCCATGTTGAGCAGTAATGGGTACTGAACAGCATCAACGGCTGGCAGGACACTCACCTGATCATCATGTAACCCCAACTTGCTGGCAACAGTATTTGCGTGAGCGTAGTGACCGCTATGTTGAAACTTGATGTCACCTGAAACAATGAGCGGGTTCACAACACCTTTTAGGATCTCTAGGTCTCCTGAGCGATGGCTCGTGGCACCAACCCACCCGACTACAGGTACAGAACTATCCGTGTGAATATGTGGAGTAAAGCGATTGACTTCCACCGTATTCTCCAATATAACTATTGGACAACGAACCCATGACTTGATGCGATCAGCAAGGTAGGGAGTAGACACGGTCACGGCTGTACTAGAAGCAAGCACGGCTTTATAATGATTACGATTCTCTTTGGGGTTGGACTTTGGGTGAGAAGAGATAAATGCGTCATTGGATGGGTCAAGACCCCAGTACCAATCGTCTAGATCATTCACAATGACCTGCCCATATTGACGTGCCTTAAGAATGTGCTCGGGAAGATTCTCATGCATTAAGCGTTGCATAAAGACCCAATCAACATCTACCAAGTTGTCGTGTTCGTCTCTGATAAAGAAGTGATCGGTCTTCCATGTGAGTACACCGACAACTACTTCGTAGTCAATGCGCCCGATGTACTGACCATACCGTGCCCAGCCCGAACCTCCCCAATGGTGTTCACCATCTGCGGACTTCTGAGCGGACAGGAAGTCACCACTGGCAACCCCGATCCTCATTGGACTTCCGTAAACTCAACTGAGCGGTTCGCCTGCTTCTTGCAGACATGAACAGGGGGTACTGAAGGGTTTACAAAGAGGGTGAGTTCATCACCGCAGGTGTCACACTTATAGTTTCGTTTGATCTTCTTGTCCGTACTCATTGTGTGACCTTCCATGGACGCCATTCCTTTAGAAATACTATGACTTCTCGTTTATCCCAAATAGGTGAGGAGGCAAGGTTAGCAATGGGCTGTGGGAACTTCTTGTTCTTGCGTAGGGCGTGAATACGCTGTTTGCTAACACCGAGAACAACAGCGAGTTCGCTGGTGCCCAAGAGGTGCTCAGGTTGTAGGTTTGTTGTCATGGGTACATCCTACAGGTTTGTGTACGATGTGTCTACTACCCTTTAAAGGCTCCAGTGACCGAGTCCACCATTGTCATAAAGGTACTTGGCAACCGACAGGTTGCAATCAACATCAAAGAGTCCTTTAATGTCGGTACCGCAGATTTTGCGAGTGATCGTCTTCCAACTGGAGTTGATCTGTACGAGTCCGAGGTCTTGTGAGCCGTTGCTGTTCTTATAACGATTCCATGCTTCGGGATTACAACGACTTTCCCTAAAGGCGATGTATGAGAAAGCCTGCACGGGTAGTCCGTATTCACGAAACTTGGCTTCCCACTTGGGGCACCGTTGTGTGTGATCGGTTGATATTCCTGCTGGAACTACCTCAGGCAATGTAGAGGTGGTACTCGTAGTGCTCGGTGGCAGTATGAGGAATGGTGTTACGTCAATAAAGGTAATCTTTGCTACTTCGGGCGTTGGTTCTTTTGGTGCTAACCCCAACAGCATTGTGATGATGGAGGTAAAGGTAAGTCCAATAATAACTAGCGTGCGATCTAACAATAGTCTCTCCTTGATAGGCGGATAAAGCAAAACGCCCACAGTATTCTGTGAAGAACTCTATGGGCGTTACCCTTCTAGTTTACCTGCGTTAAGAGGGAATCAACCTAAACTTAAGCATCTCCAAGTCAATCGGGGTTGTCCCCATTTTAGGGATCTCCTCAATATTTATTTTATTAATCTCTTTTGACTCAGCATCCACACATTCTGTACACCTGCAACTCTGTCTGTACCGCATCCATGTTCCATGCGGACGCAAGACGCTTGCCTTCGGGTGTTCAACTACTAATGCGGTGCGCTCTTGTGGTGTGAGTCCTCCCCACATGCCCCACTTCTCTTCAAGACCATCGTCTAAGCATTCTTTCCAGACGGGGCACTGTCTACACACAACACGAGATACAAGATAATAGTTCTCGGGGACATCTGTGTCTAGTGGTGGGTACCATAAGTCAATGTGACGATCTTTGCAGAGCGCTTGCTCTCTCCAATCATCTTCAAACTGAGGCAATTAGAAATCGGCTGACGGTGAGGCGTCATTGATGCGGTTATCTCGCATCGGACGGATAGCGGACTCAACTGCTTTATAAATAGTTGTACTCATCTGTTCTATTTGATGCAACAACTTACTAACTTCACCTTTAAGTTTCTCGTTGACTACAACAAGTTGAAGCACTTGATCCCAATTGTCTAGGAGCACCTCAGCCATGGACAATTCTGCCTTGTCTGCAAACTCAGCAATGGTGGGTGCTCTATCTTGCACCAGCATCTGCGGAATAGCACTCAAAGCGTTGCTAAGGCGCTGGCGCTCTCGCTCCAGTTCTATGTCCATCATGCCCATACGGCGGGCGTGACGTGAGTCTTCTGCTTTCTTCTCTTCAAGCCATTCGGTGTAAGCGTTATAGTTGTGTTGCATCAGGCAAGCCCTCCTCACGAACGACACAGTCCCAACCACAAGCGCTGTAGCCAATGCTGTCTGTCCAATGGTCTCGCTTCTCAGGACTCCATGAAAGACGTGATGTCTTTAGGAGCATCATCATGATGGCAACGTCATGTGGTTTTAGACTGAACTCTTGACGGCGGTCAATGACACGGCGCAAGTAAGTTGTCCAGAAGTCTGCTGTTGTAGAGAAGTCATCAATGGGGTCACCGTAACTGTCATTACGTTCACCATTAATAAGCATGTCTGCTTCAGTGAGCACGTCAGTGCGGTTGTTGAATACGGGTGGCTTCATCATAGGTATACCTCTGTGTCTGTGTTGTAGATGTCTAAAAGGATAACGAAGTTGCGCATGTTAGAAACACGAAGTGCATCTAGGTGATGGGTATTCCATGGTTGCGTGTGGAGAACTGATACAGCGCCAGCGTTCTTCATGTCTAGGTAATTGTTAACATGGTCATCAATTGCCATGAACTTGCCACCGTGTTCTCGGATGGCGTCACCTTTATTTGTAGGGAACCACAAGTGATCGGGTGTAAGTCCGTGAGTGTCTAACCATTGACGTGTTTGCTCGTGGGCTTCCACAGGTCGGTATGTCATCACATGAATGGTGAGTCCCATTTCACGAAAGCGCTTCCATGCATAGTCGGCGTTGTATGCTGCGGGCATGCTATTGAAGAGGTTGTGGTCACGAGAACCAACACGCAGATGTTCTTCAAACTCTTCTTTGTGCATTCCCCACTCTTTGTAGAACTCCCAAGTGGTTGGGGAAGGTAACTTAGAAGAAGATAGACCTACAACATCTATACAATATTTACGGAAAGCGTCTGCAAACGGATAAAGAACCCCGTCTAGATCAATTGCTACATCCGTAATCTTGTCCATTAATTTCCTTCGCAAAGTACCAAGCGGTACGGATTGGCTTTGTATCGTTGGGTTCTAATTCAAGCGTTGTGCCCTTGACCGCTCGCCCTCTTTCGTCCATTGTTTCTGTCTCGTACTGGTACGCCCACACCATGCGACGTTTCAACATAAAATACCTTCAATTCTTGGTCTTGTCAATTATCTTCGGACAAATCCAGTATCTCAGAATATAGAGCGTTGGTTGCGCTACTGCCCATACCGCCACCATCCAGCATGCGGTTAGTCTCTCCAGCCTTGGCACCAAACAAGCGAGACAGCACACCACTAGAGCCTCGGGCTTCCATCTCTAGGCGGATGGTGTCTCGGGTGTCATTGATGTCTTTAAAGCGATCTACGAGATTAAAGAACCTGTCCATCTCATGGGATAGGGATTGATCAAGACCCTGTCCTTCTAGTTCTTCAGCAAAGCGTGCGAACATAACACGTCCTACTTGCATCTCAATAAGCGCTCTCATAGCGGACTGTAATTGATCCTTTGTGCGGATCTCAATCGGCAATCTAAATGCGCATTCTGAATGTTCCTTGAATTGAGGACATCTGTTACTCAAATAGCAATTGTCGCACTGTCGTAAAGGGTCAGCATTGTAACGAATTACGTTCACTCTTTCAGGGTCAATTTCTATTGATTCCCCTTCAGTATCAACGGTTTGCGAGCCAAAGGATGTGACCGCTTCTATGCCCATTACGGGTAGCAATACACGGTCATTCTCGTGCCGCTTGTTTGGGGTGTTGATAGCAATAGTTGACCCCCCAGAAGCCAGAAAAGTGGGGGTATGCGTATCAGGGTGAATAGCAATTGTTTGATCTGTTTCAGGTGAGTTGAATTCTTGCTCATCATCGGTATTCATCGGGTCATAGCCCCCAAAAGTATGTGTCTCCCATTGTTGCCATGAGGCAATCGCAAGGGTTCCAACGGCGGATACATTGTCATCCATTACAGCATCAAAATCAATCCCAAGTCTGGTGATGTCAGCACGATGTTTTCTGCGAGCGGATTCCTTTTGTTGTGCTGGATACCTGCGCAACCCGTGTCCATCCCATACCTGTGTCTCTCCATAGCGTATGGCGCTCGTCCAAGAGCCTACGATGACGGTATCCCATTGGATACGTTCAATGAGGTCGGGCTTAGACGTAATGCCCACTAACTTGGCGCTCCAGCGAGTAGCAATAGAAGCGATACGAGCCACATTCTTTCCTGTGACTGCCTTGTCGCTGACTGCCGCTCGCCCATACTTCTGACAGAGCCAAGCCAAGCGCTCTAAATCATTCTCGTCATTCCATAATGGGTAGTACTTCTCACCCAGCCATGCGCCATCATAATCAGGGCGCCCGATGACCATGTACAGCGAGTCTGCGAAGTCCCTGACAAAGGTATCAAAACGATTCATGTCTTCGTCATTCTCAGAGGTGTAGACAAGGATGTCCCCACCATTAAAGAGTGCAGATAGATCTAGTTCTTTCTTCTTGGGGATGGGGAAGTGAGTCAAATTGAGGGCATAGCGTTGCACGCCCGCATTCACGAGCATCTTTCGGTATGACCCCTTCTCCGCTCCGCCAAAGAAGATCTTCATTCTTGGGTTGGTAGTTCTTCCCAGCCAGCCTTGCGCCATACTGACGGGCTGTGGTTTTGCTCTACGAGGAGGGCTTCCAATTTGTCTACATACAAGCGAAGAATATGGATACAAGGGTCTCCGCCTTCGTCCCATACTCCGTCTTCGTCCTCAGTGGTCGGTATCCCATCGTGTGTGGAACACACTGGAGGTCCTACAAACTTATGATCCATACCAAAAGAAAGCCATTCATCAAAATCCATCTCCACATTATCTTTAGACATCTGTCCAGTTCCTTTCCGCTCTTGCTAGAGCCTGTGCATCTGATTCTTCTACGATTGCGCCCCATTCCCTTTTGAAACGAGACTCAGACCATTCGGGTCTAACAGTGTCAGGCACTGTCATTAGTAGTGTGGGTATTCCATTATGGGCTACCCGTGCTACGACCTTGGGATCAACATCAATGTACCAATTGATACGACCATATGCGGCGTGTAAGTTCTGAATTCTTGCAACTTTATCTTCAACTGTATTTTCAGAAATGAAATCAACGGTGGACGCTTTAAAGCCTTCACGTTTTAACCAACTGAGGCATCCATCTTGGTTGGTAATACCTGGAGCGAATACAGACATGCGACCGCTGTACGCAGTGAACAGTGTGCTCCATAGTTTCCTGCCTTCAGGGATGGGTTGTCTTGCGCCAACGTCATCACTTACACGACTAGGCAATGACAGAACGTCAAGTGCCACAATGATCATCAGTCGTAGAGACCCATCTCAATGCGCTCACGGTGGGCATAGTGTTCGGCGGCTGGGCAATACATGCAAAGGTACTGTCTCTTGTCTTTGGCGATGCCTGTCTTGCGTCCAATAGTTTTGGAGTCAATGCACCAGTCAATGCAACCATCTTTAGGTCGGTTATGTCGGCTGAAGCATTTGAGAGCGTCTACTTTAAGTTCGTCTCGGGTGTCACGAATGAACACATCATTCTTTGCCAAGTCACTCTTGATGGCGGTCTCTGAGTCCAACTTCTTAGCGGTCTCTGCGTCTGTGCGATAAATGACAGCGTTACAGTTCTGCGGGTCAGGTACTTGTGCGTTGTGGCGATCACAGAGTTCACGCAACTCTTGGTCGTACTCGGCGGGTCCATCATATGGTTTCATTTTCCACATAACGGCGTGGGTCTTGCATACTAAAAGACGGTGGTCGTCTGCTGCCATGTTGTACTCCTAACTTCGGTCTAGCCGAAGCCTACTACATATTTAGTAGGATCCGTCTCCACCTCTACGACGGTTCTTAAAACGAGCATTTACTTCCCGTGCAGTGTCACTGGTCAGGTCATCCATAGGTTCGCCATCTTGCATACTGCCATTGCGATCTTGACGGTAATTGTGCAAGCGAGACTGTACGGCTCCCGAATAATCGGGTACGAAAACTGTTTCGTTGAGGGCTTTGTCTTCCAAATTGGAAGCAATTAGTCGGGAAAGTCTAGGAAGATCTGATTGTCCTGTTCCCGATAGACCACGACTTGCTCGGTCAACTTGACGGCGTGGATCTCTGCCTGATTCGTTACCTCGTGCCATGGTTAGTCCTTATCGGTGTAGATGTGCTTCGGGGGCGTTAGCCAAGGGTGTGCGCTCTACAACGCCGTATTGTGCTTGGAGTTCCATAGCACGAACACTGGCGTCAGTTGGGTCAAGGTCACCGCCACGGTTAGGTGTAGTGCTCTTAAACTTACCGTCCTTGGCGCCAAGGCGGAGATCATTGTTCATTGAGCGAGTGTCATTTACAGCCATAATACAATCCTATCATTTATGAGAGTTATTGGTTACCTAAAGATTGACGAATGTTAGCAAAAGCCGCTTCAGCAATTCCACGTTTTTGTGCACGGGTTTTTGCTGGTTTAGTTGATGGTGCAGGTTGGCGTGCTGCTTTCATTTGTTGTACGCCAGTAATCGCTTGTTGCTGTAGTGGAGTTGGGTTAAAAGTACGTGGGGGAGTGCCTGGATTTGTATATTGCTTTTTTAGTGGCGCAACAGCGGCTTGACCCATGGCATTCTGGTACCCCGTTAACACAGGATTGAGATTGGGTTTAGGGGTAGGCGTTTGCCAACGAGCAAGATTTTGATTGATTGCTCCAGCACCTGTAGTCAAGGATGATGAAGGACCAGGAGCGGCTGGTTTAAAAGCGTTTTGGTAGGCTTGTTGCAAAGGTGCAATCTTTGCTTGGTTCACACCTTGTGTATACATATTCTGCCAGTTTGTAGCAAATTGCTGACCTGCTTGTGCCTGCTGTTCCTTGTCAATTGCGTTGGTGCGTCGTGCATCAGCAATATTACGAGTAGCCTTTAAAAGCGAAGGCATAACAGACGCTGTGCGAGTGTCTCTAATTTCGCCACCACTCCACGATTGGCGAGTACCAGCGTTTGCTGGTTGGTAACGGTTTTGTTGGACAGAAGAACCTTGTTTGAAATCACTACTCATCCACGAAGGGGTACGTGATAGGAACCCTTGGTTCATTGAGTTCCAACGGTTGGCTTGGATGTTGCCAATGTAATCGTTGTCTGCCATACTTACCCCAAACTCTGCATTGAATATCGGCTGGAACTAGAGAAATTCTCTTCCATAAACGTGCCATCACGGAACATTACAGGTGCCCCTGAAACCCAAGAACGGTTAGAGGCTGTGTAGCGGTCAATGTTTAACACATCCATTATACCCATTGTTTGCTTTGCGTATCCTTCTCGTGGAGCAAATAACTGGTGAGGATGGTTAGGGCGAATTTGGCGAATGCTCTCTGGATCAGAGATAGCCGACCTCAAGGCGTTATCAACCAGAGTCTCTGTGTGTGACTGCCATGGCTTGGCGTTAGGAATACTTTGTGACATATTTAAGAGAACGGATCCCAGTTATCGGTCTCAGATGAACCACTCTGAGTCTGTTGTGTTTCTTGAGCCTTCTTAGAAAGCGCACGCCCTAGTTTTCTTCCTGCTTTACTACCTAACTTAGCGGTGAGTGGTCCTCCCATGGAGGCACCAAGTAACCCACCAGCCTTCCCTGCCATATTTTCTACCTTGTCAGGGTTATTGCTTGCATACTCTGAAGCATTAGCCCACGCATTCTCTGCAAGAGGTTTAGCCGCATCCATAGTGTTTTGAGCAAGTGGTTGAAGGTGCTGTGACACTGCGTTAGACACATGATCTTTCATGCCACTAAATAATGAACCACGCCTACTAGACCTTGTAGACGGACTTGGGCTGCTTGCAAGTGGATCGTCGTCGTATTCACTAGCCATAATTAATCTTTGTACCAATCTGAGTTAGGGCGCTTCATGCCGTATGGGTTAGCGTCATCATTCTTGGTGTTGTAGTACATTCCACCGTCGGCACTCTCATAATGACCGTCATCGCCTGTACGAGTTCTTGGCTTTTTAGGTGGCTTCTTACCACCGCCACCAGTCATTGTGGATGGATGACCTTGCATCATCTCTGCTCGCTTACGGTTCTTCCACGCCTGCATGTCTACGACACGTGCGCCGTCACCGCCTGAATCTACCCCCCGTGCCATTACTTTACTTCCCACTCTTCAGGGCTTTTGCCCCACTCATCTTTATGCAAAAGATCTGAGTTACCTCGCACCATGTCTTTAGCGGCACGCCTCGCACCCATCTTTGTTTTATGGTTTGTAAGACCCGTGATGCGTTTTACACCATGCTCATTACCTGCTGGAAACTCCACTACTGGGGCGTGTCCTTTGCCTCGTTCTGCGTCTGGTTTAGAACCAATGTCTACTCTACGATTAGCAGGGTTGTCTGACATCTCTGTCATTGTCATGCCACCTGTTGGTGCTGGTGCACTACTCATCCAACCAAAGTTACGCATATCGCCACGACCAACTTTACGGCGTGGGTCTCTGCCTGATTCATTACCTCGTGCCATGATCAGCCAAACGTCCTTTTGAATAGTTTTCCGTTAACCATCATGCGCTTGGTGTAACCAGCGCCTACGTTGCGACCTTGGTAATGCATCATGGCTTGGTTTTCTTTGTTAGTAGTCAAGTGTGTTTGGTACTTGCCACCTTTATTTTTACGTGACTGTACTTCGTAGGTATTCTCTGAAGGCTCTTCGCCTTCGCCCGTGTAGGTTCGGTAGTTTTTAAGTCCGTCAGCCATGAGTTATCTCCAAGGTGGTGCTAGTGATTTAAGTTGTGACTGGCGCTGAAGGCTTAACTCTGTTGCCTCATCACGCTTTTGGTCACGGGAAATGCCACGAGGTCCGACTTTGCCGTCATTGGTAAGCCGAATAGGCTCGGCTCCAGGTGGGGCAAACTTCTTACCTTGTGCTTGTAATTGAAGTCCAGTGTACAAGTTAAACTCATCGGGCCAGATGTAATCGCCCGCATTAATCCGTTCACCTTTGTGCACACCACGGGAGTACTGACGAGCATTCATACGGCTCAATGAGCCAAGGATCTTGTCTTGTCGGCGGTTAGCCGACATCGTTCCTAGGTATCCGTCTGGATACTGTGTGTCAGCGCCTGTCTGGTACCCCGAGAGTTGCCAGTCTTTTTGATTGCGAAATACAGGTGATGGACCAAACTCACCTTGCGTGTTTCCGCCTGGGGGTGCCGAAGGACTCATCCATGATGTAAAAGTATTCTTACTCACACGCCCACCTGACCTTGTCCACTTGGACTAAGTAGACCCCCCATTGTACCTCCTCCAGTTGGTTCAATTGGATGAAGGTGGTAACGAGCACCATTACGCTCGCCAGTGTGTTGTGCAGGAGTACGCCCTACTGAGGGCTTACGAGGCTTCTTCTTGGAAGCCATAGTTACTTCTCTTTGCGTTTTGGCGCTTTAGGATTAGGAATAGTAGGTTTAGGGTATTCACCTGTTGCCACCATAGGGTTAGCAATCCGCTTTGTTCGCTTGGAAGGCTTTGCATTAGGTAATAGTTCTTGTTTTCGTGCAGCACGGGCTTGTGTTCGTGCTTTTGCCTTCTTGCTCTTCTCTGCTGCAAGTGAAACGTCACGTTCTGTGAAGTAAGCATCTAGGCGGGCTTGCCCATCTTCGGGGCTAAGTTGTGTACCAGATCCAATGGCGTATGGGTGCGTTTTTTCAGGGTTACGGTCAGTTATCCCTTCCCCTGCAAGTTCCTCAACTGCGTTTGAGTTTGGTTGTCGGAGAGCAATACGAACACTGCCTACTTCGCCAAGACGGCGGACAGTCATAGGTTTACTGCTCTCTATCTTTACACTGCTGGTGAGTTTTGCTTCGTAACCTTTGTCATCTGGACCGTTAGTTCCAGGTGCTCGTGCAGGAGTATGTACTTCAGGAACTATTTTCTCTGTAGGTTCTTCACTGCCTCGTGACATGTTTGGCATGTCCCAAATTTTGAAAGAGGGTGCTGCTGAGGTGCCAGCATTAAAGTGGTCTTTACGAGCCATCACTACCTCACGATTGGTTTAAATGAGATAGCCGAAATGGCTTCTCCGTTGTCTCCAATAATATCATCAAAGCCAATAATATAAGTAAGATCAACACCACGTGGAGCAACAAAGCCTCGGGCGATTGCTGCTGCTTTGGCTGCTTGATTAACAGCGCTGGCGCCGATAGCACGCATCTTAGGTGCTTGTCCTGCGTTTACCGCACGAGCAAGAATAGAACCAACACTTTGTGGGTTACTACTTCCTGAGACTTTTAAGATATCGTCAATAGGTGTATGTAATTCTTGTGACATTGTAGGACTCCTAATAGAACAAGGTATTTATATTGTTCACAAAGTTTAGGAGTAGTTTGCTTCCTTTAAGAGTTCAATCAGGTCATCTAAACGCATCACAACGTACGAATCACCCAGTGCTTTTTCCCCTTTACCTTTCCTCTTCACAACCAGCGCAGGAACAGCGTCATTTAAGCGCTTTGCTTGTTCTACAGTATCGTTGAGCCACCCACTGATATTGAAGGACTTGTCATTCTTGCACTGAACGCAAACTTTCCTTTGAGTGTCTGGTCGCTGTATTCCATGCAAGTCTCCAGCATCTAGACCACCTGCAAGGGCTGTCCTGTGAGTATTGGGAAAACCGTTAGTGATGAAGTGATCACGAACCAGGACCTCATAGGAAGTACCTTTGGCTTTATTCTTGTTTCCCATTACCAAACTCCCATTCCCAATCTTCGTAATGTGACAAGACATTAGCAATTTCGTAGAGGAAGGATGGCTCAAAATTAACTTGCACTCTGCCTTTTCCTTCTCTTATAACATCAGCCATAAGGCGGACAGTTTCACTTAGTGGCATTTCGTGTTCGGACATATCTACTCCGTGTATTTAGTAATGATTAGGTAACCTGTTTTTGTGCAATGTTTGTGAGGCATATTCTTAACACTTTTACGCACGAGAACACGTTGTAGCCAGCGGTCTGTCCCGTCATAACGGGCTTGAAAAGGTTTGCGTCCATGCACAGTTGTAGCGTTGTCAATGATAAGTAAGTCTCCTGTTTGAAGGATAACTTCTTTGGTGTGCTTCTCAATGGCTTTGTTTAGTTCTTCTAGTGCACCAACAGCATCTTTCCAAAGTCCTACCATGACAGATTTATCGTATTTTAGTTGGTGAGTACCATCTGGACGTTCGTACAAAATGGCAATATCTTTTGGTTGGTCTGGTTCTCCGTTAGTTCTAAAACTTTCATCAACAGATGTGCGGAACCAAGGTTGTTTAAGTAGGTGTATGCAGTCGGCGCTTAGATCAGGAAGTATGTCTTCAATATCAGCGTAAGTGGTTGCAGCAGCAGGGTCACCTCGTAAACACAAGAGTAAAACGTAGTCTGGAAGATATGGATGAAAGCATGTTTCAGTATGCAAATCTAAATTGATTTTAGAAGATGTAGAAATCTGTGAATACTCGGTTTTTTGATTTGGAAGAATGTTTTGAACAATACTTCCTTGCTGTTCTTGCAGGTACCCAACGGGGTGCCCAAGGACATGAGCAATATTGAACAAAAGTTCATGTGCTGTAGGTGTAACCGAATCCGATAACACAGGCACCAAAGGCGTTGGGGGGATGTGCCCAAGGTATTGATGTTGAAGAAGGGCAATGGTCATGGGAGGTAACGGGCTTGACGGCGCTCTTGTGGAGCCACACTGATACGTCTACTAAGTTCTCGGGAGAGCACTTGGGCGCTTCGCTCACATCTTTCAAATACTGAATCCACCATCTTGCGGTAAGCACGAGTAGTGAGGTGCGCTTCTTGTTGCTCAATCACACGGGGGTCAACATCACGGCGTGCTTTAGCAAGTGTGACGGTGTCACCTTTAGCGTTATCTCCCCATTGACCGATCAGTATCTGTGCTTCAATGATGCGGCAGTTGTTGGCTTGGCGCTCTTCGTCAATCTCTGCTGTAACTAACTCGGCTTTAGCGTAAGAAACCCACGCCATGAGTTCCCCGTAAAGGGACATAAGTTCAGCGTCGGATAACTCGTCCAGGTATTCGGGTAACTGTGGAATCTCCGATGTCGGGCGTGGTGGCAGTGTGAACTTCTTGCTGAACTGCGCTTGCGCTGTCGTTTGTGATTGTGATTGTGTCGGTGTTGTCTGTGTCAGTGGCTCTGGTCGTGTAATAGTTCGTGTTGTCATTGTCTTCCTTCCAGCATGTCTTTTTGTGTGGGCATGTCTTGCATGTTTTGTGGTCTGAATCGTTCACCCATGCAGGACGCATAGGTGGGATAGATGAATCTAGCGCCTTGGTAACCGTTTCGCAAGCGGTCAAAATAGGATCTACTAACTCTTGCTGGAAATGCACTACAAACTCTTTTACGTCCTGGGTGGCTTTCCATTCATAGATAAAAACCATGGTGTGTATGCCCGTGCAGTACATGTAGAGCATGGCTTGTCGGACATGTGACGGGAAGGGTTGCCTAATGCGCTTCCACATCTCATCGGGGTTGCCGTCAGCATCTTTAAAGATGTCATAACTTTCGTAACGCACGGTGCCAGCGCCCACACTCTTTAGTTCAATCAAGAATGGTGGCTCTTTACCTGTGTCCACAATACCGTCAGCATGTCCAAGGATCCGATGGTATTCATTAGTGACGGGCACTTCCCGATATAGCGGATAAGGGATACCGCAACTTGGGCAGGCTTTAGGGGAGGTGTCTTCCCACTTGTGGTTACACACAGTACTTGAGCACTGCCACATACCTTTAAGAAAACCTAAGTCTTTAATCCAGTTCTGCCACTTGGAGTGGATGGAATGACCTTCAGCAAATACGTTTAAACGCTGAAAGCCAAACTTGTCTTCAATGCCTTTGTAGCCTTTGATGGTGTACCAAGATGAGCGTGGGCACCAATCTTTTTTAGAGATTTCACTAGGGTGCAGATGCAGAGTATCACGGTTGGAATCAAGGCGTTGCTGAATAAGCAAACCTTGTACGAGAGGCACAACCTTACCTTTAGCAGTAAGCGCCTTCTTGTACTCTTGAAGGTGCCATGGTGTTTCAGTCATTATTTAAACCACTCATTTCTAGGAAGTCATCTTCAGTAAGAACAACATAACGTCGGTTATGTAGGTCAAACTGTAATACAGGGAGCCTATCTTCCAGAATGGCACGCTCAATGAGTTCTGCAAGATCTTTGTGCTTAAGAGTTATCTGAGTTTCATTAGTCGTAAACTTGTTTTCAATGAGGATGTCAGCAGTGCGAACGTCATTCTTACGAAGCCAACCTGATCCTGAGCCAGCGTTGCGTGATCCCTTGTAGGACTTGGCAGAGCGTTGCTCTTGGCGCTTGGACTTCTTGTTGATCGCTTTGCGGTCTGTGCTGTCCCCACCAAAGATCACGCCAATCCAAACTTCTCAAAGACGGCTTTGGTGATCCCTTCACGAAGGGTTGTGTCTTCTCGCACGGACTGTAGGACTGCGTCTTTACCTTGCCAACGCTGTTCGCCATAAGAGTAGTAAGCGCCTGCACGAGTAATCAAATCGTATGCAATGGCAATATTCACAACGTCTTTTGTAGTGTCAAAGTCACCACGATCAAATCCTTGCGTTGGCGCAAAGTAGTAATCCACGACAGCCACTTGTTGTGGTCGGTAAGTCTTGTTCTTAATGGTACGAGCCTTGATGGTTTGACCTACGGTCTCATCTTTGGTTTTAATCCACTCGTCACGCTTTACTTCTACACGAGTGAAGTAATGGAAGTTCTTAGCCTTGCCACCTGGGGTCGTACGATTATCTCCGTACATCACGCCAATCTTTTCACGCCACTGGTTAATCATCAAGCCTGTGCACTCTCGTTCATCATGGATCAACGAACGCTTTTGTGCTTTAGAAGACTTACGGAAGAACTTACCTGTGAGTCGTGCACCTAAACCAACAGTGAACTCTTCCATCATTTTCTCTGACTCATCACCAGGAACTAGCGCTGGAAGGGAGTCAATAACAATGAGGTCTACAGCACGATTGTCTAGCGTCTTGATAACGAGATCGTAAACGTGTTCCATGATGTTGGACTCAACAACCCACAAGCGATCAAGGTCTACACCAAGAGATTTGGCGTAGTCAGGGACGTACTCTTCAGCAGCAACCCAAAGAGCGCAGAAGTCAGGGTTGAGTGCTTGGTTAGCCGCAATGGTCTTGTACGCAAGAGCGGTCTTACCTGACGATTCTTCTCCAATGATTTCACTCCACTGGTTAGCAGGCCAACCACCACCAAGCATCAAGTCAAAAGCAAGAATACCCGATGTAATGCGTGGCATTTCTTGGCGAACATCACTTCCTTTTACGATATGTCCTTCGCCATACTTCTTGTTCATGGCATTGATGATTGATCTGAGGCTCTCGTAGTCTGACATTTAAACGCTCCAACTTGATTGATCGGCTTGTCCGTACTTACCATTCCAGCCACATTCAAAACAACGTGGTGCTGGCTGTGCCCCGTTGATCATACTGTTTGAACCACGTCCCACACGACTAAAAACGTTTTTACTTCCGCATTCAGGACACGACATGTTTCCTTCTTTTCGTGCGGCTTCTCCGCCTTTCCAAAGTCTGATGGCATCGCCCATTCCAATTTGTTCTGTAGGTTGTCGTTGTGGGTCAAGTAGTGCTTGACGCTCACCCTCTTGTAAAGGTCTGTGTGGTGGTGCCTCGGGCGTTGTAAAGCGCAAGGCTGGAGTAGTAGGTGGTGTTGCGTAAGTGCGTTCAGGAGTTGGTTTTTCTCCTGCAATCTTTTTTGCCCACCAATCACTCATATTCTTCTCCTTCTAATTCAAACTGATCCAGCATGAGTAGGATCTTTTCTGACTCTATTAATTTATTTAGCAAAGCCATTCCAAAGACAGTGAACACCGAAATGATCTCTTCTTTGGGAGATATTAGTTTATCGGACTTTTCTAGAAAATCAGCAAACCAAAGGGAACCTTCGGTAATTTCACTGTAGACATCTGTAGCCATTAGCACTCCCCAACGTGACATTACGTCTGCGAGTTCTACGTCTTCAACATCTACTGATGGTGGTGAAAACCCCATTTGGTGGGCGTAAGTCTGTCCTTCAGAAACTGAAAGCATCAAATAGAAATTACGCTTATCAATATCGGTCATCACTTAGCGTCTGCCCAGTTGTGGGCAACATTGCAAGACACTCGTAAGGGCACCCCACGCAGGACTACCCCGTCTCCCATGGCTGTTATAAATTGCGGCATAATTATCTCCCAAGAATCTTCTGGTACTGCGGTCACGATTTCGTCGTGTACCTGAAGCAACATCTTAGTACCAGTTCCTTCTAAGGCTTTTTCAATGTCAATCATGGCTACTTTGCAAATGTCTGCGGCACTCCCCTGCACCACAGCATTAATAGCCTGTCTCTCGGCTCTGGAGCGCTTCTCATCGTCTAAGGACTTAATGTCGGGTAAACGGCGCCTGCGCCCTGTCAGGGTCTTTACGTAGCCTTTACCACGGGCTTGGGATATGACATGGCGCTTCCATTGCGTAAGTCCCGAGAACTGCTCGTAATAGCGGTTAATCATGTACTTAGCCCGTTCTTCGGTAATACCCGTGGTACGGGATAACTTCTGATAACCACCGCCGTAGGCAGTAAGGAAGTTAACGCCCTTACCGATCTGACGTTCCTCACTGGTTACATCTTCTACGGGCTTTCCAAAGAGAAGTGCAGCAGCACCAGCATGAATGTCAATATCGTTGTTAAAGATGTGAATAAGTTCAGGGTCTTTAGAAAACATAGCCATAACACGGAGTTCAATTTGGTCATAGTCAGCAACCATCAAGGTGTATCCGTCGGGGGCAGTAAAAAGACTTCGGATACTGGACTCTCGTGGAATGTTCTGAAGGTTTGGGTTGGACGCAGACAAGCGACCAGTAGCGGTGCGATGCAAGTGGAAGGAAGGGTGCAAGCGTCCGTTGGTCAACTTAGGTAGTAGACCATCTACATATGTTGTTTTAAGTTTCTGCGTTTCAGACCAATCCAGGAGTAAGGTAATTGCAGGATGCTTTGACTCCAGCCGATGCAATGACTCTTCATCTACTGAAGGAGCGCCACCTTTGGTTTCTTTAAAGGGCTTTAAGCCAAGCCCACCTTCACGCTTCTTGTTAAACAAAAAAGCCTGCTTATGTTTTGTGGAGTCAGGGTTAAAGCCAATGGGTGCATACTTGGACAAAGCAAGCAAGGTGTCTCGCATCTTGCCGTCCAACTCTGTTCCAAGGTGCTTAAGGCGTTGAGAGTCAACTGGGATGCCTTCGTTTTCCATCTGCATCAACACACGAAGTACTTTGGAATCTTGCTCTACTACTCGGGTCAGATCATCTTGACTTTTGACGTACCCAGCCAAGCGCTCGTAGAGCATCCATGTCCAGCGTGCATCTAAGTGCACGTAGCGTGCAGCCATATCAAAGGGAACAGTATCAATAATCTTACCCAACTTGCCTTCGCTGGCGTATGGGTTTAGGTTGTCATAATTGTGCTTAATCAAGTTCTCTAACGAGTAAGACATCAGGTTCTCGTTGATGGCATGCTGAAGCAACATTGTGTCCCGATATGGGCCTGGGGGTACTTCACCGTAGTACTTGCTGATAGAACGGGCATCAAACTTTACGTTGTGACCAATCTTGGTAAGGTCACTAAAGAAGAGAGGCTTCAAAGCCTCAAACACAACAGAACGAGATAATTGAGTTGGTGGTTCTTCATATACAGCAGGAATGAAGTAACGAGCCTTTGCTGTGGACTCTTGCCCGTTCTTTAGTATCTTGCGGTAGCCCTCGGGTGGTGTAGTTGTACCATCACCAACTTCCTCGGGGCTAACTAAGAAACCTTGGCTATGCCCCATAGGGATAGCCCAAGAAATACCTGTGGTAGCAATGCCAATCCAAAAGACTTCGTTACGCAAAGGATCTAAGGCAAGCATCTTAAGGTAATCGCTTTCTACCTTTTCTCGTGCTTTGCGTGAGATGTCAGGACTAGGGTTCTTCAATTTGGCGATGTGCTGTTTCCAATCCTTCTCAATATGCTCAAGCACATCGGGATGGCGAGAAAGGATGCCACGAGACTCAATGTCAAAGGCAAAAGCACCTGCCTCTTGGCAAGTTGTAATGATGGTTTGTATCTCATCAAGGGTAGACACAACACGGGGCGCTGGGCGCCCCGTGAGTGTTTCAGTAAGGAAAGTCACGGCTTAGTTGTCGTAGCCGAGTTCTTCTGATGCAATTTGCATCAAGTCACGCTTAGTTGGCACTTGGATAATGTCCTCGTTGTAAGCAGTCTCATTGAACTCAATGGCTTCTGCCTCAGTGATAGCGGACAAGTTCCATTCTTCAAGGTCAGCGGCTTTCACCATCTGAAGAAGTGTGGATGAAGTGGCGCCCTTACCTGTGCGAGAGATCGCCCAGTAGTGCTTGTCCAAAGGACCCGTGCGCTCCGAGTTGTGGAAGTTCTTCAACTGGTCAATGACACGAGGACCAACTTCCAAGGAACGAAGCACAGTGTCTTCGCCTTCGGTAAGGAGGGCAACGTTGAAAGCGTGGCGCTTGGATGGACGATTGCCTGCTTTGCATAGTGGGCAATCTTCGCCAATGCAAACGAATGACTTCTGTCCTGAGCGCTCCAACCAGTGTTGACCGTAGGAAGCGTAGGGTGCATCACCAATGAACTTGATGATCTGAGTCTCTTCGCTCAACTTAAGGCGAACAGCGTAGTCGGTGCCACCAGTCTTAACGGAGTCAACACCGCTCCACCCGCTGCGAACTACCTTGCGGGCTTTTGGTGCAGTCTCACCGTCTTCTTCAAGAACGATTGTTGGACGTGGTTTGCGTGTAACTTCTGTATTCCCAGTTGCTTGGGAAGGTTTCTTGCGTACTACTGGTTGGAATTCTTGCTCGTCGTCTTCAAATTCATTGAATGGCATGTCTGTTTTTCCTTTGTTCTGTGTGTTTATTTTGGATAGTTGTTTGCTGTATGTTTTGCGAATCCGATCCAGTCTGCGGTAGCAGTGTCTAGAGCGAAATCGTGTATTGCTTGGATTAGGAACTCTACCTGCACTCTGCTGTAAAGCCTACGACCTTTTATGTTTTTATCAGGAATTTGTGCAGCCCTTGGTTTAGGCGTACGGTACGTGGCTTTTGGTATCCAGCCACGAGATTCCCACATACGAATGGTTACAGGTTTACGGTTTAATGCATTACTTAACTGACCAATAGTAAACATTTCTATTTGTTCACCATTGATACGATAAGACTTTGATTTGGCGCCTTGAAGGCGGTCAGTGATGTTTGAATCTGTGGGCTTCTTAGAATCGGGTCTATTCTTGGGCGCACGATTACCTGGAAAGTCAGGCAACTCACCAAACATTTCTAGGGCTTTATCTTTCATGCTTTAAATGCCCATGTCTCTTTCTCTACATAGAAAGCAGTTACAACATCGGATTGATCTTTGTGCTCCCATGCAAACTTAACAAGATTATCTTCGTCTACAACTTCAATCACTTTTTTGATGTCATCCCAGTACTCACCTTCTCGTGCCCATTGCTCTACGGCGGTGACATCCAAGGAACGAGAAACACGGCGCTCACGTTTAAGTTCTGCGCTACCAACTTTTAGCCACTTATGTCCTTTATCGTCAGAGTACCCAAAGGTGTCTACGGCTTCACTAAGTTGCTTCTTCATTTCATTGTGGCGCTTCTCTAAGATTTCAAGAGTCTCCTTGGACTTCTTGAACTCTTCAGCAAGACGCTCTAAATGCATTTCATCAAAGTCTGCGATGATAGATGTCTCAGGTTTTTCTCGTTTTACAGTTGCCATGTTGTTCCTTTATATTTGTGATGTTGATAAAAAGTCTGAAAGAGTCCCGATAGTTAATTCAAACTTACCTTGACTGTCGTAGTTTCCATCAATGAAAGCCTCATTAATCCCACGCTTCTGTTGAAGCATTTCGTATTGGCGCTCTTCAATGGATCCTTTCATAACGAAGGATGCAATTGTAACGTGGGGGTGTACCGAAGATAGACGGATGATTCGGGCTTCTCGCTGATCCAGTTTTCCAGCGCTCCATGGCAGGTCATAGGAGATTAGGTAATTGGCGTTAGGCAAGTCCACGCCATAACCACCAGCGTCTGAAGAGAGGAATAGACGGGTATTGGGGTCTTTGGCAAACTGCTGTTTAGCGGCATCTCGTTCCTCAGCATTCATACCGCCCATGAAAAGAACGCTATTGGTAGTGGAGTTCATAGCCTCCTGAATGAGCCTCAAGTTACGTTTAAAGAAGGAGAACAACACAATCTTACTGTCAGGTTCTCCTGACAAGATGTCCGTCATGTATTCAATTACTGCATTTAGTTTGGGGGCTTTTGTACTTTCAGAGAGCCAACCGTTTGTAGTTACCTTGTTGGCATACATGCTTCCTGCGCTACCCCTGGTTTCTCTAAACTGGCGTGCGGACTCAAATACCAACGAAGGGTTATCACAAAGCATACGAAGGATAGTGAGGCGAGCCATAATCTGACCTTGGGCTTCTCCACCTTTGTCGCTGCCGTTGTAATGAGACCACAAGTCAAAACCACGACCATGTGATGTGATGGCTTTTTGAATCTCGTTAAGCAGGTCACGAGCAATGGATTGGTAAGCAATGGAGCCTGCGGTATCAAAAGAAACAGGAACAACTTGGTGGATGACACGAGGCAATTGGTCTGCAATATCTGCACGGGTCTTGCGAACCATGGACTCCGTAAGACTGTCTTGCAGTTGCTTTAAGTTGCGGTACCGAACAGGTTTGCCGTAATGATCTCTAGCAATAAAAGTGCGGTCAAAGATGTCAAAACGACCAAGCACTGTTTTGTCAACAAATTCCATAATAGAAAACAACTCTTCTGGTTTGTTCTCAATAGGTTGTCCTGTTAAAGCAAAGCGGTAATGACAACGAGCACCTAGGCGCTTAAGTAAGCGAGAACGTTTTGCACGGGGTGATTTAATAATAGTTGCTTCGTCAATCACCATTGCATCACAAGAGAGTGCTTTGAACTCTGCTTCGTCTTTGACAAGTAACTCTGAGTTAACAATGACGTACTTACACATCTTTGCCATACGCCAGAGGGGAGCACGGGCGGCTTTAGAACCATCAATGACAATGGCTTTAGAGTCTGTGAACTTTTTAATCTCATGAAGCCACTGGTATTTCAATGAAGATGGAACAACAATGGCTGTAAGTTTGACTTCTCCATCCGCCATGAGTTTCTCTAATGCTGACAAAGTTGTTGGAGTCTTACCAGCACCCATGACCATGGCAAGAAGCATCTGACCACGGTCAGCCATTCTTTCCATCGCTTCCTGTTGAAAAGGATAAAGGGTGCCATTAAAGGTCATGCAAGCCACCAAGGAACTACTGAGGATTTGGTAACTGCAATGTCAATCTCATCGTCTGTCATGTCACCTATGTCTTTAGCATCAGTGTGTGCGTAGTGCAAGAAGTAAATACCGTTACGAAAACGAGGTAAAGACTTCAGAAGTGTCTTGGCGGACTCGGTGCCTGCTTTGTCATGATCCATAGCAATGATGATGCGCTCTGCAACATTAGAGGCAATCGTCATCTGTTCTTTGCTAACGTGCGCTCCAAAAGTTGCAAGAGCCTGGATACCTTCAAAGGTAGATGCAAAGCGAACTACATCTAGAGGAGACTCAACAAGGATGGCAGTGCGTGCTTGAAAGCGCTCAATGCCAAACAAGGTACTACTCTTCTTAATACCCACTGGATTGTTCTTAAACCAGTCTGGACCTTTTTCCTGCCACCCTAGAAGTTCACCAAGTGGTGACACAATTGGAATGACCCATGCCTTCTTAAGCATGTTCCATTTAACTCCGTGTGCCAAAACAACATCAGCGTCTAAATGGCGAGAGCGTAAAACTGAAGAAGGGACTTGCTCAAAGCGACTGTAGGAAATCCAGTCAACTTCAGGTTGGTACTCCACTCGCTCAGGTGCAGTAAGACGATTCATACCTGTCTCAATGAGCAACTGATTAACAGCAGCAACACTGTCAGGATTTCCTGTCAACTCAGAAACAAGTGAAGCAAGCGTGCCTTTGGCACCGCACGAGTGACAAATCCAAAGACCACTCTCTGAGTTCATTGACCATGATGGGGAACCATCGGCACGCCCTGTGCGCTTCTCGTGTACAGGGCAACACCCCGAAATCTCACGACCACTTGTGCGGCGTACATCCACGCCAAGTTCCATTAGGACGTCTGCGATATTAGTAGTACCAGTTGTCACTGTCGCCGTCAGCATTTTCGTCTACCTCCGTAAAGTTCATCGTGTCCCAATCCCACTTAATACGAACTTCTCCTTTAGGTGAAGATCGGGAAAGCACTACTCTGATAATTGCTTGATTGTCTATATCTGGATCTGACTCAACACCCAACACAAGATCGGAGTCTTGTGCGAATGAAGAGGTGTAACCTATCGCCTCTGCGGTGATTTGCCTTGACTTCTTGTTACCAAGTTTCCAAGACAGCACCTGTGTGGTTCCAATGATTGGAATGTCAAAGCGCTGGGCAAGACGCTTAAGTGAACGAGTGATGTTGGTAAGAGCCTGGGGTGAGCCTTTTGGCTCGCCGTTCTCATCGTCCATCAAATAAACACCGTCAACAATGAGGAGTCGTGGTCTGTGCTGTTGCACTTTGCCAGCAAGAGCGCTCACTGTAGTGAGGGAGTGTGTATCTTCCGTCATGATAAACGGTTGCATGTTTTTACGAAGTCCCAGTACCTTATTTAACTTGTCCATGTCTTGGGCTGTTAAGTCACCACGGATAATGCGTGTGTGCGGAATACCTGAGATGATGGCGTCATAACGAGCCGCTTGCTCTTCAATACTCATTTCAAAGGAAACGTACATGGGAACAATGCCGTGGTTGTGTGCGGCTTGTGCCATGATAAGAGTGATTAGCGATTTTCCTTTTTTCGCTTCACCCACAAAAGTGACAAGTTGCTGAGGCCGAAGACCAGCAGTGATCCGATCAAGACCAAAGAACCCCGTTGGAATGCCACGAAGACCGTTCGGAGT